TAAACCAGAATTATCTTATATAATTGGAAATATAGAAACACCTAAGTTTGGAGATGTAGATTTTCTAAAATATATATCAAATATATCTACAAGAAAAGAGAAAATAAGAAAAATTGATTCTTTAGAACAATTAGACGTTAAAGAATTTTTAGATGATAAATATGCCGAAGAAAATTATTGTGATGAAATAAAGGTTAAAAGATGGGACGATATGATGAACCCTAAAGAAGAGGATATAGAGAAATTTAAAAGAGAATATGAATGTACTTGGATAGAGAAGGAGTGTGATTGATTATGATGGTAACATTAGATAATGGAGAAAATGTACTAATTCTTGAACAACAGAATATACTACCACAGATTAAAGAATACATAGATAAAGAAATATATGATTTGCTTGAAGAACAATACAGTGATGTAGATAATTTAGAATTTAGAAATGAAATATTAGAGGATAAAATAGCTGACCAAGACGAAGCTTACGATTCTTTAGAACAAGATTTAAATAATGCAAATGATTATATATCTGAACTTTTAGAAACAATTAAAGAATTAAGAAAAGAAATAAGTAAATTGGAGGAAGAATTGAATGATTAAATTAGAAGAGTTAAAAATTGGAGATAAAGTATATTGTGTTTGTTCAGATGGATTTAGTTGGCATGGAGGATTAACTATACATAAAGAATTATTAATGTTAGATGCGATGCCAAACCCTTTTGAAGCAGTAATATGTGAAGGTTCTATAGAAGTATTAACAAGATCACATGAAAAGTATTTATTTAGAACGCTTGAAGAAACTGAAAATAAATTAAAAGAATTGCAATTAATAACTGCTAAAGAATTATTAAATAGCAATAAATTTAAAACATCTAGCATAGAAATATATCAAAAAGAAAATCAAACATTTGGATGTAGCGGAATAGAATTGCTTTAAAGGAGAAATTTTAAAGGAATATTAATAAATTAATATATAGAAATAAGGAGAGATTGAAATGGATTTTATAGAAGCAGAAGAATTTTTAAAACAAGATGAAATAGTACAAAAGGTATTTTTAGGTTGGTGGAAGCCAAGTTTTGGAGACTTAATTTCAACTAAAGTTATATATGATGAGATAGACGTTATTATAGATACTACAGAAAATGCGATATGGGGAATGAATATTAACTTTTATGATACTGATGAAAGATATATAAGTAAAGCATTAAAGGTAATTCCACTATTTACAGAAGGACAACTAAGGAAGTTTATTGAGGATAAGATAGGATGTAAAGTAAATCTAGTTCAATCATTAAGTTTGCCAGTAGAAGTGTGGTTATTTAACAAGGATAGGACTATAAAGAGAATATCTTCTATAGATAAATTTGATGTGTTACAAACATACTGGAAAATAGCTTTAAAAGTTGCAAAGGAGGAAATTAAGAATGTTTGATTTTATTACATATTATAGTTTTTGGACTGATGATTGTCATATTTCATCTGATATGATTATAACTTTAGAAGACTACATAGATGATACAGAAATGTTAGAAGAAACATTGTTAGAGAAATTAAAGGAATATTTTGAAATTGAAGATATTGAACTAATAGATTATAAGTCTTTAGTTGATAGAGAAATCAATGTTGAAGATATAGAATAATAAATTAATATAAATAAAACAGGAGAGTGATTACATAACAATGTTAAAAACAGAAAAGATACATATAGGATTTAAAAATAAAAACTCAAAAGGATATGAGTTTGAAGTAATAGAAAAATTAAAAGATTGGAAATGGAAAGTTAAATTTTTAAATACAGACTTTGAAACAATTGCTGACGGGAAAGAAGTTAAAAATGGGAATGTTAGAGATTGGAAAGCACCTTATGTTTGTGGAATAGGTGTAGTTGGAACAGAACTAAAACATCCCCAAAGTCACTATTTATATGATAGATGGAGAGATATGTTACGGAGATGTTATGACCCTAAAAACAAAATGTATCCAACATATGGAGCGATAGGATGTTTTGTTGTAGATGAATGGCATTATTTCCCCAACTTTGTTCAAGATTTAGAGAAAAAAGAAAACATAGATAAAATTAAAAATAAAGACAAAGAAGTTTGGCAATTAGATAAAGATTACATATGTAATGAAAAAGGTATAGAACCTCATTATTATTCTAACGAAACTACTTGTATTATAACAAAAGAACAGAATACAAAAGAAAGAAATGAGAGACAAGGAAATCCAGCCAAAAATAAAGTAATAAAAGTAATGCAATTCAATACAGATGGCAATTATATAAAGACGTGGAATAGTCTAGTAGAAGCAAGTATGTCATTACATGAAAATAATAGTACTAATACTAGTTGGTTGACTTCTTGTTGTCAAGGAAAGGCTTATACATATATGGGATATTGTTGGATTTATGAAAAAGATTTTATAAGTTTCGAAAAAACTAAAGAAGATATATTAAACAAAAAGAATAATTTAAGTAAAAAAGATATTAAGTATAGGAAAATAGTCCAACAATTTGATAAAGAAGGTAATTTACTTGGTGAATGGTTAACAGAAGATTTAGCAAAAGAATTAGGTGTAGGAATTAGTTGGATAAGCAATGCTATTCGTAGTAAATATTTTTGTAAAGGCTATAAATTACAATACAAGGAGGCAATATAATTATGTCAGAGCAAATAATAGTATTATCAGATAAACAAAAGGCTAGAGACAAAATCAATGTATGGCATGGTTCTTCAAGTAATTGGATAAACATGGTCAAAGAACTTGTAGGAAATAGTTTAGACATATTTAATAACAATAAATTAAATCATATTAAAATAATAATACATAACAAAAATAAGATTGAATTTATAGATGATGCAACAGGAATTCCATTAGAAGGAACTGCTTCAAATGGACAACCTAATTATGAAGCAATATTTGAAATTCCGTTTGCAGGTAGTAAATATTCAGCTACAGATACAGTTGGTTGTAATGGAATATTTCTTTTTACTTTATCAGCAACTTGTGAAGATATTGAATATTTTATATCTAGACCAAATAATAATATTTATAATATAGCCTATCATAAAGGAGATAGAGTCAAAGAATTAAATATAATAGGAAAATCAGATGATACATATTCAAGGTTAATTTTTAGTTTAGATGAAGAAGTATGGGATAAACCTAATTTCACTTATAATGAAATTTGCAATATTGTTCAAGGGCAATCAAGTTTAGCCAATGTTGAAATTATTGTAGAAGATAAAGAAAATAATAAAGTATCAAAATTTTATTATGAAAATGGTATATTAGATTATTTCAATGAATTAACAAACAAAAAAACTATGATTACAGATAATATTAGAATAACTAAAGACATTGACTCAATTGTTGAAAAGAATAATGAAACTGACCATATGACTATAGATTTACTTTTTAATTATTCTAATGACTCTGATGACGATATTCAAAAGGATTATTTAAATACAGCAGATTTAATTCAGCATGGAACTATTCAAGATGGTATAATTCTAGGATTAAAGAATTCAATACATAAATGGTTAAAAAGTAATAATAAATACAATAAGAATGAAAAGAATATTTCTCTTGAAGATGTTTTTACAGGTTTAAATTATATTTGTAATGTAAAGAGTTTTTATGCCGAATATGTTTCACAAGTAAAACAACAGACTTTAACTCCACATTATAAAACTGCATTACAAAAATTCATTGAAGAATATATGGAAGTATTTTTTATAGAAAATCCAATACAAACGGAATTAATTTGCAATCAAGTTTTAATTAATTCAAGAGCTAGATTAAGTGCAGATAAAACAAGACAAAATATTAAAAAGAAATTAGAAGATGCAAATAAAGGTGGAAAAGTAAAAATCGATGGTTTAACTGATTGTGATATGAAAAAAAGTAAATTGGATGAAAGATTTTTACTTGTAGTAGAAGGATTATCTCCAAAAGAAACAGTAGTAGAAGCTTATGATAATAATACTATGGGGGCATTAGGTTTAAGAGGAAGATTTATTTCATGTTTAAAGAAAAGTGTTGAAGAAGTATTAAATAATGTTCCAGCTTATACATTGATTCAAGCGTTGGGTTGTGGTATAGAAATTCCATATGAAGAAAGAAAGATGTTTAAAGATATAAAAACATTTGATAAAAGTAATTTAAGATATGGAAATATTGGAATACTTACAGATGCTGATTGTTGGGGGTCAGGTATAAGGCTAGCATTATTAACTTTTATATATAAATACTTACCTACATTATTAAAAGAAAACAGAGTTTATATAATAATTTCACCACGTTATGAAATTAAAATGAAAAATGGTGAAATGGTATACGTATATAATGACAGAGAAAAAGAACAATTTATGAAAACAATAAATGAAGATGATATTTATAATATAGGAATTGTGAAAGGAATCGGAGAAATAAACAAAGATGATTTTTGGGACAAAGTTTTATGTCCAGAAGCAAGAGATAAAACATTTATAAGAGTTAATTATGACAATATTGATGAAGTTATAAATAAATGTTTTGAAGATTATATGGGTGAGAATACTCAACCTAGAAAAGAATTTGTTAGTAAATTTATAACTAATGTAAACTTAGAAGAAATTAATTAGGAGGCTTATGATGGAAAAAGGAATAATAGAAGTATTACAAACAGAAATGTTAGATTTCACAGCACCAGTATTAATAAATAATCTTCCTTCAATAGATGGGTTATTAGTGTCTCAAAGACAAGTAATTTGGGGCATGAAAAAAGCAGGAATGACTAGTGATAAACAATTTTATAAAATGTTAAAGGCTAGTGGTAGAATATTTGATTATTACGTATTAGGTGATATGCCTCTTTGTGGAGTTATGAAAAACATGGGTAATAATTATATTTTACATAAATATTTAATGCCTAAAGGTAGTTTTGGTAATAAGAATTTTAAGAAAAGCAAAGGTTCAGCACCTAGATATATAGAATGTAAATTAGACCCGTATTCAGAATATATGTTAGAAGGAATAAATAAAAATGCAGTAACTATGAAATGGAATTATGATGCTACTGAAAAAGAACCTATATTATTACCTTCTAAAATACCAAACATATTAGTAAATTTAAGAATGAGTATAGCTGTTTCTGAAGCAAATAAAATGCCTTCTCATCATTTAGAAGATGTTTGCAATAGTATTGTCTCATATATAAAAACAAAAGATATTGATAAGTCTATAGAATTGATTAAAACTCCAGATTTACCAAGTGGAGGTTCTATTATTTATAATAAAAATGATTTTGAGAAGATTTATAAAGAGGGAAGTGGTTCTTTTACTATTATAGGTAAATATAAATATGATAAAGAAAACAATATAATAACCATATATGAGATTCCATACACAACATATTTAGAGAATATTGAGGAAGAACTGGAGTCTAAACTAGATAAATTTTCAAAAGAACTTGTAGATTATCATAATGGTTCTGATAAAGATGGTTTAAAATTTGAACTATATTTAAAAAAAGGAGCAAATGTTAATACAGTAATTCAAAAGTTAAGAAAACTCACATCATTTGAAAGCAAATTTGCTTGTAATTTTACTATATTAGATTTAGATGGAAAAACTCCTAAGTGTATGTCTTTAGAAGATATATATACAAGATGGCTAATTCATAGAAAAACTTGTATTAAAAATGAATTAAATTTTGATATGGATAGATATAATAAAAAATTACACCAGTTAAAAGGTTTAGAAAAAATATTAAATGGCTTAGATAAAGCGATTTCAATAATACAAAATTCTCAAACTGATGAAGATGCTAAAAACAATATAATAACAACTTTTTCATTAGATAGAGAACAAGCAGAATTTTTCTTAACGATAAAACTTATAAACATAAACAAAGGATTTATAAGTAATAAAATAAAAGAAATAAGTAATTTAGAATTAGAGATAAGTAATATAATAACTATGCTTTCTTCTGATGATAACATAAATAATATTATAATAGAACAACTTGAAGAAGTTAAAAAGAAATTTAGTAAACCTAGATTAACAAATATTATTTATGATGACAAAACTGAAAAAATGTCAGACGATATGTTTATAGAAGACTTTACAACTACTTTAATCATGAGTGAAGAAGGGTACTTTAAAAAGACTCGTAAATATAGTGAAACTCAAAAGCTAAAAGATAATGATTCAATAAAAACAATAGTTCAATGTAGCAATAAAGACAAGGTTATATTTATATCTAATTTAGGAAATGCTTATTTCTTAAACTTATGGGAGCAGAATGAAAGGACTCCATCTGCTTTAGGTGAATATCTGCCAAATCTATTACCACTAGAAAAAAATGAAACTATAATAGGTATGTTAACTACTAATCAATATAAAGGTCATGTAATCTATGTATTTAATAACTCAAAAATAGCTAAGATACCTTTATCTAGCTTTAAGACAAAGACAAATAGAACAAGATTATCGAACTCCATCGCTCAAGATAATGGTGAAATATTATTAATAACTCAAATAACAGATGATGTTGATATTGAATTAATTGATTGCTTTGATAAAACTAAAGTAGTAAACACTAAGGATATTAATTCTAAAGCCAGTAAGGATACCGTGGGAGTTACAAGTTGGAATTGTAAGAAGCAAGGATTTAAAGTTATTTCAGCAAAAGTTCTAACTGATAAGTAAATAAATTAAAAGAAATACAAATAAACTATTGACAATAGAATCCAATAATGCTAAGATAATACCAATGAGAGAAGTTCTTGTTGGTATTTTTAAATATAAATAACTTAAACAAATTAATAGAAATACTATTGACAAATAACTTTGGAAGTGGTAAACTAAGATTAACCAATAAAGGAAAGAGGTGATAAATTTATGTCAGCAGATGAATTACTACAAGTGATATGGGAGTATTGTAGAACTAATACAAAAGAAACAATAGAAACTGTAAATGAATTAATAGCACAAATTACAGACAATCCAAAACAATTGGCTTATGACTTATCAGAAAGACTTGAAGAGTGGTCATTGGAAAGAGGTTATTGTCCATTATGTGGAGAAAATATAGTTCAGCTAGGAAGAAATACTCAATCTAGTGAATATTTTGGACAACCAGTAGAAGAAATAGAAAATATATATGGTTGTGATAATCCAAGTTGTGGATACATAAAAGAGTGAAATAAATTAACATAAATAAAAGGTGGTGAAATTAATATGACTAAGTATCAAAAAGTAATATACAAAACTGCTAAGTTAGTATGCAAGAATAAAGATAATAAAGAGTTAATTTCTTGTTACAAGGCTAGATTAAAATTATCTAGGCAAAACAAATTCTCATTTAAAGAGGTAGTGGAAGAATATAAAGATTGGTTAAAATGGGGAAAGTGGTGGAATACATATAAATGGGTTTGGAATGATGAAAAATGTCATGCAGAATGGATAAACAAGACTACAGGTATGGTTGCAACACAAGAAGATTGTGATAATTTTCAATAGGTAAATTATGTTAAAATCGAATTTTAAAAGAACTTAATAAATTAATATAGAAAGGAGAAGAAAATAATAATGAAAAAAGTTGCAATTATACCAGAACAAGATTATGAAGAAGTTGTTAAAGACTTAAATGAAAGTGAATCAAATATTATTAAATTAATGCATTTAGATAAAAATTTAGATAATTATAATGATAGAGTAGATATTTCAATTGAAATATTATTTAAGAAAATAAGAAATATCACAAATTTACTTGTTTATAAAGATAAGTAATGTCGAATTAAAACTATATAAAACAAATATAAGATATGGTATTATTAAAATAACTACTAAATACTACATAATACGACATATAATATCATACATTCCGACAATTTAGAGTTGACATAATTAATAAAAGCCAACTAAATAAAAATATGAAGGAGTGTTAAATATGATGAATATATTTAAAAATGAAAAAGGTTTAATGGAATTAAGAGAAACTCTAGAAAAGGAAATGAATGAAAAACTACAATCAATATTAATTGAAAAAGATAATGAGATTAACAAACTAAAATTGACTAATGAGAAATTACATACTGAATTAACTAATAAAGATAAAGAATTCGAAGAATATAAAAAATCAACAGATAAAGTAGGTAAAAATATACTTACAGAAATAGAAACTATCAGTAATACTATTACAGGTCAAGCAGGTTCAGTTGAAGAAATAAGTGCAACCATTCAAGAAGTTACATCAAATATTGTTCATATTACTTCAGAAGTTAATCTTGCATATGAAAGTGCTAAAACTAATAGTGGAGTTATGGAAGTATTTCATAATGATAATATTGATATTTTCAAAAATGTAAATGGATTATATACAAAAATGAAAGATATTTCTAAAATAACAAATGTAATTCAAAAAATTGCTGATCAGACAAATTTATTATCACTAAACGCAAGTATAGAAAGTGCAAGGGCTGGTGAAGCTGGAAAAGGCTTTGCAGTTGTTGCAAATGAAGTTAAAAAACTTGCTGAAGAAACCAAAAACTCAAGTATAATGATTAGTAAAATTATAGAAGAATTACAAGTCATAGTTAATGTTGTTCTTGAAAAAACTGAAATAGGTAAAGAAAATAGTCAAAAACTTAAAGAAAGTAATGTGCTAAGAATATCTCGTATAGAGGGAATAAATGATGGAATGATTTCAATAAGTGCTTGTATGGAACAAACCAGTTCAGTAGTTCAAGAACTTGCTAATAATACAGTGGAAATAGCACATGAAACTGAAAAAGCTATAGATATGATTAAGAAATAAATATAAGATTGGAGTGATTGAATGTTGAAGACTAAATGGTTAATGCTTACTTTAAGTGGAACATTATTATTTACAACATCTGTACAAAGTAGCATTATGCCATTCCAGCCAACAACAAGGCAACTTATTGAAAACAAAGTTGATAAAAATGGAATGGTACAATATTTAAGATTAACTAAATTTATGGAACAATATGAAAAAGATAAAAAGAGAACTGAAGAAGAAACTAAAAAGAAAAAAGAGTTGGAGGAACAAAAGAAAAATGAACCTCAATGGCAAGAATTTATATTAACCTATTATTCAAGTTTAAATTCTGAAAATGGCTATGGAGCAATTACAAGTCAAGGTAAAAAGCTAAGTAGAGGTGGAGTTGCAAATAATGTAATACCACAAAATACTAAAATATATCTTGAAGGATATGGACAAGTAATTGTTAATGATAAAGGTTCTAATAAGCATTTTAGTGTTGATAACCGATTAGATGTATTTATAGAAAGAGAATATGGTGAGTCAGATAGAGAGTATTCAAAACGCATTGCCAAATTAGGGGTTAAAAAGGTTCGTGGTTATATAATTAAATAAATTAATATAAATATTGACTTTAAATATTTATTAGCATATTATAGTAATTGAGGGAGGAAACAATACAATGAAACAAATGAGTAAACAAAAAATACTAGGATTAACTTTAGATGTGGGGTTACTAATAAGTATATTATTTGTAAATGATGTTACATATTTAAAATTTGTTGGAATAGTAGCAATATTAGTACTAATAGGTGATACTTTATTTAATAAAATGTAAAAAGGAGGATTTAACAATGTTTATATATAAAATAGAAAATATCTCAATTGGTCGTAATTTTTTTAAGATAGAAGCAAATGTTAATAATAGTGCAGTAGAATTTGATTTTTTTCAAACACCATTAGATATCATCATCAAAACATTAGACATAAATGGAATAGATTTTAATGATGAAGAAATTCAAGAACATATCAATAATTATGAATTTTAAAGTAAAAGAATAGATTTTAAAGGAATGTTAATAAATTAATATAATATAAAGAGGTGTATTATGAGTAAATTAAATGCTAAATTAAGTTATAAAGACTGGTGCATTCTTAAACACGCACTACAATACAAAGTAGATGAAAAAGAATTCAATCTTAAAAGTGATGAATACTTATTTAAAAAGGGTTGTCAAGATTTTACCTTAGAAAGGGTTAATAAGACTAAAAAAGAGTTATCAGAAGAAAAAGCAACATTAGAAAGAATTACTGAAATTGTAGATAATTTTAAAGACTATATTAAATAAAAGGAGTGAAATATAATGAGTAAAATTAATAAATAAATAGTTATATTTGATAGAGAAATTTCAATTAATGATGATATTATTCTATACATTAAACAAGATGTAAATAGACCTAATAACCCTACAGATGATGAGTTGATTCAAGAATATATTTATAATAATTATGGTCATTGTAATTATGAAGCTGAGGCATTAGATAGTTTAGAAGAAGAAATTATATAAAGGAGATTGATAACTTGAAAAAATTTCAAAATAAATGGGTTTGTGGTGCTATTCCAGCACTACTCATTCATTGTAGTATAGGTACAGTGTATTGTTGGTCTTTACTTAAAGGAAGTATAGCAACTTACATAGATAGAACAAATAGTGAAGTAGAATGGGCATTTAGTTTAGCAATATTCTTCTTAGGTATGTCAGCTTCATTTGGTGGTAGGTTTGTAGAAAAAGACATACATAAATCTTCATTATGGGCAACCATATTGTTTACACTAGGAATGCTAGGAACAGGATTGTCTATATACTTTAAATCTTACATAGGAGTATTGATATTTTATGGAATATTTTGTGGCTGTGGATGTGGGATAGGTTATATCTCACCAGTAAAAACATTAATGTTATGGTTTAAAGAAAATAAAGGTTTAGCAACAGGAATTGCAGTTATGGGATTTGGTTTAGCTAAAGTTATAGCATCCCCATTAATGCAATATTTCAACAAGTAACAACTATTTATAATATGTTCTTTATCTTAGGTGTAATGTACTTTATATCAATGTTCATAGGACACTTATTACTTAATAAACCTAAAGAATGGCAAGATAATGATACATATATTCCAATTAACAAATTATCAATTATTAAAAATAAAACCTTTTTAAGTATATGGATTATGTTTTACATTAATATAACATGTGGATTAGCTTTAATTGCACAAGAAAAAGACATTTATACATATATGGGATTTGGTGCAATTGCATTGGCAAGTTCATTATCAGCAGTATTTAATGCTAGTGGAAGATTGGTATTTTCTTCAATAGGTGATAAATTAAAAGATAGAAATACAATTTATAAAGTTATATTTGGATTATCTATTTTAGCTATAGGAATAACAATTTTAACAAATGGTATAAGCAATTCAATTATCTTATTAGTAATATGTTTACTTTGCATAGTTAATGCTGGATATGGTGGAGGATTCTCAAATCTACCTACATTACTATCAGATAAGTTCGGCATGAGTAACATAAGTACAATTCATGGACTCGCACTTTCAGCATGGGCTATAGCTGGATTATCAGGTAATCAACTAAGTGCTTATATAATATCAAAAACACATAATTATAATATTCTCTTAATAGTTTTATTAGGATTATATACAATAGCAATGGTTATAAGTTTGACTATAAAGCCAAATTGTAATAATAAATAAATTAATAGAAGAAAGAGAGTGATTAAATGCAAATAATTAAACGTGATGGAAGAAAAAAAGATTTTGATATAGTTAGAATAAAAGAGGCTATTCATAAAGCTTATTTAGATGTATCAAATGAAGAAACTTTTCAAGATGAATATAACTTTTTAGAACCAATGATAATAAAAGATATTGAAACCAAAAATAAAGAAGAATTTAAAATTGAAGATGTTCAAAATATAATAATTAATAAACTTAAGAAAATTAATGAAGATGTTGCAAACAGTTATCAAGATTATAGATATAAAAGGTCTATTGAAAGAGAGAAAAGCACTGATACATACAAAAAGATTCATAAAATAATACAATGTAATGATATTTTAAATTCCAATGCTAATGTAGATGAACATTCTTTTGGAGGACGTAAATTTGAAAGTGCTGGAGTAGTAATGAAAAATTTTGCCTTATATTCAATTATGAAACCTGAATTTACAAAAGCACATTTAGCTAATTTAATATATCAACATGACCTAGATAGTTATGCTGTAGGATTGCACAATTGTTCTTTTGTAGATGCAAAAAAATTAGTAAATGAAACTGGATTTGAAACAAGAAATGGAGATGTAAGACATTCAAATAGTTTATCTACTGCATTTCAACAAATTGCTGTAATATTCCAAATTCAATCCCAAGAACAATTTGGTGGAACTGCTAGTGGTCATATAGACTATGATTTAGAACCACAAGTAAACATAGCTTTTAGAAAACATTTTGCAGATGCATTATATTATTTTAGTGATAAATTTGATAATGATACAGATGAATTTTCACAAGATTATTTTCAAGCTAAAATATCTGAAGGAGTAGATTATAAATTATTAGAAGAAGAAATTGATATCGAAAATATAGATGATCTATACAAGAAATATCCTAAAGAAATGAAAATGACTATGAGAGAACTTGAAAAAGAAGGCAGTCAAGCTGGGCAAGGTTTATATCATAATTTAAATACATTGGAATCTCGCCCAGGGTCGCAAGTTCCTTTTACATCAATTAACTTTGGTAGAAGAACTACAGTTGCAGGAAGATTAATTTGTAAGTGGTTACTAAATGCTAGTTTAGAAGGTATAGGTAAATTCCATAGAACTTCAATTTTCCCAATTAGTATATTCCAATATAAAAAAGGTATTAATGCACATAAAGGAGACCCAAACTATGATGAAAAACTAAAAGTAATTGATAGTTTATGTCATAGAATATATCCAAACATAGTAAATGGTGATTGGTCACAAAATATAGATGACCCAAATAATCCAGATACATTTATGATGACCATGGGATGTCGCACACTTATAGGATTTGATAGAAATGGTATGGGATATATAAAGATAGGTCGAGGAAATGTAGCACCAGCTACAATAAATTTAATTAAACTTGGTATTAAACATGGTATTTGTTTAGGTAAAAGACAAAAAGCAGACTTAAAAGGATTTTGGAAAGAATATGACAAAGTAATTGACCTTTGTGCAGAATCACTTAAATTCAGATTTGATTATATTTGTTCTCAATCTTCAAGTTCAGCTCCATTCATGTATAAAAACAAATCAATGAGAGGTGGAGAATTTGAAAGAGATGATTGTGTATATGAAGTAATGAAACATAGTACATTAGCAATGGGATATATAGGTGTAGCTGAAATGTGTCAAGCTTTATTTGGACAAGACCATGCTGATGGAAATGAAATAGTATATAACTTTGCATTAGAGGTTGTAAAACATCTTTATGATAAAGCTAAAGAGTATAGTGATAAATATAATTTGAATTTTGGATGCTATGCAAGTCCAGCAGAATCAACTTGTGGAACAGTAATTACAGGTAATAGAGATATCAAAGGATTAAGAGAAGAATATGGAATTATTTCAAACGTGACTGACCGTGATTGGGCAACAAATTCTCACCACGTACCAGTATGGAAAAAGGTTGATATATTTACTAAGCTACAATTAGAAGCACCTTTCACTAAATATGCTACTTCAGGATGTATTACATATATAGAATTAGATAGTGGAATAATGAAAAATCCTAAAGCTATTGAAGAATTAATTGATTATGCTATGGATTTAGATATACCTTATTTAGCTTTTAACTTTCCAATAGATACTTGTTTAGATTGTGGTTATCAATCAGAATTTAATAACAATTGTACGATGTGTGGAAGTGACCATATAGAACAATTAAGAAGAGTTACTGGATACTTAACTACAGATTATAGAAAGTTTAATCATGCTAAACAAGAAGAAGTGCAATCAAGATTTAAACATAGTACAATGACAAAATTTTAATATTAGGGAGATTAATTTCTCCCTTTAAAGAGAAGGTGAATATTATAGTAAATACAATTAGATTAATAGGTTATAATTCTTGTTCTTTAGCAGATGGTGAAGGCATAAGAGAGGTTGCATATTTATCACAATGTACACATAAATGTTTTGGTTGTCAAAATGAAAAATACTGGAATGATAAAGGAGACGAATATCCAATAGATGAGGTGGTTGATAGACTGACTAAAAATCCAATTACTAATATTACGATATCTGGTGGCGATGGTTTAACAGTTCAATATGAAAATACATTAAAATTATTGAAAAGATTAAAGAAAAAAAGTAATAAAAACATATGGTTGTATACTGGATATACGTGGCAACAACTTATTAATAGTAATAAAAAAGAAGTATTAAATTACATAGATGTGTTAGTAGATGGGAAATTTGAGATTGATAAAAGAGATATAACATTGAAATTTAAAGGGTCAAGCAATCAAAAGACAATAGATGTTCAAAAAAGTTTAGAAGAAAATAAAATAATAGAGTATAAGTGCCTTTAAATCAGATAATTTATTTGAAGTGAAAGGAGAATAGTTAATGTATTATGAATTTTTTAAAGATTTCATAAAAGATAATTATGAATTTAGGAAAGGAGAAAAATATCCTATATATAGTAGCCCTAAGAGTTTTATAATATTAAAACCATTAGATACAGGAAAACAAGTATTTTGCTTTCTTCGTAAAGAACTTGAAAAGAGTGCAAAAAGGATAAATTAAAAACCTGTTAAATACTACATTTTACGACAATATTAATAAAATTATAAAAGAAAGAAGGAAATAATATGTCAAAAAATTTATACGATTTAATACAAGACGAAAAGCATATAGTTTCATCTGATTTAGCTTGTATGGAAATGTGTTTACAAACAATGATAAAGCTAGGTGGTATAACTAATAAACAAAGAATTGAGTTTTTAAAAAGTGTACAAAAAGGAGAACTATTTAATACAGTTTTAGAAAAATTTAATAACTTAGAAGTTAAAAATATTAGAAAAGAGAAAATAATAAAAACTATTATTGCCATAGTAAGTTTAGTAGTTGGCTATGGAATAAGCAAATTTATGTAAAAGACAACTAAACCGACACAGTTATTCATAAGTGCAGTTGTTAAGATGAATAAATAAATTAAAATATAAAATATTGAAGGAGAGATTTATGACTGATGGATTATAATAAAGATGATTTAATAAAGGCACGACAAAATCTCTATAAACTTAAAAATCAAGAAATACACTATAGATATAAACAGAATAAAGATGGTAGTTGGGATAAAGATATAAAAAATAATAAATTAGAAGGAGAGAAAGAAATGATAACAATAAAAGGAATTAATAAAAACAATGAATTGGAGTATGAATTAATAGGGGGTAAATTACAATATAGTAATCAATTAATAATTACAGATACTACAAATAACGAAATGATATATGATAAAACAATTACTACTTTTGAAACAACTCATAAAATACCAAATGATGTATTAGAAAATGGGAAGACTTATAAATTACTATTATTAGCTTTAGATGAGGATGATAATTTTATAGGAGAAGCTGAATATTATTATATCCCAACTAGTTTGAAACCTGTTATGAAATTACGAACTGAAAAAGATAATGGTGGTATTAAAATTATTACATATGTAAAGCAAATATTAGAAAGAGTAGAAAATGGAGAAGATATTACATATGAAGATGGTACTTGGAAAGATGTAAATAAATCAACAATTGGAATGAATATAAATGGATTAGAAGAAAAATTAGTTATAAAAGATTGGACACCGACTATACCTCCAAAAGAAAATGATATTATGACTTATCAAAATATTCGATATATATTTAAAAATGGAGAATATATACCTATAGATATTATTACTGATAATGATTTATATTTTGCTAAAGTTGAATCTAATGCAATCATTCCATCTAAAAGAGAAGAAGATGCTGGTTATGACATTTATACTTGTGAAACTGAAACTATATTTATTCCACCATGTAGCACAAGAATGATTGATACTGGGATTGCAATAGCCTGTAGCAAAAACTATTTTCCTAAATTTTTTGATAAAGGTGGAATGGGAAGTAAAGGAATTATAGTTGGAGCAGGAGTTGGAGATAGTGGTTATAGAGATAAGTATTTTATTCCTTTGGTAAATACAAATGAAGATAAATATGTAGTCATTACAAATCAATCACAAGAAGAAATTGATAAATCTAATTATTTTGATTTGAATGACAAGATGTTTAAAAAATCAGTTTGTATTGATAATTATTTAGAAGAAAAATTAAAAAGACCTTTAGATGTTATATTTAAAGAAGATTGTATTATTAAACCATTAAATAAAGCTATTACACAGTTTGTAATGTTACCAGTTCCTAAAATGAATGTAAAAGAAATTACATATGAAGAACTTAAAAATATCAAATCCGAACGTGGATTAGGTAAATTAGGAAGTTCAAATAAATAATGAAGGAGAATAAATAATATGAATGAATTAAAATTTACATATAAGAACTGGAAAGATGAAGTATCAATAAGAACAATAAATATAAACTCAATTAATATTTATTATGGAGAAGTTGAATGGCATAAAGGTGAACAATGGTTAATGAAAGCTTACGACGTTCGAAAGCAAGATTTTAGGATATTTGCAATTAGAGATATTCTTAGCAATAAGGAAGGCGTACTTGCAACAATATTCCAATAAACTCATACTTTTAAAAGAATAGAAATAAATTAATTAAATGTAGAAGGAAGGAATATAAATTGAAAGATAAAATATTAAAATGGTTAATATGTATCTTATACGTAGGAGTAATGTACGCTGGTGGAAAAATGATTACACTATTATACATAATATTAACTTATATATTGATAGGTTCACTTGTTTACTTATCTTCAAGATATTTTGTGAATAAAGAATTATCTCATTTCACACAAATATTATTTTGGACATTAGGTTTTATATTTTCTCCAGTTATCAAAACTATTATGTATATTGACTTTTATAATGGCATGAATAGATTTGATAAAGTTATTTCTAAAACATTAAAGAGTAATGATGTGTCTAAAGAAGATGTTGCTGAATGGATAAATAAAGGTAACTATACAGACGAGGAAAGAAAAAAGCTACTTGAATATAATGATAATCTTTATAAATAATTAATGTCAGGCAGAATGTAAAAGTTCTGTCTTTTCTTATATGTAAATAAATTAATTAATAATGCTTGCATAATTTTTCTAAAGATGCTATTATTAACGAGTAACAACAAATTAATTAATAACGAAGGAGATGTTAAACAATGGGAAGTCAAATATTTGCAGATAGTAAATTGCAATATTACCCTACATCAGAAATAGAAACTACTAAAATATTATCTGTGTTATGTAGTAGTGTAACTTATAAGAAAGGATATCAAGAAGAATATGACAAGATTGAAACATTATTAAAGAACAAATACTTTGACAATAAAGATAATATTGACTGTAGATTAACTCAGTACATAGCAAACTATATGTGTAATAATCCAAAAACATATGATTTTATGAATTGTACATATTTAGAAAATAGAGTTGTTGCTGATTTATTTGCTGGAAAAGGTGAATGGCTAAAGATATTTAAGACAATGTGTGAAAAGCAAAATATATTAATAGGAAATGAATTAGAAGAAAATAGATATAATGATATGGTTTCAGATAATTTAATAGATTACCACTATAATTTACCTTTTGAAGAATTACAATTGCCAAAGAAAATAATAGATATAATGTTATTTAATCCTCCATATGGACAAACCAATGGAGAAAGAAATGTTAGAAGATACTTAAGAATGATATTAGAAAGAGATATTTTAAATTTTAAATCAGTAGTTGTATTTGTAGTAAAAACTGATGATTTACTAAATGTGGCTGATTTAATAACTCAAAACTTTAAATCATTGCTAGGATATAAAACACATGAAGAAGAATTTCAAAAGTTTGGACAAGTTGTGTTATTTGCTGAATTAAGAGATGAAGTCTTAAATTTAGATAAATCATCAGACGTAGCAAAATACAAAGAAGAATTGGAGCAGAATATAGCTTATATAAATTATATTAGTAATGAATATTTTAATCCATCTTATGTGGGAAAGAAATGTTATTGTACTAATAAAAATACCGATTATGAAAAAGCATTTGATAACTTTGAGTTTATTCAAAACAATAGCATTAAATATTCTAAAATGGATAAGGCTTGGAAATGGTTAATTGATGATACAAAAATAATTGATTTATCAGAAGAACAAATGTATATTCCTAAACCTTTAAAATCTGGAGAATTAGCAAACGTAATAGCTAGTGGTAAAATTAATGGTGAATTAGAGTTAGAAAATGGATTGGCACGACATATAGCAGTAGGTGGAGTAAAACAATTGACTTCACAACAAAAAGTTAAATCAACCAATCGACAAGGAGAAACAGAGTCTAAACTAGAAACCACTATACAAAACTTACCTTATTTGAATTTGTTAATAAATAATAATGGATTTTTAGAAATAAAAGAACTAACTAATAATTCAAAAGAAATAGAGGAGGAAACTGAATAATGATGCCATATATAAGGAGTAAAGGTGAAAATGCAATAACTTGTAATTGTGATTTAGCTATAATAAAAGAAAACAATGAGCCATTATTAATATCTTTATTTGATTATGGAATAAAAACAAAAAAGATAGTTGCTGACTTTTATAAAAGAAACTTTTATTCCGAAATAACATTAGAAGATAGAGAAAATGTTAGATTCTCAAAAAGGATTTCTATTCCATATAATGATTATTCTTATATGTCTAAAAGTGATAGACAAGGAGAATTAACACATACAATTATAAGAAGTAAGAATGTTGATAAATATATAATTGATTGGGATAATAAAGGTAAAATATCTTCAATAGTAAATTATATTAGAAATAAATTATATATACCAATGACAGAAGAAATCTTCATAGAATTAAAAGCTGATTCATTAATATCTGAATTAGATGTTTTTACAAACAATCCTATATTTGAAAATTTAAAAGCATATTCTTTTAATGAATATTGGTTTAAGCAAAAATTAGAAGAATATAAAGGACAAAGAAAAGCCGATACTTTTGATTGGAATGAAATAGAAACCATACAAGATTATATTTATACATTTTTAGAACCAATTAAAAGTAAAATATCTAAAACAATAACACCCTTGTATAATCCTAATAATATTAATGATGGAATATTTGAAGGAGTACAACCATTTGAAGGTCAACTTCCAATAATTCAAGGTGGAATTGAAGTATTAAAACAAGATAAATTTGTATATGTTGGGGCTGAGATGGGCTGTGGTAAAACTATTTGTGGTATTAAAATAAATCATAATTATTTAAAAGCAAATAAAGATAATTACACTACTTTAGTAATTGCTCCAGCAATAACATTATCTCAATGGGTGGATGAAATTAAACGTTCTTTCAATGAAAAGGTTAATATAATTACATTAAAGAAAACAGAAGATTTCATTAAATGGTACAGATCAAGAAATACTCATAAATCACAAATTACATATTTATTAATAGGAAAAGAAACTTTTAAATTGAGTTATGCCACAGAACCTAGTTATAATAAATCTAAGCAATTGGTTCAATTTAAAGAAATGGATGATTATTACAAGAATAACTATTATACTAAAAGAGATTATATGTATTCCACAAGAAAACAAATTAAAGAGGTATTAACTTGCCCTAAATGTGGTAAGCCATTAAAGAATCCTAATATTACATCAGAAGACAAGTTCTTTGAAGACAAAGACTTTAAGAAACCAAATAAGGGAAATTATAAATGTAATAATTGTGGTGAAATATTATGGTCAGCTACATATAATAAGACGAAAAAAACAAGTGCAATAGATTATATACATAGAAAAGGAATTAAATTTGATAGTATAATTTTAGATGAAGCACACGAATCCAATAATTCAGGTTCAATAATTGGGAATGCTACAAGAACAGTATTAAGAAATCATACTAAAAAAGTAATTGCCTTATCTGGAACAAATAATAATGGTTACGCTTCAAGCTTACATAATCTATTTATGGCTTTATGCCCTAATAAATTAATAAAAGATGGATGCTTAGATGTAAAAGATTTTGTTAAAAAATATGGAACTTTACAAGCAGTAACACCTTTGAAAGATGAAAGAAGAAGTTATTATTCAAGAGGAAAAGCAGAAATAAAAGATAGTGAATTTAAAGAAATTGAAGGTATAAATCCTATTGTATTTACCAAGTATTTAGCTTCTAATTCTATATTTGCTACTTTAGATGATTTAAAGGACGATTTACCACCTATTAAGGAAATGTATATACCAATTCAACCTTTGGATCAACAATATCATGCTACAAGAAATTTATTTGAGGATATAAAGAAAGTAAATTGTTTCAATGCAAAAATGTATATTGATAGTATAGTTAAGCATTACATAAATAATCCTGTTGAATGGGATAGCATAGAAATAACAAATGGAGATAATCCTAAAACAGTTAAACCACAAAACTTATACATAGAAGGAAATTTACCTAAAGAAGATGAATTGATAAATATAGTAAAACAAGAACACTCAGAAGGAAGAAAAGTATGGATATATACTGACTTTAATAATGGTGGCAATTATATGAAAGAAACTCCAATTCCTAAAAGACTGAAAAAAGCTTTAGAAAATGAAGGATTAAGAGTATTTTTATTAAGTACATCTGTAAGTACATATGATAGAAAAGAAACTATAGAAAACAACAAAGATAAATATGATGTATTTATATGTAATCCTAGACTTGTAAATGTAGGTATTAATTTAGTATTCTGTCCTACATACATATTTTATATGCCTAGTTATAGAGTTGATATTGTAAGCCAAGCAAGTAGACGTGGCTACAGAGCAAATAGCACATTAGAGAATAGAATATATCACCTATATTATAAAGATACTATAGAAGATGAAATAATCAAAAGATACCAAAGAAAACTTGCAGAAAGTAATGCAATCAATGGTAAATTTAATGTACAATTAGAAGATGACAAAAAGATTAGAACCGCTAGTCAATTCTCAAGCAAGTTAAATCAAGGGTTATAAATTATTTAAACAAATTAATAGAAATACATTGACATAATTAATTAATAAGAGTAAAATATAAATTGTGGAGGAGATAAAACCCAAATAGTCCAAGCTTTCCTTCACAATTACATAATAACAAATTAATAGAATAAAGGAGATAGAGAAATGGAAGAAGTAATAAAAATAATTGAGGATTTAAGAAATACCAATGGAACGAACGATAAAATTTCAATACTACAAAAGAATAAGGATAATAAATTACTAAAGAAAGTTTTGTTGTATACATATGACCCTTTTAGGAAATATGGTATTAGTGAAAAAACATTAGAAACTGATGTACCTCATAATGAGCCAAGTTTTGATATATTTGAATTATTAGATATATTAGCTAGTTCCAATATAAATGATTCACTAAGAGGTAAAACAAATTCATTTTTATCAAGTGTAAAATTTAAAAACAATAAAGAAATGGAATTATATAAAGGGATATTACTAAAAGATTTAAAACTTGGTTGCAATGTTTCTACTATAAATAAGATATGGAAAGACTTAATTCCAGAATTTAATGTTCAATTAGCAAATTCGTACTTCAAAGAAAAGGAAGGATTTTTAAAAGGGAGAACTTTTATATTATCTACAAAATTAGATGGAAATAGACTTGTTATAATCAAAAGAAATGGTATTATAGAGTTTTACACTAGACAAGGAAAACTAATGGAAGGTTTAGTAGAAATAGAAACTGATGGTAAATTGCTTTTAGATAATATGGTATATGATGGTGAGTTAATTTCTGAAAATATTGATAACTTACCTAGCGATGAATTATTTAGAGTAACTATGACAAAAGCTAGAAAAGATGGAGTTAAAACAGGATTAATATTTAATTGTTTTGACATGTTACCATTAGATGAATTTGAAAAAGGTAAATCAAAAGAAGGGTGCTTAACTAGAAAAACTAAACTAAAAGAATTACTTGAATCATTAAATTTACAATACATAGTAAATGTAGAAAATTTATACGTAGGAAATGATGAATCAGAAATAATGAAATGGTTAAATTGGGCTAAATCAAATAATCTTGAAGGTATAATGTTACAGATAGCTAGTGCAGTATATGAATGTAAAAGAACAAAAACAACATTAAAAATAAAGCAGTTCCAAGACGCTGATTTAAAAGTATTAGATATTATTGAAGGTACAGGTAAAAATGTTGGTAAATTAGGTGCTATAACAGTACAATTTGAAGTTGATGGTAAATTATATACTTGTGATTGTGGTTCTGGTTTCAGTGATGATGAAAGAAGTTTATACTATAATAATAAAGAATTGCTATTAGGAAAGATAGTCACAATAGGTTATTTTGAAATAAGTCAAAATAGTAAAACAAAAGAATATGGACTTCGTTTTCCAACATGGAAGGGAATAATTAGACATGATAAAACTGAAATAAGTATGTATTAGAAAGGAAATTATATGAAAAAGATTGATAGAACAGGAGAAACAAATACCAATAAATATGGAAGTGAAATGACTATTATTAAATATCATAATGCAAATGATATGGTTGTTGAATTTAAAAATGATTATAAAACCAAACCTCAATATAAAGATTTCAAAAAAGGAAATGTAAAAAATCCATATGATAAAACTGTTTTTAATATTGGTTATTTAGGAGAAGGGATATATACATCTAGAACAAATAATATAAAGAATATTCAATATATCTATTGGATAAGTCTATTTTCAAGATGTTATGGAGAATCAGAATTACTAAAAAGACCAAGATATAAAGATTGCACAATATGTGAGGAATGGCACAACTTTCAAAACTTTGCAGAATGGTTTGATAATAACTATTATGAGATTGATAATGAGAAAATGTGTTTGGATAAAGACATTTTGGTAAAAGGGAATAAGGTTTATAGTCCTGATACTTGTATTTTTGTTCCTGATAGAATAAATTGTTTATTCGTAAAGTCAAATAATGTACGAGGAGATTATCCAATCGGTGTAAGCAAAAGCAGAAATACAACTAATAAACATTTCTTATGTAGATGTAATACATTAGATAAAAGTGTTTATTTAGGACATTATCAAACACCAGAAGAAGCATTTTACAAAGGTTATAAGCCATTTAAAGAACAATATATAAAACAAGTAGCAAATGAATATAAAGACAAGATACCAAAAGTTTTATATGATGCTTTATATAGATATGAAGTTGAAATTACTGATTAAATAAATTAACAGAACCCAATAAAAGTTAAATTTTACAAGGAGTTGAAAGGATGTGATTTAATGAACGATTTTTTAATTACAAAAATTACTTGTCATTGTGATATGATTAGGAAAGGTAAACCATGTTCATGTGAGCCAATACAAGATAGATATGTTCAAGAAGCTATACAAATGATTAATAATGAGAATTTACAATCATATATTGAAGAACTCTCGGAAGGTTGGAAAACAATATGGATTTATAAAGATGACTATATGTTAGAAATAATAAAACAACTTCCTAACAATCCTAAATCAACTTTTGAACATTGGATTTTAGGTAAAGCTTTTGGATATGCTGATGAAGCTATTAAAAACTTTATATCAAATAAAATAAATAAATATAAAAGGAGATAATAAAAATGAGTTATGAATGTGAAAAATTTGAAGAAATTGAATCACCAATAAATTGTGAGAATCCAACATTAATACAAATACTAGAAGAATTAAATAGATTAAAATTAGAAAATGAATTACTTAAAGCAGATAAAAAAGAAATGCTAAGAGAAATTCAACAATTAAAAAATGACAAGATGGTATTACATAATAAATTTGATGAAAATAATCAATACACTACTGTAGTAGATGGAAATGACGATTTAAGTTATATAGATGAATATGCTAAAGGATTAGACTTATTTAAAGATAATTATAAAATTGGTGGAAATGATATAAAAAATCAATAAACAGATTAATAGAAGAATGGAGAATTAAAAATATGAAATATTATGGATTAAGAGTTTACGATTTAGAAGAAAGTATAATAGCAAGTTCATTACCAATGTTAAAAAAGAAATTATCATCAGAAGAATTTGAAAATGAAGTATCAAATTTAAAAATTGTAATTGAATTATATGGAAAAGAAAAAATGATGTATTTTTCTAATTTATCAAAAGATGAATTAAATTTATTACCCGAATCAATTATTAAAGCAGTAAAACATTTTAAAAGAGCAATAAATTTAGGCAATGCAAAACCAAATTCAGGACACGACTGCTTCAGTAAGGGTTGTATGATTGCTGTAAATATCGAAGCAGATCAAAGTTTTTGGTTGCAATGGGAAAGATATCATCATCAAGACACGGTATCTAGTATGAGTACAATGCACAGTTTATGTAAGTTTGACTTATATGATGGGTTATTTAGTGAATGGACTGACAAAAGACAAATAGATATATTAAATGAAAAGATAGTAGAATACAATGAAAATCCAACACAAGATAATTTTCAAAAAGTGATTCACAATTGCCCTGAAGGAATTGAATTATGTAGAAGATTAGATAGTAATTATCTTCAATTCAAGACCATGCATAGTCAAAGAGAATTTCATAAAATGTATAGTTGGTCAAAAGATTTTTTAAGATTATGTGATGAATTACCATACTTTAAAGAATTATGTTTAAATAAAAAGGAGGATAAATAGTATGAATGTATATGAATTACTTCAAAGTGAGAATGAAACAATTACACCTGAAATAGCATGTATTGAAATTAGCTTACAAACATTTGTTAAATTGGGCAAAATAAGTGACAAACAAAGAATTTCTTTTCTAAAGAGTATTTATTGTGGTGAACAAATTAGTAGTGCTCTTAAAAAATATAATGATTTTATACGAAATATTTAATAATTAATCCAAATAAAATAAAAGGATAATTTTAACAAATTAATATATAAGGAGAGGATAATTTTATGATTGTAAAAGATTTAATAGAAGAGTTGCAAAAGTTAGACCAGTATAAACAGATAGGGATTTTATATACAGATGACGAAGATGATACATTTTTCCCAAGTAGAACAATATGTATTCAAAGCGAAGAAAATATGGAAGATAAAATCAAATGGAAAAATGGTGGTTATTATTTATTTTAAATATTAAAAAAGAAAAAAATAAGGGAGTTATAAATATAGTAAATAACAAATTAATGTTAAATATTATATTTATAACTCCCTTAAGGTGTTGACATTTAATTTAAAAAGTGTATAATTATAGTTACAGAGAATATTAATGACCATGATTTCTCTGTGGTTTTGTGTAAGAAGTTGGCTTGTGAAAGTTGACTTCTTTTTATTTACCAGTATATCTAGCTATTGCAAATCCTATAACTCCTGTTATTACTGAACCTATTAAAGTAGTTATAATTTGATTCCAATTCTTAGCTGGAACTTCTTTTAATTCTTTTAATGTTGTACTCACTTCATTCATTTGTGTACCTAGATTTTCTAATTTTACTAATATAGTTTGAACGGCTGTATTATTATCATTTGAATCTTTCTCTAACTTTTCACATTTTTTATATAATTCAGCAACATCTTGAAAAACTATATCTACCTTTGTTGATAATTCTGCTATTTTTTGTATAATTGTATCATTATCCATTGTAATACCTCCTTGTAAATTACTTATTATCCTTATCTTCTTTTTTTTCCTCAACTTGTACATTATCTTCTTTTTTAGAAGTTAATGCTGAAGCTGTTGGTTTAGATGGTTTACTTGGCTTAGTTCCTTTTGAAAATATCCAATCGAATATCCCCATATTATATTACCTCCTTTAAGTTTAATATTTCTTTTAATTTATTATCAATTAATTGTTTCTATTTTTCATTTATATTTTTATTAACATTTTCGTTATAATTATAATTAGAATTTTTTTCTTTTATTTCGCTTGAAAAATCATTCCCGAAATAATTAACAAAGAAAATTCCTAATATTGCAACTAATGCTATTGCATTAACTATTATCACTAATTTTATTGTTTTTTGAAAATCTTTTACTATATTTGAAATAGTGCATATTGAATCATTTAATAAACTCTGATTTTTTTCTAATTGTTTTTGTTGCTGTTCAATTATTGAGTCTTTTATATTTTTTTCCATCGTTAAATCAATCCTTTCTTTGTTTAACAAAACCATCTCCTTATTAATTTATTTTCTTTAGTTAAACCACTTTTACATCATTAGTTTATTAATTTTAATATATTTATAGTAATAAATGATATATACACATTCCACTAGATACCATGAGTAAAATACTTAACATTGCTATTATCATTTTGTATCTCTTGTAATCGCTATTTATAATATCTTTTATATATTCGTTCTCTTTTTCTAGTCTTGATATTGTATTGTCTTTAAATTTAATCTGATTTTGTAATGTTTTTATATATCTTAAAATTGTTTCTTTATTATTTTCCATAATTGACACCATCCTTTCATATTCATATGCATTTATTAACTTTTATGCTATAATAATAGGTATACAAAAACATTTATAGTCATTATAAAAAATAAAGTTGATTATTAATATTTATATTAACTTACCATAAATTTAATATTAATGTGCATTTCTATATACAATATATAGTGGTTAGTAATGTTTTTGTATACTATATATTGTGTTAATATTACTTTAAAAAACGTATTTTATGGTAATAAAAGGTACATTTTAAATTAATTTGTCATTAAAACTTTTTACCACCAAATGAATTAGAAGATTCTGAATCTAGGTTATTTAATGAACCAGTTTGTATATCATCTCTAACACCATCTTCAGAAAAATAATCACCTAATTTACTACTTAAATCGTTATCTGAATAGACTGCTACCATTGATACGTCTTCCCATCCAATTATATCTTTAATAACCATAGCTGGAATTTTACTTGCTTCTAATGAACTTGTAAATTGATGCCTTAGACAGTGAAAATAGAAGTCTTTATGTAAAAACTCTGTGAATTTACTAGCATATGAATCTAATAATGATATTTTAGCTGGTTGCCATTCACCTTTTCTTTTATTTACAAATATTTCATCTATTTCATCGGGTACACCTAATCTTTCTCTTTCTTCCATCCATAAATCAAAATATTTTTTAAATTTAGGTTTCAGTACATAAACATCTATAAATTTTCCACGACCCTTGCCCTTTGTCTTCACCTTTTCTGGAGATTTATATAGTGAACCAAATTGTAAGTTTTCTTCAGTTATATAACTTCTTTTAATACGAAGCAATTCTGATTTTCTACGTCCTGATGCCCAACCTAATGCAAAGGCACATGCTTGTTGATATCTTTTATTTTCCACCAAGAAATCCAATAAATTTTGACATTCTTCATCACTTAAAACTGTCTTTTCTCTTACAACTCTTTTATTTGGAGCAGGAATTTTATTAATTATGTTTCTAAAGTTTTCCCACTTTTCCTCCTCATCAAGTACGCTTTCTATAAAGTTACTCATAGAAGACAAAGTACTTTTTATATTCTTTATACGTGATGGAGATAAATCATTTTTCACCATATAATTTTGAAAATTCATTATATGTCTTTTCTTTAAATTTACAAAATCTAAATTTTTCTCATGTTTCATTAAATAGATAAAGAATATTTCTAAATTATTTTTATATACTCTTATGCTTGTTTTAGCGTGGTCAGTTGTTTCCATATAATTTAAGAAATCGTCCATTAATTCCTTGTTTTCTGGAAGAATTGCCTTTATCTCTTCCCCAGTTGTTTCAAAAACTTGTACTGTTTGTCTTGCCATATTAAATCAATTCCTTTCTATTTTGTATTAATTTATTTATTATTTAGTTTTTAATTTATTGCACATCCATTTATCATCTACTAATTCAACATGTTCATTTATTTTATTTTCTTTGCTCTCTAAAAATACTGAACACCTTCCTTCTTTATAGTTACTGCATGTTTTACACTTTTCTTCAAAACTTTCAAAGTCAGTTTTATTATCAAATATTCCTATAGTTCCTGTAGGAGTCAAAGTAATTTCAATTCTTGGATTATTCTTATCTATGTATATCCTATTAGTTCTAGGCATACAGTAAGTATCATCAAACCAAACTACTTCACATTCTGTAATTGTATCTTGTGTTAACTTTTTTAAGTTGTCAGAGTCACGACCTTTTTTATTCATATATACAACTTCGTCAAGATAACAATATTCGAATTCTGATAATTTTTCCCATCCTTGTTTTATTACCTCTTGTTCTATGTATTTACCATTTATTAATTTATAATCCTTACCTTCTTTTTTTAAATAAGTTGAACCAAATTTATTTCTTCCATAAATATGATTAATTGAACTTGGTAATGGCAAAGTTAATTTTAGTTGCTTAATTTCTTCCATAGTTATATTCCTTTCTATTTTTAGACATAATAAAAAGGCTTGTACTATTACAAACCTTCAATAATCTAATATATTTATTTTTTAAACTTAATCCATATTTTCTATAATACTAAGTAATTCACTTTTACTCTTTCTCAAATATTTACGAGTGACGGAAATATCCTGATGTCCAGCCAAATCAGCTATAATATCTATAGATACAGAACTATCCCCTAAATTTTTGCAATACAGATGCCTTAGTGAATGGCAATGGGTTTTAGATTTATCTATATTACATAACTCACCATATTTCTTAATTATTAAATCAGCACATTTACGTGTTATTGCACCACGTTTTCCAACAAATAAATAATCTGAACCTTTATTAACTCTACCATTTCTACAATAATCCAACCAAATAGCATTTAACTTTTTAGGTATAAAAACCATTCTTATTTTATTACCTTTACCAACAACTTGCACTGCATCTTTATGAACATCGTTAATAGTAAGCTGAAGTGCCTCAGAAATTCTTGTTCCTGTTAACTCTAAGGTACGTAATAATGCGACAGCTCTTAAATCCTTTTTATTTCTAGCCATTTCTACCATTTTGTGAATGTCTTCTTTGTTTAATACATTTTCTAGAAAATTTTGAGATTGAACCTTTACAATTGTAGTTGTAGCTGATATTTCATTAAATGCTAAGTATTGATGAATGGCAACTAACTTTCTATTAACAGTAGTAGTAGCAAGAAATAATTTAAATAATAAATATTCCTTATAATCTTTTAATGTACTATTATGTAGTTCTGAAATATCATTATCTTTTAAATATTTTAAGAACTGATTTATATCCCTTGAATATGCTTCAATAGTTTGTAAACTTTTTTCTTTATCTAATAAATAATCTTTAAATTCATTTAAGTTACCCATAATATCCCTCCATGAGTTAATTATATCATAGTTTGTACCCATAAGAAATATTATGTCTTGAAAATAAACCAACTTTTCCATAACCCAAAGTATAGTAGTAATTATTAATATTTAAATACATTTTTATCCGTATGAAAGATTTTATAATAATCAATTCTGACAAAAAAATAAATTTGAACGCAATAAGAGTCTAGTAAGTATTAGTTTAAACAATTCTATATAATTATGAAAATTTTCTGTTCTATTCCAATTTAAAATATAATATGATATAATTAAATTTAATGAACTAAATTGTACAAGTACATATACAATATATCTAATAGTAGAAGGGGATTACCAACTAAATTCTTTTCTACTATTTTTAATTTATTTTACAAAAATATATTTACAAACATATTAATTTATGTTATATTTATATTGTAATAAAGATTTGTTTAATTCATTTAATCAAACTTCTTTTATTATATTAATTTGTTTAACTTGTTAAAAGTAGAGTAGCTATTAATTTAACTACTCTACTTTTGTTTAAGTCTGAATAAAATGTTAGATTTACTTGAAAATTATTATATTAATTTATTACGCTGTTACAATACAATCAGCATATCCATCTTTAGTTAGTGCATCATCTACACCAGCTTTAAAATTTAAATATAAATTTGTATTAATAAAATATTTTCTATATTGTTCTTGCCCATCTGCTAAAGATACTTTTGCCTTTTTTTCAATATCGTTTTTAATAAATGTAACCATTAATAATCACTCCTTTTAATTTTTATTAATTTATTTTTGTAAACTAGGTATTATATCAGTTAACAAATAACTCAATGTATCATTATTTGTCGAGATATCAACTTCATTTTCTGTAGTTCTGGTTGGTAATGGGGGTTCTGTTTCTAAAGTTTCAACTCTAGAATTAACATTACTAATTTTTTCTATTAACCAAGCATCTTTCCCTTTAGTAAAATAAGTTCTTTCATCAATCAAATTTGAAATATCAATTATATCCCCTATATTTTTATCAATTGAATCTTGTAAAACAATATAATCTGAACCCCCTCCAAAAACAATTGTACTATCTCCAATTATTTGATTGTCTGAAATTGAAGTTACATTATTTATTATACAATTTATTCCAAAACTACTTTTCCAATATACATATGCTATCATTTTAAATCATTCCTTTCTTCTTTATAAAATTTATTTTATTATTAATTGATTGTTTCCAAACGTCTTCTTTATCAAATGTCCAATATGGTATTTCTAAATAACTATATCCTTGCTGAATTGCTTTAATTCTCTTATATCTATCTTTTAATTGTTGATAATGAATCTCTTGTTCTGGTGTAGTATTATTTTTTCTTGCTAATTTTTTATGCCATGAATTAATTTCATAATGTTGAATTCCATGAACCTCAATTACTAATTTTAATTCTTTTATTTCATTATCAAAAGGAAGTCGTCCTCGTTTATTTTTTATTTTAGGATTTTGTGGAATTATTGTACAATTATATTCATGCAATATCGTAAAGCCCATTTCTTCTAAATATACTCTGACTTTTTCTTGAATAATTGATTCTTTTCTTTCTTTAACACAATCTGGACATCTAAAATCTGTCATATAACTTATACATATTTTTCTTTTAAAGTCATCATGTTTTTTATCGAAACATCTCCACCACACTATTTGTTCTGTATATAAAGTATATTCAAAAGGTGATTTTTTATTTTTATTACTCCATATTTTACCTAAAAAGTCTTGTCCAAAATTATCAATTATGTATTGTCCTAAACTATCTTTAGGATGTACTTTTCCATGAAATGTAGCACAATAAGGACATCTTTGCCCTACAATAAAATCTGCACACCTTATTTGATAATCCTCATGATAATCTTTTTCTTGACATTTTATAAAAACTTTTTTATTGCAACTATGACTAATATCCCAAGGATTCAAAGTATTTTTATTTGACCAATATTCTTTTAAGAAGTCATCTCCAAAATTATCAATTCCCCATTGTGCAAAAGAATTACATTGATTACAATTTATATTTCCATTTTTTCTATAAGTAAAAGAATTTATGTTTTTTAATTCACTATTATGTATTCCTTTTGGACATTTAAACCAATATTTTTTATTAGCACTATAAGTTATTTCACTTGGTTTATAATCATTTAACTCATAATCCCATCTATCCAATATATCTTGCCTATTGTTTTCTGTACACCATTGCTCAAAAGATTTGGATTTTTTTAGTATGGTTCTGTTTGCCTTTTCCCTACCAAACACATTTGTTCCACATTGCTGACAATAGTACTTTCCATCTTCATGTAAAAACATATTGTAGTTATTATATGATATATTTTTTATTATATTCGGTTCTTTGCAATTTTCACAATCGCATTTTGCTTGGATTTTAACAGGACTACCTTTAGATAAATCTTCAATTTTAACTTCAAATTCTTGTCCTATTTTTGTGTAAATATATCCTAAATTTTCATATCTATCTTTGTTTCTTGGATGCCATTTCAATATTACAGTTTGATTTAATATCATAAATATTCCTTCTTTCATAAATTATTCATAAAAATAAACAATAAAAAAGACCTATCATCTTTTTCTGATGATAGACCATTCTTTTAATGCCTCATTTAATTTGTTATCTTCTTTGTAAATATACAACCAAAATTCTCTATCTGTTTTACAATGTTTTGCTTTGAATTCACTTTTAATATGTTTTGATTCTAAAAATTCTTTTAATGGCAAAGAAAAACATTGGTAATATATTTTATTATTCATATATTAATAAACTCCTTTTATTTTTAATTTATTAACTTGTTGTTACAATTAAATTTGGATTCACTGTTCGATTCCGATTAGTCAAATTCTTAACTGCCATTTGATTTGTTTTTGTATTATCTAATGGATCTCTGATTATTTTTACACCAAAAGTTGCATAAGCGTCATCATATCTTCCAAAAGTTGAGTATTCTAAATGTGGTAATGTTGTGTAAGTCATTGTTAATGTTGACGCAATTGGAGTAATTGTAATATCTGTTGTAGAAAATTGCCATGCAAAATCTAATGACACAGGCACTATACTTAAACCACTTAAATCTGTTGTTAGTGTTGTTATTGGTAAATTTGTAAAATATGTTTGTAAGTCTGTATTATTGCTATAACTTGTCCATGCGATATTCAAATCTCCGGTATATTTGTGAATTCCTGTTCCATCTTTATACAACCAATTGACACCATTATCTACAGTAAACAAGAATTTTATTCCTGTATTAGCTAATATTGTAACTGGTATTGTCAATGAGGTTATTGTATCAATTGTTGTCAAACTAAAATTACTAGCACCTGTAGTCTTAAAATAAGTTGGATTAGTATTAGACACTGAAAAATCTATTATATCATTGTAAATTTCCAAATTATCTAGTATTCCTTGAAAATAGTAATTTGAATAATTATTATATCCAATTAATAAATTCATATCACCAGTTATTGTTATTTGTGAATTAAGAACTAAACTGGCTTTAGGATTTATTAAATCATCAACATATAAACTTATCGTTTTAGTAGCATGTGTATACCTATATATGATAGTGTGTTTAATTCCATCAAAATAAGGTGACATATCATAAGAAAGAGTACCATTTGAAGTGGGATAACTTACAAAGTAACTAAGATTTAAAATTTTAGTTGGAGTTATTGTTACTTCTAATCCATTACTTGATCTGTTTGTAATTAAAGTTTCATAATGTGTTGGGAGTACACTTTTCTTAAAATCAAATTTAATTGTAAAGTTTTTGTTATAAGGTATAACTGGATTGGAGAAACTTATATAATCACTTGACCCATTGAAACTTCGTGCATAACCAGTTCCATCTAACCCTACAACACTAGTAGTTCCATGATATACTCCATTATATAAACCTTTTGAATCCGCACAAACTGTTCCACTTGTTTCCTCAAATTTATAATTATTTACGCAAGTCACTCCTGCTTTTAATTTAACAGTATTTCCACTAAATAATAATTTAGTGGAATCTTGCAATGTGTATTTATTACTATCACTAAAATCACAATGATTATCTATTATAGAACTACCAGCAATTTGTTCTTGAATATTGATTAACATTTTATCTGCATAACAACTAGGATAACTGAATGTTTTTTCTTCTCCACTTGCAATAGTTACTGGACTTCCACTAGGTTGTAATATCGTTCCATTTGTTGCTACCAAACCTGCTACATTAACATTAGCATGAGTATAATTACCACTATTATCTGCAACAAGAACTCTATTAGGTGAATAAGTTGAATTATCTACAATATGAGAATTAATGCTTTTTGCATCACTTCCAGATACACTAATGGTTACATCATTCCCAATAGTATTTAAATTTATATTCGTACCAGCTTTTATATTGCTAGAAGTTAATAAATTTGTGGGTTTATTATTTATGTAATCTAGTTTTGTATTGTCATTTTGATTCCAATCAGATTGAATTTGAGAACTAGAACCACTAACATTACCCCAAGAAGTACCATTATAATATTTTAGTATTGGTGTTGATGTTGTATCTAACCATAATTTAGTTGTATCAGTATTTGAATTACCAATCACAATCTGTTTATCATTCAACTTATGCCAACTAGAGTCATAATAATTCATACTAAAATCTGGTAAAATGTATATTTTATCTGAACTGATTTGAGAATTTGGAAGTGATGAAACAACTTCTATTGAACTATATTTTATTTTACTACCATCATTTTTAACTAAATAAAGATTATCCTCAGTAAATATAACTTGACCAGACGTTGTATAACTAGCCAAGTTACTTTTACTATCCGCATTAAAATTTAAATTTGCCATTTATTTTATCACTCCTTTCTAAAGATTGAATGTATTCCATGTTGAAATTCCTGTTCCACCAGAAGCAGTACTATTTATAGTTACATCATTACCACTTGTTGTAACAGTAATATTAACTCCAGCTTTTATGTTGGTTGTTTCTAATTTGTTTGTTACACTAGGGATATTTCCGATAGTTGCAACTTTATCCCTAACTGTTCCTTTTGTGAAATATAAGTCCGTACCATCATATTCAATTAATCCATCTTGTACAGTTGGTTTTAATGTCCCTCCACGAAGTTTTATTGATGACATATTAATAATATTAGCACCCAAACCTCCATTAAGTGTTGAGGCAGTTCCTTTTCCAATAGAAGGATATACTATAGCTGATTCAGCAAATAGTCCTACACCATCTACCATTGGTATACTTGTACCAATTTGAATACAATTTAACATTGTTGTCAATCCACTTGAATTTGTAATAACTGACGGCACTGAATTAGTAGTATGAGATACCATTGCTGATGTATATGATGCTGTATTGTTTACTACTGCTTGACCAATAACTACATCACTTGTATGTGTAAAAGCAACTGAACCATTAATAGACAAACAAACATTATTAGGATTATTTATATTGAAGCTCACCCTGTTGGCTATCAATTTACCTTTTGCAGTACTTGCACTATAAAAACATCTTGCACTTGTTCCACTAGTAGAAACATTACATGTTCCATCTTCAAAATAGATTCTTGAACTTGTATTAGTATTTGTATAATTTATTGCATCACCACTTACTGAATTGACACTTGAACCTATTAATTGTAGATTTTGTATTCCTGTTCCATTAAATGATAATGTATTACCACTAGTTGAATTTAATGTAATATTATCTATAACTACAGTTCCAGTAAAATCTGCTATATGATTTCCAGTAATAGTTACACCAAATTTAACTGGTGAAGTAAGCATTACGCCTGCTTTAAAGATGATATTTTCCACATAGCTAGAAGGAAATATAAATATAGTAGTTCCACTAGTAGCTGTATCAATAGCTTTTTGAATTGTTAAGAATGGTTTTGAAGCACTTCCATCATTAGTATCTAATCCATTCTTTGCTACATATAAATAATTAGTTGGTTTGACTAACATTGTATTTTTTAATTCATATTTTGCATCAGCATCAACTATTTTTATATAGTTAGCTAATGCATCTGATAAATTAGTAGTAGTTACTAAGTTGGCAACTACTATTGCATTTAATTTAGTTTTATCTTCTTTTGAAAGTAATCCATCAATACTTTCAGTTGCAATAGGAACACTTGAACTAGAACCTAAACTAACCCATGCACTATTACTATATATATAGATAGTTGAATTCTCAGTTACTACATGTGCATCTCCTTCAACCATTCCTGTTAATGCTTGTAAATTAGCATAAGTATCTATTGGAGCTTTCCAATTCATATTCTTACTTATTGAATTAAATAATATTTGAATAGCCTCTTTACTCATTGTCTCATCTTTAGGGTATCTATTATCAAGTGCAGTTTGAAGATTTATTATTGATGAAATTTCTTGAATATGTGTTATATCAGCCTTTGTATCTAAACCATTTGTTAATTCTAATTTAGAAGCCAAATTGGATATATCTGGAATTGTTGGGCGATTATTTAGTTCATTATAATCTTTTGAAAAATTTTCTAATGAAGCTAATTTAATTTTTTCCCCATCAGTATAATCATTTGAACTTAAAGTTTTTCCTGTTACTTTGTCAACTTTTCCTTCAACTACTGAACTTATATTAATACTATTGAGTATATATTGAATAAGTTGTGAATTTTCGATAAGTCATCAGTCCTTTCTATTTAATTCTTTTAATTTATTTTCTATGTCATATTTTATATATTCTTCTGTTGTTAGGTCAGAAATAAATTTAAAATGATATCCATGATGTGTTAATCTTTTACCAGTACATACTGAAGATATTTTAGATTGAGTTAATTTTATTCCATAGTATTTAATAGATAACTTTTCACAATTTGTACTACTAGTATAAACTCGTCCATCATCTAAATTTATAATTGGCTTTTCTTTATATCTACTGTTATAATCACACCAACATATTTCTGCTCCCCTTTTTAAGTAGTCTAAAATAGTTTTTGATGATATTTTCATAATTTTACCTATTTCTTTTGTGCTGTGAACTCCGCTATTCCAATAATCACAAGCTTCTTTAACCCTATTACTTAGAGCAAATTTTTCACATTCTACCCAATTAACATTATTAAAATTAAATATATTTTGTAATTTAGCGATAGTATTTTCTTTAAAGTTTCCTTCATCAGAAATTCTAATAACCTCATAACCATATTCCTTAACTAATCTATCTTTCTCATCATCAAGAAATTTAGACTCTTCTTTAGTTTGACCATTCATATTATTGTCAGTTCTATGAAATCCACCATCAACTTCTATAATAAGTTTTTTATTCTCAATTACAAAATCATATTCTCCACTTACCTCTTTTTGTTTAAAAGGGTTATAAAATTTACACCAATCAAAGGTATGATTATCTATAAAATTTTGATTAAGTTGTGTTAGTAAATTAAATGTATATTTATGTCCATAACTATATCCATCTCCACATATACACCCTATGTCATGTCTATTATAAATATTATTTATTTGATATTTTTTTATTGCTCCGCAGTTAGGACATTTAATTAATATCCTTTTATTACTTTGACATGTATACATTTTTGCTTCATCAATAGCACCTTGAAAATATTTAATCATCCAAGGTGCTACAGTGGGGATGTCATTTATTCCTTCTACTACTATTAAAGGATTTTCACAACAACATAAACAACCAACTCCATGTAATAAAGTTGATTCTAATACCCAAAATGGACAATCTGTCGATAAGCTTTTTCCCCCTAATTCATATCTAATACCATTTGATTTTAAATATTCTTTTTGAGGAAATGAATAACAACAATATAGTATTTTACTATTATCCACACTTCCATTCTCCATTAAGACCACTCCTTTCATTTTTGTATATTCATCTTTTGTTTAATAAGAATAAGACCCAGATAAAATAATTCTAGGTCTCTAAAAGTTCACTTCAAATTACGATTTTAAAAACTTTTTATTTTGGTATATTTTATTAATCAAATATTACAATATTTAATTTTATAGTTTGTACAGACGTAGATGTTTCTTCATAATATACTCTTATTTGGCTATTAGATATTCTTGTAAATACTGTTTGAGTTATATCATTAGCATATAATTGATTCCCAGTATTCTCAGTAGTAATATTATATATTGCATTAGAAGATACAGAAGGATGATTTATTGTTATGGATACTGCTGAACCAGTAGTAATTGATGCAGATATTATATCTCCCGATACAGGTAAATTGCCACTTGTTCCACCAACATCGCCAATACTTACAGTTCCTTTATATATGGACATTCCCCATGTTCCGTCACCTTTTAATATTGAATTTTGTTTACCTACCAATGGTTGAGGAACTAATCCACCTTGACCATTCACCGTACTTGATGCACCTGTCATTGTTTTTATATCATTTGTTAAAGCAATAATTCCATCTTTATCAGGTATTGTTAATGTTCTTATATTTCCTGTCGTAATTCCACTAGCTTCAAATTGTGCTATTTTTGTATTGTCTATTTCATCAATTATTTTTGTAGATGAATCAACTAATGATTTATTAGTTAGTGTTTCAATTCCTGTTTTAGTAACATCAGCATTAACTGTAATAATTGTATTGTCATTAGTAGAGTCATCTATTACTGAGACTCCATTTCCCATAAATTTTAAATTAGAACGTTTTGCATAAAAATTACTTCCATCTCTAATTATATGTCCACTTATTAAAGTCCAGTTAGAAGCTATAAAAGTGGCATCTGTGTTTAATGTTTTACATCTATACAACAAATCATCATGAATAACATATTCTCCTACTTTATATTCGGTATTAGAAATCCAATCATTTATTTTTGTACCACCAGCACTTCCAATTCCTACCCAAGAAGTTGAATTATAGGCACTTATAGAATATGGAATACTTGTAGTATCTATCCATATATCATCTTTAACCATTCCTACAGGAGAATCTGATTGCATAAATATTCTTCTTTTTTTATCTTCTAATTCTAAAATATGTTTTATACTATATGTTTTTATAGTACTTGTTGTATCCGCATCATCAATTTTTGCATATTCATGTAATTTATTTATTAAATCAGTTTGAGTTGATATGTCTCCTATTATACTTCCCCAACTAGTACTTCCATTATGAATTTTTAAATATCCACCTGTTGAAGTTTTTATAACTAAATCATATTGAGCAAATGTTATTGAATTTCCTCCTAAAGTCTGTGTTCCACTAACTAAAACTATCCAAGCATAACTTTTGCCATTAGTATTTACAATTGTAATATCAGGAGTATTTGTTGAAGCATCATAATAATCATTTTGTATAGATAATCCACCTAAAATACTTTGATCTACATATTCCTTTGAGGCTAATGAAGTAAAAATATTTGTATTGTTTTTTTGTATTTCTAAATAACCTATTTCTCCACTTGAATTCTTAATTGGAATTGTATTATTATTAGCATTTTCAAATCCGAATAATTCCATATTCCCCATAGAATTTACATCAATCGATTTATCATCTCTAACTACAGATGAGCCGTTAGTTGAAGCAAAAACAGTTACTTGCCAATTTGACACGGTTTTATCATAAAAAGCTATACCTACTTGACCTGAAACTGTACTTATAATAGCAAATTTATAAGAATCTGCACCACTTGGATAAGCTATTTTTAAATCAGCTAATGATGAAAATTGCCCTAAACAACTATTTAACTTCTCAAGCCATTCTGTTTCAGTTCCAGAGAACCCTTGTTTTTCTATTGCTGATTGATAAGCACTTTTACCTTCGACCCCTTGTATTCCTTGAATACCTTTATCCCCTTTTTCACCTTTTAATAAAACTGTAGAATTATACCATAGTAAGTTATCATATGAAGATGGCGAGTCTAAGCCACTCCAAGTATAAACAACTTGTGATACTCCACTTCCTACTAAAATAACTAAACCATTTTGTAGTGAATTCGGTGAAACACTGAAATAATTATCTCTATCAATAATTGTTGGAAACATATAATCACTACGAACAACTGCAATATTTTCCAATCTTTGTCCATTACTCGAACTATAATTAACAACTATTCTACCTGAGAAAGAAGAAGTTGACGTTAATTTTATTGTATCAGCATTTATTATTTGTACGCCAATAGTCTCTTCTTTTTCTTCAGAATTAAATATTTTATAGTTTATATTTAAGTCATTTAATTTATGTTCTAAAGTTAATGTATATATAGTATTATCAACAGTATCTCGTACCCATTGAGAACTTGTAAATACAAAATTTTTATTATCATTTATATTAGGATTATTAATTAATTTATATGTACCATCATTAGTAAGAACTAGTTGTCCACTGCCATTAGTAATTAAATGTGCTACTTTATCTTTATCTATTTGGTTATAAGACATCCAATCTGCTATAGGAATATTAACTTTTGTAGCATCTTTTAAAGTAAATTCAATTCCTGTAGGTGTTCCTATGCCACTTTGAATTCCTACACTATTCATTTTAAGAGCATACTTCTTTGCCAAAGCAAGAGTTACTACGTCCATTAAAATCACTCCTTTCCATTTTTTATTTTATTGTTGTAAAATCCAAATATCGTTTTCCTCGTCATAAAGATAAGCATCCCCAGTATCTTTACAATAAGCACTTGACCCATCACCAAGTTTATTATCGGCTTTTTTAGGTAAGTTTGGAACATCGGTACTTAAACACCAATAATCGACTTGACCTGTTTTATAATATTTATAAGGTTTTATCATATTAATCATCCTTTCTATTATTAATTTATCTCCGAATGCCTAGCTAACACATTCATAAGTTATTTCTAGCTACTTATCATTTGATAAGCACCACAAAAACAACTTTTGTTAAAAGAGACTAGATTTAATTTCTAATCTCCTTTATATTTTTAATTAATTTGTTATTTATAATAATTCACATTCTTTAGCTTGGTTTAAATATGAATTTATAGTTATATACCCAGTATTAAATTTTTTCACCAAATCTATCTTTTTATAATTAGGATTACTAGATACGTATTTTACTATCTCTACTACTAAACTTTTAATTGATTGAGACATTATGCAATTCCAATCCACTGTGATTAAATTAAATAATTTATTTAATTGACTACTTAACATTGAATTTCTAATCCATTCTAAAGAGTCATATCTTGTATCAATAACTATGTAATTTTCTTCTTTAATCCCATTAGATAAAGCTAATTCTTTTTTTAATCTGTCGTTTTCTTGTTCTTCTTCTAGTGTTTTAGTATTTGAATTCCATCCTGTACTATCTTGATAATGTTGCATTCCATGAGTTTCTACTATATACTTTTCACCATTTAGTTTAAAAAAGAAATCATATCTGTATTTATCACACCATTCTTCATTAATTTTTGAGTATTCTGATATAAAATCAACATTCATATTATATAAAAAATTACTCATAAACTTTTCTCCAAAAGGGACTTTATCAGAACATGAACAACTAAATCCACTTCTAGAGTATATCTTTCCCAATGTTAATTTCTTACTTTTGTTTTTTCCACAATTTGGGCAAATAGGAAATATACTTTTAGTTGAACCATGACTATATTTTTGGGCAATTTCGTTACCAACAATAGGAATCATCCAAGGGTCTGTAGTTGCAATATCATTTATTCCTTGAACTACTATTTGCTTAGTACAACATAAACAACCTGAATTTATAAAACTTGCCTCATCAGCCCAATACTCTTTTTGATATTCACCATTTTTATAATGCTCGCCACATTTAAATCCACATACATTACAAGTGTATTTATACAAACTACGATATGACTTTCTTTTCTCTATATATTCTCTTTTTCTGTCTGTAACAACAATATCTTTCTTTTCATTTATTATACTAACTCCAATATTATATTTAAATTCAAAAGGTTTAAAATTAAATATTTTTGATAGTCCACATTTTTTAAAATATAATGAGTTAATATAATAAATATTATCATTATATTCAACTTTTAATGTACAATTTTTATCTTTTTTATTAAGTTCCCATCCTAATATAGTAAGATATCCTTGTATTGTGCTATAAACAAAGAATACTTTCTTATGTATAGAATCTTCCCAATTAAACAACGTTTTGTTCATGGGAATTATTTCTAAGAATATTTTTTAAAATTTGTATCGTGTAATAAATCATGATTTTCTTTTTTCCAATTATCTATATATTCGTCATATTCTATTTGTGTCATATTAATCTTTATTTTTGATTTATCATATACTTCGTCAATAATAATGTTATTTCCTTTTCTATGATAATTAAAAAACATCTTAAACTCATCAAAATGTTTTTTATGTTTGCTACATTCTCTTGGTTGTTCTTCTAATAAATAACATAACTCGTCATAATTTTTTATTACTTGTCCTACTTTTAATATACTTGTATTCATAGCTTAAATTCCTTCTTTCTAAATTAAATTTTTACAAATAAAAAGACGCTTACTTTTTGTAAACGCCTAATTTCCAATTATCTAATATTCTTTTACATTTATCATCTCTAATAAATACCCAAAAGTCTTTATTCTTTTCTTTATTATATCCATGAATAACATATTCAACTTTTTCTTCATTTAATTTATTTTTTTAAATTATTTGAATAACATATAAATAAATCTTCCTTTGTCATAATTTATTTCTCCTTTATTATTTGTAATCCGATAAAGATATTAAGAATAATCGACTGTTCAATTTTTCTTCGGATAAAACAAACCATTCCCCGCAACCTCTTGAAAAATCTAAAATTTTATGCAAATGTCTTTCTAGCTTTTTATATTGTACACAAGGAATTATTTGTATAAGTTCTAATTCATCTTTAGAACCAACAAATCTATTGGTGCTTTGTATCTGTTTAAACCTCAATTTACAATCTTTTGAACACCCAATTTTTATGTACATACTTTCATTAGTAGACTTTGATATGTTTTTTATAAAATATACTCCACTCATTTTATTACCCCTTATTTTAAATTATTTTATTCATCTTAGAAATTTTCACTCTATATAATTACATTAATATATACCTTATAAACCTAGTAATAATGCCATTATTGATAACGACCTTGGTAACTTTTATATACTTATATAGTACATTATATATTAGTTGGTCTACCAATCAGCTAACTTAACTAATTAACAATTGAGCCTATATCTATAATAGTCGTATCCATTATTCTTACTTGTTCTAATATCATAAATATCAATAATATGACAATCAATTAAGTTCTTTATCATTTTACTTATATTGGCTTGATTTTCAGTTGTATTATTTTTATAGTAAGCTTTTGCTAAGTCTACTTGAGACATTACAAATATATTTCCTTTTGTTTTATTCTCCACTAATTGTTGTTTATGTAGATATCTGATTAGCACATATAAAGCTAATTCATTGGGATTAATATTCTGACAAATACACATACAAGTTGCCATAAAGCTTATTTTTATTGTCTTATCTAAGGCAGTTCTTATTGGATTAAATTTGTAATATTTTTTATTTCTTGAACCAATTTCTTCTGTAATAAACTTTTTCTCAATAAGACTATTTAAAGTTTCTCTTAATGTTTTTTCAGATAAACAAGATTTTTTCTTATGTGTAATACTTCTAATAAGTAATTTTATATCCATACCAAACTTTTCTGTTAAAGGTCTAGGATTATCATATTCTAACCTTAATATGTTTAATATTAAAATTTCATTACCATTTAACATGTTAATCCCTCCATTTTGTTTATTTCTTATTTTCTTTGTTATTTTATCTTCTAATTGATAAGTTTCATAAATTACTCCGTCTTCATCAACTAATGAATCAAAATCAAATTCTGACTCTGTAAAATTAAAGCATTCACTTTTACTATCACATTCTTTACAATTCATATGTACATACTTTAAATTGTTATAAATACTTTTAATTCTATAATCTAAATTGTCATTATAACTGCTTTTATCTGCCCATGATTTACAAGCCAAAGTTATTTCTTCAATTGTTTTATTTCTTTGTCTTAAATTAACTACTATCTTTTGAAGGTCAGAATATCTATCTCCTTCGATAGTTCCATTTTCTAATATACTTAATATGCATTTGGGAATATTAGTATTGTTAGTCATATATTTAATTTGTTTTTTACTTGCATTATTAACAACTGTTTTTCCACAATTCTTTTCATATAGAAATTCAATATCATATGGTTTAATTTCATCTCTATTATCCATAGCTATTATTTTAACTAATTTAGTTTTATTCTCATCTTTAATGTTGTATGAGTATGGTGTTCTTAATATTTGTGTTGGCAAACAGGCATGGTTATCAGCCTTTAATTTTTCACATAATACCTTTTGAACTTCATTTACCATATCTAATTTATTTGTCTTATTGATACAAACATAGACATGATACCCATTACCTGAATCTACAAGACAATGAAAATGAATTTTATTTTGCTTAAATATATTTAATATATCTAAATGGTCAAAATCTTCGCCTAAATCTTTTTTGTCGAAGTCAAATCCAAGACAATATCTATATTTTAAATTTTCAGTTTTCCCACTTTCACTATCATCAACACTAGAAAGTTGAAAATAAGTATTTTTATTATATTTAGCACCACTTGTAACATAATTTACTACACTATCAATATCATTAAAGAATTTCGTTTTAATTTCAGTTGCTTCAGTATTTCTAGTTTCATTATTTTGAAATATTCTTATATACTCCTCATCTTCGTCAAACTCTCTAAAAATTAGTTTTAGAAATTTCTTTACTTTAATATCTTTGTCCATTGCTTTTAGTTCTTCTTTACTGTACATTAAATAACATCTCCTTTATAAATTTATAAGCAATTCCACTACTTGCCGAGAAGCAGAATAACCCTCTAAAAGAGAACTGAAGAATCTCGGCTTTCTTAGTTCTCCATAAAGGAAATGACTAAGATAACTTTTTTCAGTTACCTTTTACAAGGTTCATAAATTTTTACATAATAAAAAGACCTAAGAAGATTACTTCCTAAGCCTTTTTAAGTTCCAATAAATCAATTATTTTATTTATTGTATAGTATTAGTAGTAATTCCATTTACATCTGCTTGTGCTAATATATTATTTGCTGTTTGTTGATCTACTGTAACAGCGTTTACTACAACATTATTAGCATTACTTAAAGCACTATTAATAATATTCAATTTATTATTTAAATCCTCAACTTGTTTCTTTAGTAACACATTTTCAGCAACTACATTTGTCTTTTCATTAATTAATTGTGAATTTTGATTTTGTAAATCTACATTAGATTGTTTTAATGATTCATCGGTAATAACTGCTTGTTTCCCTTTATTAAATTCACCAGCAATAGCCTGTCTCAAATCATCAATATTTTCTTGAGTTAAATAAGGAATCTTTTGTAACAATAATTGGTCAAACATTTGTGATTTAGAAACTAATAAGTCTTCTACTTTTTCAGTAATTCTATATTTTTCTTCAACAATGTTCCATATTTCTTTAGCAGTATTAATCTCATCTTGATGTTGTGCTAATTGCTTTGTAACTCCTGAACTTTCTTTTTTAGCTTTCGCAGTATCAATAATAATGTCACCAACTTTAAAAATAAGTTTTCCTATAATACCTACTGCCCCTGTTATAATAATTGGTAAAGCCACACTAATAATTATATTCCATATTTCCATAATTATTTTCCTCCTTGACCTTATAAGTAGTCTAACTATCTATTTTTATTACATTAATTTGTTTTGATTAATTATTACCAGTATAATCTGAGTTTAAGAAAATATTCGCTTCTTTGGTACGTCTGCGATATAAACCTTCTATTCTCTTACCTCCTCCATTACTCCATGATTGAAAGTTCCCTAGAATGGTATTATAATCTCTTATTCCATTACAGACATTTTTATATAAAGTAGATTGATTTAACAATGCGTCAGTTCCACAATTGTATGCAAAACTTACTAATGCATCAAATTCATTTTGTGATAATGATACTCCTTTATTATTTAAATCATCTTTTATTACTTGTGCATAGTTTTTATTTATCAAATCTTTTAACATATTACTTGCAGTTTCTTCTGATATTTCGTTTGGTAAATTAGCAATCTCAATTCCAGTCATACCATAGCCTTGTGTCAAAACCCCAACACAATCATAGTATTTATTTGGGAAGAATCCTTCAAAAGATTTTACAAAATTTATACAATTATCAGAAACTAAACTATTACTAATCAAATGCCCTTGTGGATCAAAACTGTAAGACTTACCATCTATAGTAGCAGTTCTATTTACGTAGCATTCACCCATGTATCCATTACTATCTCTTTCAAGAAAAAACCAAACTCCTTTTAATTGAATCCAACCAGTTTTTAAATCTCCATTAACTTCATCTAAATAATACCATCGTTGGTCTTTATCTTGAAACCATCCAGTATCTAAAACACCAACATCATTATTTAAGTGATACCATTTACCATTATCAAAGTACCATCCTTTGATAATTTTACCATCAGAATTTGTAAGACACCATTTCCATTGATTCATTTATTATCTTTCCTTTCTTTTAATTTATTTTGATTAATAATTTACTTTCACTTATATCTTTAGGCGATGGATATTTAGAATCTATATCAGGACATAAATCTATTCCAACACTTTTAAATGCATCATACCATAACATACTGCATATGTGACTTCCAAAAGGTTCTTTATAAGGTAAAATTATATGAAATACATATCTAAATAATTCAACAAACAATAAGAAATAATCATATCTACTTCCAACTTGTCCATTTATATATCCAATAATTAAATCTTTTTGTTCTTCTGTTAATCCTTCATATCTATATACATCATATATACCAACATATTTATCTATAGATACTTGTCCTGTTTTCTCAAAACCTTCAGCCTCAACTAATTTACTGTTATTATCAATCACACCAGCAACATGCGAATAATTAGAGTCTGTTATATCCTTTATGATATCGCTCACTAGACCATGATTCCTTACTAATATTAAATCACAAGGTTTTAATTCCATAAACATGCCCTCTTTCTTTAATTTTAATGTATATTTATTGTTATATTACACATAATAATGTTGTAAGAAATTATGATAAAACATGGTATAACTATGGTTATATTTGTGTTATTGATTTTTTCTTATTAAACCTAAATGGAATTTTGTACTTGCAATATTAAATTAACCATTTAGGTTTATATTTATAAAAACATATAATAATCAAGTAAATTGTATCTTTTATTAATTTATGATATTCTTATTTATTAACTTCTATTAATATATTTTCTTTTTCTTCATCTGTTAACTTTACATAATCTACAATTATTTCTTCAGCAGTTTTATTTTCTAATTCCATTCTTGACTTAATTGCTCTCACAAATATTCTTAATTTATATCCTTCCATCAATTAGTACCTCCAAGTACCTTAGCTAATGCTATTTCTATATCTGTAATTCTATCGGAATTATTAGATGTAATAGTTTCTTTTATATCTTCAACAGTAATATCTCCAAAAATACCATAACTAGATTTGATAATATTTAACCAATAATCCAATTCTTCATCTTTCGTTTTATATATTAATTGCCTAATTTCATAATTATCTTCTATTAATTCTTTTTCAAAATCACTATTATTTTTTAATTCTTTATTATAATAAATTATATTTTTCATTTTTATACCTCCTATGGTATTACTGTATAAACTGGAGTATTTGTAGAATCTAAACTCCAATATACATAATATCCATCACTTCTTGATTCTATAGTAGTTATATACGCTCTACTTTCTAAAGATGTTAAAGATGATAAATCTTTTGAATTCAACAATTTAATGAACAAATGTTGTTTATTACTCCCTACAATATTAGAGGTACAACCATTTCCTAAAGTATTATTATTACAACCATTTCCTAAAGTATTATTATAACAACTACTTCCAAAAGTATTGCTTGAACATCCAATTCCTAAAGTATTATTTCTACAACTATTTCCAAAAGTATTATTACTACTATTAGGACTTATGAAATTTTCTAAACAATTATTCTCAAACATATTATTGCTATAGCTAAAACTACCATGTAAAAAATTATTTTTATTACAACCATTACCAAAACTATTATTTATACAAACACTAGATGCTGAACCAAATACATTATTCGAACAGTTATTCCCAAAAGTAAAGCTAGTAACTTTACAAAAGAATGTGTTATTTAAAAAACTATTTTCGGAATAAAAGTTTAGAACATCTGTATAAAATATATTATTTGTTAATCCTTCATAATCACCAATATAAATATTTTTAGAATTTATTGAATTAAAAGTAATATATTCAGTATAAGAAGAAGATTTAGTAAGATATAATTTGACACCATTAGAATAACCTACAAATTTTGTGTCAATCATATCATTTGTTATAGTATTGCCTACTAAATTGAACACATTAACATCAGTAGAACTTGTAGGGGTATTGGTATTTTTTGCAACATATATATTAGTACCACTTAGATATAAGACTCCCATTACAGCATTACCAGAAGTCCATACTGAATATGGTGTCAATGTTGTACCTATCAAATAATTGCTAGAATCTGCTGTATACCTTGCCCATAGCATAGTTCTCCAATCATTAGGTGCATTTATTTTTAATTTAGTATCATTTCTTCTTAAAATAAAACCATTTCTTGAAGTAGTACCATCTTCACATAAGTTATTAGTAAAATCATAATAAATTATATCTTGTGGATAGTCTAAACTACTACATTCAATAGCAAACCTATTTGTATTTATTGCGGTTAACACTAGGCTTTCAACAACAGAAGATTCTTTTATTACATTTGTCGTTGGTTGTTGATATTTTGTTTTATAATCTGTTAATATATATTGCACTCCAGCTATTAGTGTATTGTTAGACACCATTATTTGTAATTCAGAATAAGTTTTTGATTGTTGAGCAATATTATTAAATGCATTCTGAATTTTATCTGTATTATCATCAGTTTTTTTTAAGTCACTAGCAGTTAATACTTGTCCATTTTCTCTGTTCATTTTTTCTAGATTTAAATTTATTGGCATATTTTTATATCACCATCCTTTAAATTTTCACAATAAAAAAGAACAGTAATATTTATACTGTTCTAAATTGTTTATATTTGTTTTTTATAATTATCATAAAGTACATTGTAAATGACTATGCAATATTCCTACTTTACCTTCACAAGTATTACTACCATTTTTTGTACACTCTGTTGTAAAACTTTCAGTACCATCATGATACTCTTTTCCTTGTTTACATAATGCGTAGTGTGTTAACTCATGAACTAAAAATTTTTCACTAAGTAATTGTATATTTTTTGCCTTACTGTTTATTTTAATTTCAAGTGGTTTACCATCCATTGTTATTGTATTGTAACCTCCAATATTTCCATATATATCACTATATCCAATTGGAACATCTAAAGTTAAATTATAATTGTCTTTTAACCATTGATTAGCATATGATTTTAAATCTTCATCAGTTTTTAAGTCATTAACATAAATTTTATCACTATGTTTTCCAAATCCCTTTAGACATGAATTTCTATCACTTAGAATTAAATCACTATCACTATTTTTAATGCTATCATAATCATATCTACACTTATCTAATAAAGAATCACTTGCAAAATTTATTTCAGTTAATGATTCTACTGGTTTAAATTTGTATTCCATTTTTGAACTATTATATGAATACCAACTACCATCTTGATATTTAATTGTTGTAGTACCAGTATTATCAACATTAGCTGTACTTATATAATGATTATCATTACTTGTAAGTCCATTATTAACAATCATATATTTATTGCAAAAGTCATTTATGTTTTTTATACCATCATCAGCAAAACATGTACTAATCATTGACATACTTATTATAGCAGTAGCTATTAAAGTTTTTATTAATCCTTTTATATTTTTAATTTTCATAAAATTCAACTCCCTTTAATAATTATATTATATCAAAATTTTACTTTAAATTCTATTTCTTTCTATAATATAATTTTACTACTATAGCAAAAGAATGTCAACTATTATTCTATTAATTTATTAAAATTTTATAATTAACATTCTTTTAAAATTCCAATTTTAATTTATTAATTACCTATTACTATATATGACCAATCATTTATACTTCCTTCTATTGGTATTTTAAAGCCTCCATAAAAAATATTGGTATTATCTAATATATATATTAATGTTTCTTGTTTATCTGTGTCTCTAGTATAATGCCCTAATGCACTTAAAAAGTATTGATTAGAAGATGTTTGTGACGAGTAACATCCTAATATTGGAACATAAGTTATACTGGTGTTATTATATATAATTATTGTATTTGGAGTAAAATCTAATCCCTGAAGTAATAAATAATCAGATGGTACAGGTAATATTCTATTATTTTGAACTTGTTTAAATGTTATACCACTAGACCAAGTATTAGCATTTAACGTTCCTGTTTTAACTTGCATTCCACCCATACTTTGTAATGTTATATTAGCTACTAAACTAACCAAATTTCTTAAACTATTATTACTATTAGCACTAACACCTTTATTAACTAAATTACTTGCTAATATATTTTTGTCTGTTTGTATTTCATTATTTATTTCACCAAATGTATTGCTACTTGTCACAGTACCAACAGTGTTAGCAATACTAGTTTTCCCACTATTGGCTAACGTAAAAGCCGAATTTGCTTTATTCATAACCTCTGCAAAACAAGCTTCAGCATTAGTTCCATTATATAAATTTCCACTATCAACTACATTTACTTTACTTGCAGTTAAATCAATTGTATTTACCTTCGTCATAACCTCTGTTAAAGCATCTTCTACATTAGTACTTGTATACATATTTCCAATATCAACTAAAGTTACATCACTAGCTTTTACATTTTGTCTAACCCATGTATTATTATCTGAATATCTTTTAAATACATTCTCGCCTACATTAGTATCCCACCATATAATACTAGTATCCAATGGAGTATCTGTTCCTACCCATATTTTTTCTCCACATTTCCATCTTGCTGTGTCTGTTGGATTTATTCCTACTGTACCATCAACTATACAATAATACAATCTATGATTATATACACAAGCATCTCCAGTATTGTATGTTATTGTATTATCAAAATTACCTGTATTATCTGTTCCTTTTTTAATAGATATGTTTAATGATGGGTCTCCTTTTTCTCCTTTTATCATAAATCTTAACCAATATGTATCTGTAGAAACTTCATTATTTGGTTCATGATTTAAATTGTTATCTACTTTACTTAAAAATAAAAACTCTCCATGTCTTACAAAATTACCTGTAGAATATGTAGTTGTTGAGTTCCAATCTCCTTTTTCAGAATAATTAGATATTATTTGATTTATTTCTGCTTGTTTTTGTTCTACAAATACTACTATTCCATCTCTCATATACATTTGCATTCCACGAATACATGCACATAATTTATTCCATGTATCTGAAGTTGGTAAATATTCTTGTAAATTAACTGCCAATTGTGTCATTTCAGCTTTTTCTGCATCTGTAGTAAATGTTTTATTTTTTAAAACATAATATCTATCTATCATATCAGAATGTGCTTTATCCACATCCTGAAAGACTATGAAACTATCTGGATTTAAATTATCATCTGTTGTAAATGTAGACCATCTAGTCACTAAGTCATCTGTCATATAAGTTGCCATTAGTTTCCCTCCTTATTTTTTCATAATAAAAATAAGCCAAGAAATTCATCCTAGCCTATTCTTACATCACTATTGAACCATTGTTTTATATTACTTAAATTCCAACTTGGATTACCATCTGTAAATATACTTTCAGCACTATCAAATTCTTTATTTATAGTAATAACGTCTGATAATAAATAAACTGAATTTGTGTCTTTTTTATAGATTGTAAATTTAATTATCTTATTTTTATACTTGACACAATTTGCTTTTACCTTATTTCCAATATTTAAGTTACTAATATCTTGTATTGAAAATAAAGATAGAATCTTAAAAGTCATATTATAACAATCATCTTTTGAATCTGACAATGTAGATACTTTAGTATTCTTAGGTATTCTTACACCAAATCTTATACCTGTAGTATTACTATTGGGATAAATAGTTGATGAACTTTCATCTGTATTAAATACTTTTAATTTATTGTTATCAACAGTATCAATTGTTCTAGTGAAATATGGAATATCTGCACCTAATTTTATTTCATTACTATATCCTAATACCATTTCTCCAAGTCTAGCTGTTCCTAATATCGCATCCATATTTGAAAGATTAAGTTCGTCCAATGTTGGAATATATACTTTTACGCTATCTCCATCAATTACATTGTCCATTAATATATTTTTAAAGTCTTCATGTATATAACTCAAAAATCCATTTTCACTTGCATAACTTGGCATTTCATCATTATCATAAGATTTTTTGTACCATGTTGATCTACCATTTACAACTCTTTTTACATCAAAGTTCATTAATCCCAATGCTGTATCATTTTGAATATAAAAATATAACACATCTGTTGTCAATATATCTCCTACAACAAATGAATGTAATTCATATAATTTAATTCCACTTACAAATTTAGATAGTGAAAACATATTATTATATCTAGATAATTGTATATAATTTTTGTCATCTAATTCAAATTTAATTAGCATTACATCATGTAATTCAAGGTCTCTTGCCCATATTTTAGCAGTCCAATCTCCTTCTAGACGGAACGCCCCGTCCTTATCCCATATTACTACTGTGTTATGTAAATCAGCCCAAGTTCCATCTATATAATTTATATCATTCCCACTATAAATACGTCCTCTAATTTGTCTGACATAGCTTGTTATTTTTACACTTCCTGTAGTTGGACTATTTTCAAGTTTCATAACTGCTGGTAATTTAGTTTGCAAAAAAACACAATAAAAATCTTGTGATATACTTGTTTCCATACCACTTGCTGTTTTTACTTTTAACTCTATAGTATAATTTGTTTTATTTTCTAAATTAGAAAATTGATATTGTAATAATTTATCTAATAAAACACCGCTTGAAGCGATTAATGCACCATCTTCATATAAATTATAAACATAACTATATAATTCATCTGCTTCATTTTGACTATATGTAGCCATCATTACTGGATTAGGACTTTCTATTTTACCATCAATAATTGTTGTTACGTTTAGACTTGGTGGAGTCAAGCACTTTACAAGAACAGTATCGCTCCATGTCGAATACTGACCATTTGAATTATATGTTCTAATTTTTATTTGATATGTATGACCATTACTTAATGTATTAAGTGGTATTGTATTATTAAATTCAAAACTTTCTATTTTTTTGTTATAAATTATAATTGATGAATTTATATTGTCTACAACATTTATTTCATTTGCATATACTAATTCACCACCAACCACATTAAATTTAATAATATTATCAACTAATGCGTTTATTGGTGCTAAAGAAAGTGAATTTGTTGGGGTTATAATTATAGGTCTTGTTAAATTAATTCCTGTTCCACTTGTATTATCCACTATTTTATTAAAAGTCCAAGTTCTTAATACAACATTATCACATGTATCTGTAGTTCTTATTACAACTGTATGATTTCCAGCAGATAAATTAGTCCAAAGCGTTCCCAACAAACTATATATGAATTTAGTTTTACTAGGTTGATTTTCTAAAGTCCGTGTAACTGTTCCATCAAGTATTTCTTCAACTTTAAACAAATCATTTTCTGGGTCAGTAATTGTATATTCTTGTGTTATGCTTGAAGTAAAATTTCCTAAAAATCTATCACTATCTGATATAACTGGAGGTTGATTATATTTCTCTAACATAATTCTCCAATTTGAGTTATCAGTTACTAATATGTTATTAGTTGTATTTATTGCATTACCACCTCTAATAATTACATTACTGCCACTAATATCTTTAGTTAAAGAAGGTGATTTCCACCAATGAAGTAAAGTGTTTGTATCAGAAGTAGAGATAGTTGTATCATTATAATTTCCAGTCAAATCATTTGAATTTGGAGTTAATAATGTATTTAAGTTAACTTGATTTAATACAAAATCGTCCCATTCTTTACTAGTAATTAATCTTATCTTATATTGATATTGATTTATAGTTACCATAGAATTTCCACCAACAAAGCCTTGAATATTCAATTGATTATAACTTATTCCACTTAATAAATTTTTAGTAGATAATAAATACTCATGTGCGCCACTATTAATAACTAACCATTCAATATCTGTTCCACTAGATTTTAATTCTAAAACTGCATTGTTAATATAAGTAATTGGTGCAGATGAGAAATTAACTTGTATTCCATTTTGAAACAAACTACCTTGTACTATTTTTTGTACTGACAACATCCTCACTCCTTTCTTTTATTAATTTATTTTAATTTGTTGATACTTCGTAAGTTAAATTGTTTTTTTGTAAAATTTCTATATTTTTACCATTATCTATTTCGGTAAATGTTGAACTGTATTTCCATAGTCCCCATGCGCAATCGTCTCCAAATAAAGGATTCTTTTTAATATCAGTTAATACTCCTAAAGTATAAAAACTATGATTTCTTACTAACATTGGTTTGCCACTATGTATAAAATCTTCAAATCCTTCTCTATAAGCATTTTCTATAGCAAAATCTACTTTTCCTCCATTTTCTTCACAATTTAAACTTATTAAATCAAATGTCAAATTACCTGACATATATTTAGAACTTCCACATAATATTGCTGGATATTGAGATGATAAAGTTTTTACAATAGTTTTATCTTCGTTCAGTGATATATCACTTAAATTTAAATCAAATCTTATTGGATAATTAACTAAATCTCCATCACTATTTCTACCAGTTAAAAATAAACTTTTGTATAATGGGGATATTATCCCTGTAACTCCAACACCTTCGAAATTTTGAACCACTGGAACTAATGAATACTCATAATTTTTACTGTTCTCTATATAAAAGTCTTCAATATCATAATTTTCTATATCATCACTAAAAGGATAATCTATCATAGTTTCCCATGATAAATCACCAACTTTTCTTCTCTTAAATCTAATTTTTTGAATTTTAATTCCTCCTGCCATCAAGTTTCCTGCTTCAAGTGAATTCAAGAAATGGCAAAGAAAACCTGTATTCATATCCCAAGGAGTTTGAATTATCGAATTTTCACTGTCTAAAGTTTCATCTATTTTAATTTCGTCATAAATACCATTACTTGCATAAAGACTAGCGACTTTTTTAGAAGTATCACATCTGTTTAAAAAAGGAGTATTATTAAAACCAAACCTAGTTATAAAACCCATATATTTATTGTCACCTCAATTCTTTTAAAATCTACGTTTTATTCTATTAATTTATTTCTTGTGTTTTTATTTTTACATAATAAAAGAACCTAGATTATTTTCTAGGTTCTTAAAAATATTATATTTAATTACTTTGTGAAATCATAATCATCTATTGTAGTATCCCAATGAAAATCTGTTATATTACCATTTTCATTATAATTTTTCCAAGTTAAAAATTGTGTTTTTGAATATCCAACTTTTAAATTAGGGTATTCATAAAAGCTATCAAAAAATCCACCCATTACTTTTGTATTACTTTTTCCACATCCATATATAAAAGCATCACCAATAAGTTTTTGATAATTTCTTAATAATTCTTTCGTTTTAATTTTATCTTCACTACTAATTTTTGTTGAATATTCTAATAAATAAGGATGAAATATAGTTATTTGATAAGGAGAATTAGATATTTCTCCAAATTCAGTCTGTACCCAGTAATCATAATCTGCAACTCCATAAGTATCAGTATTTATTGTAAATTTGAATTTTAACATTCCTATTGGAGTATTTAATGTATTATATTTTGTATTCAATTCATTTTGTAAATCAGATAATGTTTCTACTTTTGAATTACCATTATTATTATTTACATTAGTAGTATTTGTGTTATTGGAATCAATATTAGTATTATTAACTATTTGACCATAATTGATATTATTTGTAACATTATTTATAGTTGTTTTATCTTCTGCCATTGTAGGTACAATAGAATTTACCATAATACTAGTTGATACAATCGCCATTAATATTATTTTTTTCATAATTTAACATCCCCCTTATTAAATACATATTATATGTTATTATACCATAATTTTCTTATGTTTTATATAATTTTATAATAATACTTTTTAAGTTAGATGTAAATGTAAATTATTATTTTACAATGATGGATATAATTTATGACATGTTAAATTCATAAGCCCGTTTGATTTTAAATCTATATTTATATCATCTATTAAATAATAACCATCTATATGTAAATTATCTGAATATGAATCATAATACACTTTAATTTTCTGATTAGGCTCTAATCTATAGTCTGGAATTATACTCATTGTCAATTTTTCTTTATAATTAGTCCTTTTAGTACATTCAAATTTTGCTTGAGAAGCACATTGTTCATTTGTATATAATTTGTCAAAACTCAAAGTTATTGGTCTTTCTCCATATATTCCATTCACATTTAAAGGATTGTTAGAATTGGTTTCTTTATACTGACCTATATGTTGTATTCCATCAGAAGTTGTCATTCCTACGACATTTACAACATTTCTAACATTATCAAATTGTTCATCTATTTGATATGATACAACTATTTCCGAGTTTATGAATTCTTGAACAATAGGGTCAGTTGTTCTATCTTTTATATATTCAAATACTAATACACCTTCATTATTAAAATATAAATCATAATTTAATGCATCAGCCATAATTGATTTTAAATGGTCAGTAATGTTTGACTCTGGTGAAGTTGAGATTTCTTCAATTATTAATGAATCTGTATGTTCTATTTTTATTTTATCTATAGGTAAATTCATCATTGATTGACTTGTTGCTACTGCTTGAATCTCACTCGATATATTGTTTCCGCTTGGCACTTTTGCAGTCATACTTGGGTCTACAGATTTTCCAAAAGTTCCATCATAATCTGCCATTAAATCAACTAAATTGACTGTTATTTTTTCAGAACCTACTGCTTGGCTTATTTGAGGATTACTAAGTAAAAAAATGCCTTTGTCATATGTTGCTGATACTCCAGTAACTAAATCTGTTACATTTACAAGTATTCTTACTTTATGTGCTAAATCAATTTTATAATATTGAGTTGATAATGCTTTTGTTAAATTTAAATCTAGACTTCCACTACGTCTACTATAATTAGAATCAGTACTGTTTTTAATTGTTATAGTTCCACTATTAACATCTCCTTGCAATTCATCAACTACATTATAATCGTTATTTAATAATTGAATTATGACACTTGTATTTCTGTTTCTACTTCTTGCACATATTTCTTGAGCATTATATTCCATTTAATAAACCTCCTTTTTAAAATTTTACCAATTAGGCTTTTTACATTCTATATATTTTCTGCTAAAATTTCCATTACTTAATCGAATTAGAACAGCATCGTTGATTTGATAATTTGTAGAATCATTCTCTTTTTTAGGAACACTATACTCTATATTATCTATATTTACTATATATTTTCCATTGCTATCAATATTTGATTTTATATATCCTATTTTTTCTGTTGTATAAATAAAGTTTTTTAAATATTTAATTATCTCTATATCTATCAATTCAACCAACCCTTCACTGTGCGAAATCATTGATATCATTCCTTTCATTATTAATAAAGACTATTAGAATTATAACTCTAATAGTCTTATAATTTATTTTGGGTTTTTTAATAAAGCAAGTTGTTTAGCTTGAGTTATAACATCAGTAAATACATCTTTAACTCCACTATCTACATTAGGGAAAGTTAAATCACCAAATTGATATGTAACACTACTTGCAGTTTTATTATTGTTTACTGTTGATACTGCACCACTACCACTCAAAGAATTTAATACACTAGAATTCATTGAATATCCACTTGCATTAGCATAGTTTTTATATTGGTCATATACAGATTGGTTATAAAGTGGATTATTAGAATTATCATACAATCCTTTCTTTCCTTCTGTCCATGTAGAGATTTCTTGTTTATAAGCATTGAATTTAGTTTGTATGTCTGAAATATCTACATCTCCAATATTAACACCCATTTTATCCATCATGTTTCTAAAGTCTTGGAATGCTTCCTCACACTGTACAAGTGCTTCCATTACATATCCCATACTACTTTGAGTTATATTTACTATATTTCCAAATCTAAAATCCCAAACCATTTGAACTAATTCTAAGAATTTATCTTCAAATTTAGTAAACTTATCTGCAAATTGAACTCTACTGTTATACTCATCAGTTTGTGATTTATTTTGTTTATCCAATTCATTTTTATAGTGAGCATCTTGTTCAGATTCTAATTTATTATTTATATCTACTAGATTTTTATATTGCTCTGACAATCCATCAGAATCAGTTTTTGTAATTTTATCTACTTGAGTTTTCCTGTCTTTAATATCATCATCTGTTATGTCTACATTCTTTTTAGATACTGCTAATTTTTCATAACTATCACTTAAATCACTTATTGATTTATTAGCAATTTTTGCACCTGAATCAACACTGTTTAAATAATTTGTTATTCCTTTTACATCTAGATTAGCTTTATCATTTAACTTATCTTTATTTTTATTAAGGTATCCTGATACATCTCCACTATTAATTGCTTCATCTTGTTCAGTAGAAGTAAAATTAGCCTGTAATGTTTTTAAATTATTTAATTTTTGAGTTGACTGATTAACAAAAATAGAAATTGCATTAGAAATATCACTTATATTGTCGTTATATTCTTTCTTTAAAGAACCTAACATAGTCTTTGCCATTCTTTCAGTGTCAGAATAATAAGATTCTATTCTTTTCTTATCCCTATCCTGTGTTTCCTTTAAATCATCGGATATTTTCTTTAGATATTCTTTTTTTACATTGTATGCTTTATCTTCAGCAGTTTTACTATCTTCTATTTTTTGTTTCTCTTTATCATACTCTTGGTCTGATTTTTCTTTATTGTAAGCCTTTTTAGCGTCATCAACTTCTTTTTTCTTTTTATCAACAGTTTCTTGGTCTATTGCTCCAACATATGAAAACGTATGGTCTGCATTTTCTTTTGCATATTTTACAGTTTTTTGATTTTCAAGATTATTAAGTTCAATTTCTTTCTGTTTTAAATCATTTTTCTTTTCTTGCAGTTCATTAGATTTTTCCTCTTCATTATGTTGTTTTTCTAAAGCATTTAATTCAGCTTCATAATTATCCATTTTAGATTGATGAAGTTGTTCTTGTTGATTTTCTAAATCTTCTAAATCTTTAGTTTGTTTCTTTTGTTGAGATTCTAATGTTGCTTCTTCAATCTCTTTTTGATTATCAAACATCTTTTTAAGTTCATCAGTGTTAAACTTATCAATTTGTTCTTGCAAATTAGCTACTTCAAGTTTTTCATCACGTAATTCTTTCGATGCCTTGAGTGTTGCTGATTCTAATTCTTTTTGTGCTTCAGCAGTAGTTACAGTTGTAGATTTTAATTTATTTAATTGAGTTTCAGCTTCACTAACAATTTGTTTTTGTTCATTCATTTTTTTAGATGTTAAATCCACTTTTTGAACAAAATTGCTATCATCAGTATCTCCAAGCAATTTTAAATTATAATCTATTTCTCCAATATCATTTTCTATTTTATCTTTAGCTTCGTTATATGCGTCCGTGATATCTTTTATCATCTGTTTTTCTGAGTCTTCTAATTCTTTGTTCTCTTTTTCCTTCTTTTTCTTAGAATCTCCACCAGATGGCATATAATCTCCACTAGCTGAACTTGGGATATTCCCCCCATTTCCACCACTATACGGAACGCTACCAATACCAGCATATAATGAATCTGCTTGTTGTTTTGCTTTTTCATATGCATGAAGTTGGTCTTGTTGTTGCTTTAATTGTTCAAATTCAGGAGAATTTTCTTCTAAACTTTGTGCTTTTCCAATACTCATGGTTGAGTAATCTTGAGCACCAGCCATTCTAGCTGAAATAACTGCTTGAATAGCTTGTATTTCTGCTTTATACATTCCAATTCTATTAGTTATTTCAGCATATGTAACTTGTGAATTACCAACTTGCCATTCAGAATTAACTTTAGCATCAGTAATACGAATTGCACTAAGATTATCTACTGTAAGTCCTTCTGATTGTAATCTTTGTATATTAGCTTCAATTAAAGGAGAATTAGAAATATAAGCTTTCCCATTTTCGTCAATAGATACATTTAATCCACCAACTTTTTCTTGTAATTGTTCAACTACATTCCCTAATTGAGTTTTCTGTTCAGCAGATAAACTTTCTTGAGCTGATAAATTTTGATATTCTGAATATAAACTTTGAACAGAAGAAATATAATTATTAAATTCTGTTTGTGCTTGTTCCATATTCTGTCTATTTTCAAGTTGTGCTTTGGTTTGTTCTTTTATACTATTAATAACTTTAGTATTGTCTATTTTATCTTGTGCCTCAGTAAATTCATTAACTTTTCCAGTAGTTTCATCAATAGTATATCCAGCATCTTTTAAAACTTTTTCTTGTTCTTCTATTTTTTTATTTACTCCAGCAATTAAATCTGCTTGATTAGCACCACCAGCAGTTGGATTAAATGATGTTGTAGGCATATCTTGATATTTCTTCTTAATTTCAATTAATCTTTGTAATTGCTCTTGTGCCTTTTTCATCTTATCAACATCTTCTTGTGCCTTTGATGTATCACCATTCTTTAAAGCTTCATTAACACCTTTTAACGCTTCTTTTAATGTATTAGATTGTTGTGTAAGTTCTGCTTGATGTTCCTTATATGATGTAAAAGCAGTTATTGCAATACCAACTGCAACAGCAATTCCACTTATAATAAGACCTAAAGGAGTAGTCATAAATGCTACAGAACTAGCCACTGCTTCTTTTATTCCAGTACTTAATAATACCCATGCACCTTTTAAACCAGTTAATCCTTCTGTTTGTGCTATTGCTCCCATTTGTGCTAATTGCATAGCTTTTGTTGCATTAGTTACTTCATTTATTGTAGTACTAACTGTAGACATTCCTGTTAATACCGCTATAAATTTACTTAAACCTGTTACCGCTTCACCAGCAATTAATGTTTTATTTAAAGTTGATAATTTAGACATGACTAATACCAAGCCACCAATTGTTGCAGTAAAAGCTATAGTTTGTCCATCTACATTTGTTAAAGCCGTTACTAATTGTGTAAACTCAGATACTAACCATTTTAATTGTTCTGAACTTGTTATTTTTTCATATAATTGTTCAAATGCTCTTTTAAGGTCTTGAATACGTGCATCTAGAGATTGGTTATACGCTTCATCCATCATTTTTTTAGCTGAACCAGCAGATTGTGCAACTTCTTTTTGATGTTGATTTAACGTATCCATATTCTCCATTAATGCCATTAATGTTTCTCTTTGCTTTTATATTTATCTAGAATCGCTAAATCTAGACTTGTGTATATATTTTATCATTTAATATATTTATATAATTATTGTTTTTAAATTCCCAATATGGAATATTGTTATCTATACAATATGTATTTTTGATATCATCATGTTTCTTTGTGTAAGTATATGATTCTTCTCCACCAAAATACTCAATAGTTTCAAAATGTTGTCTTCCGTCACATTCAATTAAATATTTTAATTTATTCTCATTGTTTAATATTGCAAAATCAAATGGAAGTGGCAATATATCTTTACACTTATCAATTTTATATTGTGAAATATATCTAATATTATCATTCTCTAAATATTGTTTTACCAATTTCTCTAATAAAGATTCTGCCTTGGTACAACATTTACATCTTGTTTGAAAAGATGTTCTAAAATGTTTAAAAGTAACTTCAAAAGGTTGTCCACATTCCTCACATGAAAACAATAAAGGTGTGTCACAATTAACATATTCTATTGATAATAATTTATTTTTATAATTGTTTAGTTTTAAATATAATATTATATTATAAATGGTGTGTGGATTAAACTTGCTAAATTTATCAATATTACAGTCCTCTTTTTTATAAAGTAGAAAATCTGATAAAGAAATACAATATCTAAATCCAATATCATCTTGAATATTTATCTTAGATTTAGAATTTTTAAACTCAGAAGTATTCATGATTTTAAAATTGTATCCTTTAAGTATTTCATTTGCTTTTTCAATATTAATTTTATTTCTTTTATCTCCCCCAGAACATTGTTTACACTTTGTTCTTTTCTTATCTTTTAATTCTGCAAATGAAACAGAATACTCTTTCCCACATTTTTCGCAAGTAAACATGAGTTTTCCAACATTATTTATATATTTATCTGATAGTAGTTTATTTTTACAATCATTTAATACCAACCATAATTTAATATTTTCTATAGTATGAGGATTATATTTGCTAAACTTATCTAATTGTTTATTATATTGAATATACTCATTAAATGATATCTCATATTTATATCCTTCATCGTCATGAATAGAAAATTTAGTCTTACTATTTACATAATCGTCCTTTATCATATATAATCCTTTTTCTTTTAATTTATTTTTGACTTGTTGTAAAGTATATTTTACTGGCATATTTCACCTTCTTGTCCTATTTTAATTATATACACAACTCATACTTTCATATGAGAATAGACTATTTCTTCACCTTCATCTATTATATTTTTTTATAATAATGTTAAGGGCGTACCTTTTCCATTTAAGGGATTTTCACCCACTCTAAGCGATTGAGCCGTACTCCTATTGTTCGATTTTCACGAACCTTCTCAGGGATAGTCGTTGAAGATTCCCCATATTATAAATTAACTTAGGGGCTTACCTGCATGAACAACCATTTTATTATATAATTTGTTTTATATAATTTGTTTTATATAATTGAATACTTAGGATTTAACCTTATATCCATCCTTACGTTTTTTCTACTTTCGTCCCTTCATATACTACTTTCGTATATATTGTGGTGTAAGGCTTTAGGTATTACCTGCAATTAAATACGTGTCCTATGCACATTTCTGTACATACGAGGCTTTTTCTAAGAAAAATCTTGTTCCAGCCAAAGCTTGTATTCCTGCTAAGTAATCAACTTGGCTGAGTTGACCACTTTTAAATTTTTGCATAAATTCTTGCAATACTGTATCAAATTCTTTAAATTGACCTTTATTATTTCTGATTGCGATACCAATTCTATTCCATTTATATTCATATAGGCTCGTTAATTCCTATACCGTTCTCTTATGAACTGCTTATAGTTTCCTATAAGATTAGACTATATCACTATCCTAAATTAATAGGAGACTCACCATTTCCATTCACTTGAATGTACTTCCCGAAGGAATAGTCGTTAGGCTTTTATATTCTATATAATAGAATAATTTAGCACGGTAGGTTAGCATATTCATTTATGAACTTAGCCTTCCCCGTATTAAGCGAGTTATTCGAAATGGATTACTCCATTAAGCCACAAGTTTGTCGTTTATGGCAAATTCTGTATCGTTAATTGTTTTTCCATCTTCATCAATATTACCTAGTTTTATATTACTATACCTTGCATAGATAGTTTTAAAACTTTCGCCTATTGTTGAAGCTGATTTTCGCGTTTTCTCAGAAACAGTTGTAATATATGTGATTAGGTTACTTAGTGGAGTTCCAGCCTCCTGTGCACTAAATGCTGTACGTTGTATTGCTGTTGCTATCTCAGCAAAGCTCGTAGCAGAAACATTGTCCATCTTACTCATCATATCTACAACATTCTGCATTCCTTCACCAGTCATATTAAAGGCATTTTTAATAGCAATTAATTGTTCAGTAACTTGTGCAGTTGTTTGACCAGAAAGTTTAGAACCCATAATAGAAGCAGACATTAACGCTTCTCCTTCTTTTCCATCAAAACCTGCTCTAGTTACTTCTTCCATACCCTTCATCATTTCTGCATTTGTTGTATGTAATTGTTCTCCTAATTGCTTATAATTATTAACTATATCAACTATTTCACCTTTGGATTTTCCAGTAATCATCTGCATATTAGTCATTGACTTATCCATTTGAATAGTATAATTAACAGCATCTTTTAATTGACTTGTTATTTCTTGAACTACTTGTTGAACGCCATAAAAAATTCCAACCTTACTTAAAAAATTACTTAATCCACTAAAAAATCCACCATTATTAGTTTCTTTTAAAGAATTAACTAGTTGTTTGGTTTCATTAGTAGTTTGTTCCATTGATGATTTAACAGTATTTAAACTGTTTCTAATATTATTAAAATTAACATTATCAGTTTCTTTTAATTTACTTAACAAACTGTTTAAATCTTTAGTTGTAGACTCCACAAATCCATTAGGTAATTTATTTCCAAACTTTTGTTGCAATTTTTCAACCTGTGAAATTGTATTATTTATATCTTTAGTTAATGAATTAGTTTCACTATTTTTTATTTGTTGTTGTAATTTATATTCATCCTCAAGTGCTTTATTTACAGCTTTTGCTTGATTTAATTCTTGTGTTCTATCTCTTTGTTGAGATTTCTGTTCTGCTTTCTCTCTGCCATTAGCCATTTGATTAACTAAATCATTTTCTTCTTTTTGAATTTGAATTAATTTACTTTCTTCGACTTCTAATTGTTTGACTTGTTCTAAATATTTCTTTAATTCATTGTCAGAAGAAAAATTATTAGAGTTGCTAAACATATTTTGTAAATCAGCAACTTTATTTTTATCAGCAAATCCATTTTTTTCTAATTGATTTAATTTTTGTTGTGCATTTGCAATATCATCTATAGATTGTTTTATCTTAGCATTATTCGTTATAATAGTTTTTGCAGACTCTACTAAGGTTCCATCTTGTAATGATTGAACTTGTTTTACTACAGTACCTATTCCTGTTGATATTTCAGCTACTTGTTTTCCTATTTCACCATTATTAAATCTAGTTGTAGTTACTTTTAATACTTCACCATTTAAGTTACTCATTGCTGATGTAGCTTTATTTATAACTTCATTAATATTTCCAAGTGAAACATTTCCACCTAAACTTGTTTTAAAATTATTTGCCAAATTAGTTAATGTCTCTAGCTGTTTAGCAACATCAGAATTTTTAATATTTATATCTAAATCAATTTTTGAATTATTTAAAGTTTTTATAATATTATTTAATTTATTTTGTATTTCATTTGCACTTTGTAATTGTACTCCAAGTAAAATACTACTCTTAAAACTATCTGCCATTATTTATTTCTCTCCTTTCTATTAACAACAAAAAAGAGAGTGTTAATATAAATAACGCCCTCTTACTATTTCTTCTTTCTATTATATTGTCTTTTTGGCTTTGTATTTTTTTCAATACTTTTTATAATATTATTTTGAAACTTTTCTGTAGTTTCTTTATCTCCATTTTGTAATTTTACTAACTCATCCATATTTAATCCAAGGTTAGATAAAGTTTTTTCTATATTGACTCCAACTTTAACAGACTCTATCATTTCATTTAATTTATTTTGAAGAATATCTAATTTTCTGATATTTTGAATTGTGATATCATTTCCTATTTCAATCATAATATCTATTAATGAATTTACTACTCTCTTAAAATCTCCATTCGCAAGATTCAACATTTCCTCTAGTTTGATGTCATCTATACTATTCCATTCTTCTTCTATATTTGTTAGATGGATTAACATATAACGCATTATTTGTATTGTATTCGTAATTTCAATATCTGAATTTCCATTTTCTAATTGTACTGTTTGTGCATTTTCAGATATTAATTTAGTTAACTCATTCAATGTATTTATTTCAATTGCATTATATACTTGATATTCGCCAAATGTTGCTCTAATTTTCTTTTTAATATCATTATCTTTTAACTTTGCCATTATAATTCTCTCCTTTATTTTAAAAATAAAAGGCTAGAACATTACATTCTAACCCTTAGTATTTTATACATTTAATTCAGTCCAATCTATATTGTCTTTATTATTTATCTTAATTTATTAATTAGCGACCTTTAAATTCTCATCAATATTTTTTATAATATTTTCATAAGATTTAGATTCTATTTTCCCATCTTTAATTAACTTTTTAAGCTAATTAAATAGTTAATAGCACTTTCTACTTCTTCTTTGTTAAAATTATTTCTTTTAATTTTTGATATTGTTTGAATATTATTTTCATCATGGCTTCCAATTATAATTTCGTTTTCAATTAATGAATATTTTACAATATAATTTATTGGAACTTTAAATCCTATATTTTTCTTTATAATTGTTAAACATATATCTAATAATTCATTATATTTTTGTTTATTTATTATACTATCTATACAATTATTACATTTAAAAACTTTCATGTCTGCCATTTTTTCTAAATCATTTAATGATACTGTATAATCATAATTAATATTTTTAAAATATTCATATTCATTATATTCTCCAACACATACAAAAGTATCCTGAATTAAAATTGAATTTTCAGATGAATCTATGAAATTACAATATATCAAATCTTTTATATCAACATTAAACCACTCTCCAAATGTTCTAAATTGTTTATAATCATCATGTAGTCTTGCTTCTAATTTATACATTTCATCTTTATGTATCATAATAACTCCTAATAGGGTTAAATTAGGAATGATTCCAACATAATTTTTAAATGTTGTCACTATTTCTTTAATTCTTTTAAGCAAATTACTTGTACATCCTATCTTAGTTAATCCAGTATCTTCATTGTACAAAAAATATACATATGAAAATGAAGGATTGTTATATAATTTATTAATATAATGTATTTCATTTAAAGCTTTATTTGGTACTTTTTTAAATAAATTTTGTAAAGTATACTCAATACTTTTACGTCTTTCTTCTATTAGTTTATCAGTATTACATTCTGTATTTTCATTCGTGAATAATTTAATAATTTTATTTTGTTCCATATTTGAAACATCTCCTTTTAATTTATTATATTTTATTGAATGTTATGTCTCTATATACATTCAAATCGTATCCCACTATATCTTATTTAGATAATCAGACTAAAGGTAGCTACTCCTTTAGTCATAATCACCACATTCAATAAAATATAATTGGTGTGGAGACACCATTTCAATGTATATTAATTTATTGATTTCCTTAATTACATATTACTACCAACAATTTTAAAAGTCAATGCTTATTTCTATTAATTTGTTTTAATAACTTTATATACTATATATTGTGATACGTTCTCTAAAATACCACAATATATAGATAAATATTTACATAAAATCTGTGTTTTATTGGGAATTTGAAGTAAAATAATTATCTTAATTTGTTTATCCTAATACATCATACTTAGAACGTAAAAATGACATCATTTCATTTATAAAACGTCCAGTATTTTCCCACACTTCATTTACTGCTCCTACTGCATTTTTATCCATGCTAATTGCGAAGTGTTCAGCAATTTCATCAAGAGTCATGTAGTCACCTACCTCAATTCCCATTTCAGTTTCATCATACCAAGCTGGATTTGCATGTACTGTATCATGGTCTATGTATATTTCAATATAAAATTCTCCATTTTTATTTTGAACTGGTGACACCTTACATGAATTAAGCAATAAATTTGTTCTTTCATATACTTGAGGTGTATAATTATATATATTTTCTAAAAAATATAATCTAATATCTTGTTGTACTTTTATTGCTATAGTTTCTAATTCCTTTATTACATCTTTTTGCATTTGTGCATAAAACTCTTCAATTGAATTATAAGTTCCCATTTTTTGATTTCACTTCCTTATATTAATTTTTTCATTTTTAAATACTCAAAAATAGACACCACTAGGATGTCTACTATCAATATTCAATTTTTATTTTATTAATTTATTATGCAACTGTAACAGTTGAAACATTAGATGTTCCAGCAAAAGTACCACCTGTTACAACTACTTTAAAGTTATAAGAACTTCCTGAAGTTAATCCTTTAACTAATGCACTGGTTGAAGTTGCAGTTACAGCTCCACCATTTAAATATACTCCTGTTGTTCCACTTGTAGCACATGTTGAATATGTGGCATCTGTTGAAAGTTTATACATAACATCAACAGATGTAGCTCCTGTTGGTGCAGTAAATGTTAAACTAGATTGTCCTGCTACTAAAGAACTTGCTGATAAATCACTTATTGTAGAAATTGGAGCTGTAGCGTTTGGATTTTTAGCTTTAAATTCACAGAATAAAGGATTGCCGTCTGGGTCAACATTAAATGGGTCTCCAAGTACCTTAAAAGTAATTTCAAATTTTGATGGATTTTCAGCGTCAAATGATAAAGTTACACCTGATTGAACAACTACATTTGGAATAATCATATCCATTAATTCTATTTTATTTGTAGCAACATTCTTTCTTAATACTGTTGCTTGTAATTCTTTAGCATCAACTTGTCTATTACCATATACCTTAAAAGTATAGACTTGTCCTGCTGATAAAACTTCTGTATAGTTTACTTCAACTTTATCACCAATTTTTAATTCTGAATTAGTTATGGTAAATTTCTTTTTATCAGTCCCATCTACTACACCAACTAGTGGTAAATCTAATTCTCCTCCAAGAGATAATTTATGGAAATTAATTGGTGTTCCAGTCATAGGTTCTGATTTTAAAGTTAACACCAAAGTTCCATCTGTTGTTACTGAGAATACTTCTTCTTTATAATAAGATTCATTTTCGGTATTTAATACCAATCCTTCACTACCTAATGCTTCTGCGAGTTGAGCAAAAGATATAGTTTCTGTTTCCATCTTGTATGTTGCTACTGGTGTTGTTGACCAAAATAGTTTTTCTATACCTTGTTCCTTTGCTGATTTGTCTGTAGTTTTGTATTCAAATGTACATTTGTTTGCTTGAGGGATTTTTAGTAATAATTTATTATCTGTTCTGCTTCTCAATTTGACCTGACTCGCATTTAAAATCCCAAATCTTTCATTAATTGTTGCCATTTATATTCCTCCTTAAATTTTACGATTTTTATATAATAAAAAAGTTCCTATAATTTATAGAAACTTAATTTATTCATTAATTAACTTTTTACATTTTGATAATTTTACTTTTGTCTTTTTAATCCAATTTAAATCTGGAACTTTTTCAAAATTATAATTACCAGAAGTAAATTGAGATTTAGTTATTTCTATATTTTCTTTTTCAAGTAAGAAATTGAAATAATAATGTAATTGCCACACTGTAATAGTTGAAATATTAGAAAAATTATATTTGCTATTTTCATTCATACATACACTACCAATTAATTGATTGATGGTAATTTTATTTTCATTTTCTTCTTTTTTTTTATCTTCTTTGTATATTCTATATTGTTCCTCTAATATTCTTTGTAAATTTTCATCGTCATAGTGTTCTAATTCATCTATTTCTTCTTTTTCTTCTTTTATGATATCTGTACAAGTAATAGTTCTAATAAGTTCACTTAATTCTTCAAAGTTATCCTCATTTAATTCAAATGGAATATTAAACATTTTCCCAAATGCTTCTTTTTTATAATTTATTACAATTTTATTGTCATCTAATACTTCAATATCTTTCATATCAATTCCAAAAAAGAAACATAATGATTGTGCCAATAATGCTATAATAGAATTTTCAGGTTTAATTCCTTCATCTTGTTTGAGGTAGTATTTTTCTTGAATAAAAAATGAGTTAAATAAACTTTTCCCACAAAAATCATTTTGTAATGTATTCCATAATTGAAGATTCTCTTTTTGCATACAAAATGGATAAGTCATAGCATAATAATATCCCAAACCAATTTTATCTATGTCTGATATTTTAGGTGGTTTTATAATTAAACCATTATAATTAACTGGTAAACCCCTAATAAGAAGAAATTCTAATTCATCTATTGAAATATTCATTAAGAATCACCTCTTAATTGTTTCTGAATATTTTTATTATTAAGATAATCACTTGAGAATGAATGCCCGCTATAAATGCAAGTATATCCAACATTTTGTTCGTTAATATTTAAATCTCTAATTTTTTCCTTTTTAACTTCACCTAATCCATTAATAGTTGCTCTATTAAACTCATTATCCATTAATTTCATGATTGCAAAACTTCTATTGATTCCATTAGAAAGTTCTTGAATATTATCACCTTTTATTATAATTCTAAATATTATATAAACCATATCATATTCTCTACTTAAAGAAGCAGTATGAAAATCTATTAATATATTGACACATTCCTCTGATAAAATTTCATTATTTTTACGTCTAAATAAAACACAACCATGTTCTTTTGATGGTATAAATAATTGATATGGGTCGTCTGGATAACTACAAATACTTTCGTCTAAGGCGTTACTATCTGCAAACCAAACTAAACGAAATAGTTGTTCATTATCTATAAAGAATTGTTTTATAAAATTTTTAAATAAACCTATATCATCAATTTCTAATAAATCATCTACTTTCATTTATCCATCACCTCCATAAATTAATATTAAATTCACATTATCACTCCCTTATTGTATTAATTTATCTTTTTAGATATATTTAAATGTATGTCCCTTATACTGTCTTCTATCACCTCGGCATACTTGAGATATTCCATGACTTAATAATTTAATTTTAAATACTTGTTCACTAATATCTTCTAAGTATTTTGCGGAATTAAATATACCTAAACTAATTCCATCTTTAAACATTTCTACTTTTTTACTATGTTCTTTACTTGCCTTAATTGATACTCTAATCATTTCTTCTTTCGGGTTATAATTAACCCATATTCCATTTCCTTGTTTTAAATACTTACATATAGTACTAGAACTTAAATTTAAAATATTTCCTATATTAGTAGTAGTTAATTCTGGATTGTTATTTTTAATTTCACATGCCTTTTTAACTAAATTAGAACAAGCATATTCGTTACATTTATTCCAATCTAATTTATTTAAATTAAATAAATTATTTAAAGTTGTATTTTTTAAAATGTGTTCTTTAATCCAATCTAAAGTAGAATATCTACAATCAATAACTATGTAGTTTTCGGGTTTTATTCCATTTTTTAAAGCTAATTGTTTCTTTAATTTATCATTTAATTGTTCTTGTTGTAAAGAACGTCCTCGTTTTTGCTCTTCATAATGTTGTTGTCCATGTGTTTCTATAATGTATTGTTCATTATTTAACTCAAAATAGAAATCATATTTATATTCTTGACACCATTTGAAAGTCGTCTTAGTAAGTTGTGTCTTAAAATCCAATTTAAATTGTTCTAGTATATTGAATAAAAACTTTTCAGGATATGGGATTTTATCAGAACAAGAACATCCTATTGAATGATTTCTATAAATATCTGCTATTCTTTTTTTCTTAGATTTTATACGTCCACAGTCAGGACAAATAGGATATATGTATCCTTTCGGATTATTAGGGTTTCCACTACCTGTTTTAGTATATAATTTAGCTTCTTCATAATTACCTTGAAAATAAGGAATTAACCAAGGTACGGTTGTCGGTATATCATTTATTCCTTGAATTACTGTTCTTCCTGCACAACAAGAGCAACCTGTTTGTTGTTTTCCTATCAAAGCACTTTCTACAATCCACTGTTTATGACTACAGATATTACAATGATAGTTATACCATTTTTCTTTAAGAATACTTTTTCTTCCCAGTTTGTCTACTTTTTCTTTTTCTCTATATTCTTTATCTATAATAGTGATATTTCTTTTATCATCTTGTAATCTCGTTCCTATTTCTATTTTAAATTCATCTGTGACTTTTCCTAATATTTTTCCTATTCTACATTGTAAAAGATTAGGAGTTTGAATTATATATTCATTATTATTATATTTTATTGTTACTTTTTGACCTTTTGGAATATAATTTATAATTTCAAAATAATTGTCAATATTATCATATATAAAATACACTTTATAACCAATACTGCTATTCCAATCAATTCTAAAATAATCCCCATATTTTTCTTTTGGTAATTCATCTAAAAATATCTTCTTTTTTACTTCCTCTTTACTCATAATTTATTACCTCCGTTGTAATTTATTTTCCGATTTTAGACATAAAAAGAAGAGTGATTCGGAATATCACTCTTATTAATAGAACTCGCGACTTTTCTATCTATCTTTCAATTTAGATATTATAATTTGTTTATAATACTAATAAAAAGACACGCATTAGCATGTCCTTATGATTAATATTATAGGTCTAAACATTCATTTAAAATTGTATTTTTATTTACTATTTTTTCTATTAATTTATTATTATTTTTATTGTTTTTCATACTATCACGCCCCTTTTAGGTTAATGATTTGTGTTAATATTACTGTTCCATTAGCTTTATCTGTTATAGTTAATGTAAATGACATTGTCGTTGAAATATTAACATTTCTAATTTGTAATTCAGTATTAGATTTCTTAACTATAGTTATATTACCTTTTGACAATAAGTTTGTACCAGTTGTATCAAGACTATAATCAATAACTAATGTATTATCTATAATACCATTTATGTATCTAGTTGATACCAAACTCGAGCCTTCTTTTATCCTATAAGTATATCCATTACTTGTAGTGACTTTATAATCAATCTTATCAGCAACAACCGATTTAACCTCAAAATTAATAACAAAATCCTTACTTTTTTCACCACTAGGTATACTCAATGTAATAGAACCTATTCCAATATCTAATCCTTTTATAGATATTACACCTTTGTTGTTATCAACTTGAATTAAATTGCTAGTATTTTTAACAGTAACTAAAGAATAGTCAAACTCATTGCCTGTTTCGTCTTTTATACTGTAAACCAAATTAATAGATTTATCTTTTTCTAAATCAATACTAGGTGGCATATTATATGTATAAGTATGTTTATTTGCATATAATCCAGCAATTTCATGTGACCTATCATCTATTTCATCATTTATACTGTCTTGTCCAAGTAATAAATTCAGTAATCCACCATCAGACACTCTATCAGTTTGAGTGACTTTCCACGCTCCATCATTGAATATAAATCTTTGTCCTATTGCTATATTTTTAGTCATATCATTATAAGGTAGCTTTACTTGAAAACGTGAATCTGATTCTGATATCCCACTAACCAAAACTTCCATCCCTAGAGTGTATTTAGTTTGATTTATAACAATTGCTTGTGTACTATATAAATTGTTTTTATACATCCATTTTAGCAATTGATTACATTTTGTTGAGTCTGCTCTTGGTGAAATTAGATTAGTTTCCACTGCCAAAACTAAATATGTAATATTAGGATATACAATATAATCTCCTACACCTATATTTGTATCAGGTCTTACATATATTTTCTTTTCTAATGGATTGTTTTCATTATTTACCAATCTTGTATCCAAATCTAATTCTTCATTTAAGTTATCTTTTTTCTTTAATACACCCAATTTGTATGATGGGTCATCTTTAAAACTACTATTAAATATATTTTTTGAATTATTTAATCTTGACTGTGCAATATCACCATTGCTTATCATTCTTTTTTTCCAAACATCAAAATAACTTATTGCCATACTTTTGCCTTCTTAGGATTTTCTAATCGTTTCAAATAACCATATCTATTCATCCAATAATGAAATTGTTTTAAACTATCATTTTTAAGTTCTATTAACTTACTTAAATGATTAGCTTGACTATACATTTGAAAATCCTTTGATGATAAGGATTGTTTTAATAATTCAATATTATTAATTTTCGGTGATAAATAATGCACTACCATGTTATAAGATATAATATTCATTTCTAAATCTGTTAAATCTCTATTAAATTGATTAAGAACATAATCTGCTGATGTATTTTTAAATGACACACATTCAGCAAATGATGTTCTTAATAATTGTTGTAATTCAACTTCCAACTCAGTATCAGTTAAAGTTATATATTCATTTGTGCTTATTTTAGCTAAAAAATAATTATATACTTCGTCAAAGGTTGTCATTTAAAAACACTACCTCTCTATATTAATTTGTTTAGATATTCTTTAAGTCAATATGTAAAATTTCACTTAAATCATCAATTGTACTTAAATTATTTAATTCTCTAGTTTTTACCTTTTTAAATATTTCATTTCTGAAATTATTTTTATATTGTGAAGGTAACTCATTAAAGATTCTTGAAATATCATCTTTATTTAAAGTTATTAATTCATCAACATTTTCTACTTGTTTTATTAAGTCATATGTTCTTTTAAGTCCTAATGCTTCAATTACTCTATCATCTTCTACTACTAACCAAGGTGTATGTAAAAATCTTTTGCTTGCGTTTTCCATACCTATAATTTCACTTATAGGTAATGGTTCAACATCTCCTTTTACTAGCCAATTGTATTCAATTTTTGTTTTTGGAGATAAGAAAGTTACATTATCAACTGCACTTTTTACAACTACAACTTCATCATTTATATTAGCCAACATAGCCTTAGTAAATTTAGCATTGCTATTTACTTTTTTATCTTTAATTACATTTTTTTCTTCAGAAGCTTGATTATTATTTTTCATTTGTTGAAATTGTTCAAACACAGCAAACATTTTTGCCATATTTTCAGGAGTAAACATATCATTTGACTCTGTTTTATTATCTATTTTTACTTCTTTTTCTTTTACTGTACTTTCTACTTTTTCTTCATTATTAACTTTTTTTGGTCTTCCTGCCATAATATCATTTCCTTTCATATTTGAATTCATATTAGATTTAATTAAACTTAGCTAAATTTAATATTATTTAATTTATTAATTTTATCATATAAAATATCACTTGCTTCAAAACTATATATTGTCTCATTATTTTCATTTTGAAATTTATAAAAATTTTGATTAGTTATATATTGAATTGCATAAGCAAATGTTTTAGATTTTGTTGTAAAATACTTATTATTCATAAAAACACCTCATATAATAGTAAAAATAGGAAGACTAAATGTCCTCCTATTTTAATTTGTTATGCTAATTCAATATATCCAATAAGATCTGAATATGCAACAGCACTTCCAGCTCTAAATTGTAAAGTATATTCAGTAGTTCTGTCAGCATTTGTAGTTCCATCAGCTATTTCATTAACCTCAGTTTCTCCTTCAAGACAAATCTTAACAAGTTTATCTCCACCTACTAAAGCATATAATTTATTATTATCCATAGTGAAATCAAATCCACCAATTTTATGACCTTGTGCGATTTCCATACAAGGATATCCATTCCATACAGTTAAATAACCTTGTCTATTCTTTTCATCTGCCATATTATCAGACACTTGAATAGTAGATTTATTTTGTAATTTAGCTAAGCCTACTGAAGTTCCAACAATTGTTGGCTTTATAGTACTTGAAGCTTGTACATGTTGTAAAACTTCAAGGATTTTAGCTTCATTATAAGAACCTGTAGCTGTAAATTCTGCTGGTAAGTTATTTATAGCTGTTGCAAATGTTGTTTGTGCAATATCAGCTAATTTTCTTTCTACAGCATCAATTATGAAAGATACTAATTTAGCAAAATCTGCTCTACCAGACATTATTCTTTCAATTTCTTCATAAACTTTAATTCCAAAATTTCTCATTTCCAAACTAAAGCTTTGTCCAACATCTACACGTCTTCTCTTTAAATCCCAATGTGAACCTGAGAATTCAGATACTTCTAATTGATTTTTTACATCAACATAGAATTCATTTTTATCTCCTAATGCTAGATTTTTAATTTCAACAAATTGATTAAAGAAAGTATTTCTTTGATATTCTCCATCAACCATTACTTGGTCAGCAATATCTTCTATAATAGAGAATACTTTTGCTTTATTTTCTCTAAAAGCTTTTCTAAAAGTGTTCTTTTCAAATGTTTCTAATCCAAGAACCCCTAAAAATTCTTTTCTGATAGCTTCCTCTCTTACTGATTTATCCATTGTTGCATATTTTGTAGGGATACTTCCCTTATATGAATCATAAATTAATTGTGAAACTGTATTATTCATTTATATAATCCTCCTTCTATCTAGTAAATTAAGCAAATATTACTTCAACATCAATATTTTTATAAGCTTGTGGGAATAGTTGTCCATTTCCTGCTACAAATACTGGTGTATAAGCGTTTTCTACTTTTAATACTTTAAAATAAACTTTATTAGCTGTTGATACAGGTGCTGTTGCAGAATACTTTAATTGAGTCCCTGCGACTAAGTTTGCTTGTAATGCAAACATATCTCCTACTGCTATTGCAGAACCTTTGCTTGCCATATCAAAATAATCTTCTGATAAAGTTATCACATCATATTGTTCTAATGGAAAAGTTCTTAATACCTTTCCTGTTCTATTTCTATAAATACCTAATGCAGAATCAGTTGTAACTTCTTGTCTATAATTTATTTCTGGATTATGTATTAATACTGGTACTTGTGTTTTAATTAAGTCAGCAGTTGGAGTTAATAATTCTCTAACTTCCTCACTTACATAAGAACCCATAAATCCAAAAATACCATTAGGTAATTCTGTATCTACTGATGGTTTTGTAGAATATAATCTTCCCCCTGCATTTGAATTTTTAATAAAAGTTGTATCACATCTGAAATAATTTGCCATTGTTAAATTCCTCCTCTAATTATCTATTAATTTATTTTGTATATTTTTCTAAAACATCCCAAGCTCCTGTATATCCACTATTATTTGATTTTCCTTCTATTGGTAGATTTACTGGTGATTGTTCGTTTGTTCTTGTAAACTTTTGTTTTTTGCCAACAACAATGTTGTTATCAAAAGCAAAAACTTTTAATTTTGTTTCTAATTCATCAAGAGTATAATTAAATTTATCTTTAATTAATTCATCATAACCCTCAACTTTTTCTAATTCAGTAAATTTAGCTAATACTTCATTTACTTGTGCTTCTTTAAACTCTTGTTCTTTGTCTGCTTTAAATTGTCTTAAATCCTTAACTTCTTCATCTAAAGAAAATTTATCTGATTGTAAAGTTGTATAATCAGATTTTACTTTATCTAATTCACCTTCAATAACTTTAAACTCTCCAACCTTTGTATTTAATTCAGTTTCTAAAGTTTTATATTCTTCTGTTTCTTTAGCATTGAAAGAATCCTTTGTTTTATTAATTTGTGTAGTAGCTTGTTCTACGATATCATTTGCAAACATTTCAATTGGATTTGATGGTTCAGATTGTCCATCTTCAAATGGTCTCCAATCACCAACTACATATCTTTTAGCATTTTCATAATCTAATGTAACTTTATCACCACTCATAAAATATGGAACACCATAATTTTTATAGTCTTCTCTACTCCACAAAACAGCTATATTATCAGCTATTACAACATCTTCTAACCAATATTTTTGAGTTTCATAACTTTCACCATCCCAATATTGTTTAATTATTGTTTCTGTAGATATAGATTCATTTATGAATTGGTTTAATTGATTTTGACTTAAAGCAAATAATTGTTTTTCTAATTCTTCATCTGAAAGTTCTGAATTATCAATTATTACTTTATATCCTTCTACTTTTTCATTTAAAGTAGAAAATTTTGAAATTATTTCTTCTCTTTTCACTTTCTTACCTCCTTCTGTAGATACATTACCTACTATTTCATTTGCTTTATTTATAATTGCACTGAATTTAGTTGCAAATGATTCACTATCTGTTTTACTAAATAACTCAATTGTTGCATTTTCACCCATTGCAGGTTGCCATGCATCACCCAAGATAGTAATACATAATAAATTAAATCTCTTTATGTGAAAGAAATTATCTTTACCCTTGAAACCTTCTAATACTTCTATTTCCATAGAAATCTTTTTACCATCTTTAAGTAATTGATAAGCTTCAGGGCAATATTCTTTGAATACTATTCCATCTGTTACTGCCCATTTTAATTCATCAATTTCTTCTATTGAGTAATTATTTGTTTCAGGTATTACTCCAACTGGCTTTTCTTCTTCATTATGTTCTTTAAAATCTTCAATTTCATTTTCATCATTATATTGATAAGCACAACATAATGGTTTATTTTTAAAAGACTCTTGACTATTTTCAAGACTTTCATCTTCAAAAAATGAACCATTTGGATTATAAGAATTATGAAATACATTAATCCTTACTCTTGCTATATCATTATCTAATTCAGAAAATGTGTATTTTTCAATAGGGATTGAAATTACTGTCTTACTCATTTATTTCACCTCCCTTCATTAGCAATACATTTTATTACTAAATTCTAAATTATCATTAGTAAAATTTATTTTATTTCCATTATTCATGAATAAAAATGCTTTTTTACCTTTATAAGTTGTTTCATTCATAAAATCATATCCATTGTTAATTAATTTATCTTTTGTAATATCATCATAACAATATATAAAATTCAATTAATCACCTTCTTTATCGTTTATTATTTGAATCATTATTATTAGTTTGGTCTCCGGAATTACTTAAACCATCAGTAGATTTTGGTTTACCAGCTTTCTTTGTCGTGTCCCCAGCAGTTGTATTTGATGACATTAATGGTTTCCATTTAGTTGATACTTCAAATACAACTTCTTGCATATCAGCTAAATCATTTATATCACTGATTTCAAACCCTAATAGTAATGGTAAAACAATTGCTACAGGTATGCTAAATTGTGCTTGTTGTATATAATATCCAATCATTTTTTCTAAATTGAACCAAGTTATATTTAACATTTCAAACTTGAAGTTGTTTTTAAATTGTTGTTTGAATTTAAATCCCCAATACTTTTCCAGTTGTCTATATAGTGGAAATAGTATTTGCTCATCAACCCTAATAGAATAATCTAATGTACCACTATTATTATTATCTACTCCAAAAATACTTTCAGCAAAACCTGTTGCATTCCAAACATTTTTTACTGCGTTTGCAACATTATCTATTTTATTATCTCCTGATGTTGACGCTTTAACTGGAATAATATCTGTTGCTGTTGTAAAGTAACCCATATATGGTGGTAATGATACGTCTAACTGTTCAGTAGTAGCGTCTATCATGTCATTACTTATTGCATAAGCATCTTCATTCTCTGTTTTTGATAAAAATGGTATTTTTAATCCAATTAAAGTATAATTTTCAGCAGTAACTTTAGCTTTGTTTAAACTTTGAAATTCTTCTAAATCATACAATGCACTAAATATATTTACATAAGGTGGCACACTATAATTTAAATTGGTTAAATCATATTTAATTGTTATGGTGTTTTCTACAGGTAAAGGTTGCCAATTTGTCCCTAAATGATTAAAAGGTTTAATATTTTTCTTATAATCATTAAATAATTTAGTAAATATTTTCGGATAAGAATTCTCTAAAACATACTCATTTCCATTAAAATATGAAAAATCAAATGCTATTCCTAAACCAATTTCACCTTCAGAAACTATTTTACATAAAGAGGGTTCTAGTTTTTTAATATATGTAGAATACATTCCTTCCACTTCTATTCCATAGAAAATACCATATTTAAATACGTCTTTTAATATCTTCATAGATGTACTTTTAACATCTAAAGTATCATAATAATCACACATTCTATCATAGTCAGATTTTATTTTCTTATCTTTTCCTCGATATTGTCTCATATTTTGTTTTACAAAAGGTGTAATCAAAGCCATATTAGGAATGTACTCAATCAATCTACAAAATTGAGGTGAAATAGTACATAAATAATCTATTACTTCCCTTAATTTATTTTCATAAGTAGAAGGTTTCTCTAAATACATTCTTATAGTATCTTTATCATATTTTTTCATCATTTTATTCTTTTGACTTGTTGTTACTACACCATCTAAAGGAATATTTGTCATCGCTTTAGCATACTTCAAAATCTGATTTCTTTTTTCTTGTATTTCTTGTGCTTTTAATTTTACTTGATTTTCATTTATATCCACTTTTTCACCTCCCATTTATAAATTAATTTATTTTTAGTAATGCGTTTTAGGTTGTCTAAACTTACATGCCCTTCTTGGGTCAAAATTTGATTTTTTATCTGGTCTTAATTTAGATTCTAATTCTTTAGCAATATAAACAGCATAACCTAAACTTGAATATCTATCTTTTCTTTTTGTAGATGGTTCTTTTAATTTGATTAAATTGTTTTCAGTATCTACTTTTTCAAGATTTATCATTTCATTTATAAGAAAAGTAGTTTGAACATATGGTAATTGGAAATTAACTTGCTCTTCTTGAGGTAATTCATTATACCCCTTTATATTTGATAGTACTTCTTTGGCTTCATTTTCATTTACCAACATTCTTAATTTACCTCTTTTTAAATCATCTCTAACATAAATATGCATATCATTATTTAATCTTGCATCTGCTTTTATACTATAAATAACCTTTGGAGCATTTTCAACAAAGCATCTTTTTGCCATCTCTTCATCATTTGCACAACTTAAAGCTTCGTAATCACAATCAAGTTCTTTATCATATAAATTAGTTACTAAATTATCATATACTCCTAAACCGAAGGATTGGCAATCTAGTACAATATAATCACAATTAAATTCTTCATATAATCTTCTTATTTTTATAGCTTGAATTTGAGAATGTCCTCCTTCATAACTTTCCATATAACAAACATATTTATCATATGAATTTTTATTTTTACTTGGAATTAACCTTAATATAGTAAAAACTGAAGCATCATTATTATTTTTTGTTGAACTCATACCTGAAATATCACAAGAAACTAATCGTATTTCCCCTTCTTCTTTTTCGGTAAATTTAAAATCTTTATTTCTTAATATATTATAAAATGATTTTGGATATACTGCTTTAGGCAATACTCTATTTTTTTCTAAATCAGCAAACTTAAAGAATGCTTTTTCAGATTCACCAAAGAACATTGCTTCCATTTCCATCATCCAAGAAATTTCGTTAAAATCACTTTCTGACATTTCATCTTCTACTTGCTCCCTCATTAATAGTCCTTCTTTTATAGCTAATTGATAAGGTAAACTACATACAAAATATGATTTACCATCTGTCATAGCATTAAAGAAAGAATTAACTTTATCCCAAGACCAATCATGTTTATACCAAGCCGAACTCAAATATAATTCTTTATTTCTTTCTTGCATATGTTTATATTCTGGTTTTTCTAAATATTTAGGTTGCCTAGGTGCAGTTAAAAACTTTCTAATAACACCATCTACAATAGCTTTATCAACCATACGATATTCATCCACGACCGCAACATTTGCCCTCTTTGACCTTGCTCCTTGATTACTAGCAACAGCCCTTATCCATGACCCATTTTTGAAGGTTACACGAGCATCATTAGTTCCAGTTTTTATTTCGTCTATTTCCCTTGCAAGATTTGGAGAATTATTTTTTAAGTCCAAAATTTTTTCTATGACTTCTATACTTTGAGATTTATTACCTGCACAAAGTATTATTTTTGATTCTGGAAATAATATTGCTCTAACACAACAGAATATTCCTGTTAAAAATGACTTACCTTGTCCTCTCGAAGCTATGTATAGGAAGTAGTTAAAGTGCATCATAAAATATATTAATATCATCTGAAATGGTTTTAGGGAAATTCCTAAATATTCCTTTACAAAAATATGTGGAAACAATCTATACCAAGACGTCCATATTCCAATTCCATTCATTAATTTATCTGATTTTGATGTATTTTCCATATTTTTATTTAAATTTCTTTTTTGTTTAAAAATATCGTTTTTCTTTTGTTGGTTTAATTTATTAAAATTAGAATGTGAAGACATTACTCATCACACTCCTCATCTTCATCTACTTTAACTGTATATTTATTTATTTCTTCATCATATTCTTCTTTAAACGGATTTGGTTTTCCCATCATTCTACATAAATTACCAAAGAACCAAACAACAACGTATTTCCTTATCCAATCTGCTGTCATCCATTCAGGTAATGGTTCTGGAATTGGTTTTTCATTTTCATATTTTTTTATTAATGTACCAAATGTAACTTGTTCAGAAGCCATTGAAGCATTTTCTTGTGCTGGTTTTATATTTGCAGAACCTAGTAAATCTTGTAATGTTTTTACTTCTTTACTAACATCTTTTCCATCTTTACGTTTATTTCTAATGTCTAATGTCTGAAAAGCTATTTCTTTAAATAATATTTCTTGTGCATAAGAGTCACATTCATATCTAGCAGTAAGATTTTGAAATTCTTTTTCAAGGAAATTATATTCACTTGTTGAAAATCCATCACCCCAAAAATCGACTATATCATGCCCTATATCTTCTGCAATTTCTTCGTCATTTTGTTTTTTATCAAATAATTCGCTATCTATAAAGGTTTTTCCACGATATTGAGGCAAAGAATTAACTTTTTGAAAATAAACAGCAAATGAATTACCATTATTCTTACTAGATTGTTCTACTGCACTATCGTATAAAGATTTTTCATAGTATACATCCAATAATTTACATAATTCATATAATCCACGAGTATCGCTATTAAATCTCTTTTTAAATTGTTCAGCTAATTCTATAACACAATCTTTACAAATGCACATTCTTGAATCGCCATTGTTCTTAAATAATTCACTATATGACTTATAGAAATTAGTGGCGTTTAATTTTTTTGTATTACCACATCTTGTACACTTTTGTTCTTCTGTTTTGCTTGTAGCCACTATATTTCATCTCCTTTTCTTAAATTATTTTATTATTTCAAACTACTTATCTCTGATAAATAAGCACTATAAAAATAATAAAAAGGCTGGATATATTTCAATCCAGCCTTTTTAAAAACCCAATAAAAACTAACTTTTATATTAATTAATTTGTTTCTTTTGCTTCAAAGAATTAATTGCATCCATTGTTTCTTGAAGTTCTGATAGACTCTCGGTCAAAGCAAAATCATAACATTCACAAAACTTATTTATTAATTTCTTTTTAAACAATTCATCACCTGTTATAGTCTCATTCTTAATATCAGCAAACAATTCTTCAACAAAAATCTGACCTATATTCTCATTAACATTATCATATTTAGCCATATAATCACCTTCTAAACTTGATTTTGTTCTTGAATTGTTTGTTGAATCTTTGCAGTCTTTTCATTTGAAGTACAAGTCATCTGATTTATTTGTAGATTAAACTCTATATTTCTTTCATTTACGATAATATCAATTGCAGAACTAGAATCGATTCCTACACTTCTTAAGGCAGAATATTGTCCACATAAAAATGAAATAGAATCTATCCCAGCTTGAAATTCTTGTGAATTTAATTCCAATCCTTGAACTTCGTCCACATTAATTTCTACTTTAGGAGTTACTTGTTCTATAATGTCATATACTTCATCTTGAGTAAAATATTCTTGTTCTTGAGACTCTACTTCTTCTATTTCATCAACTTGATTTAATTCTTCTTTACACATAATTATCACCTATATCCTTTATATTATTTCATCAGCCATTCCATATTTAATACAATCATCAGGAGATAAATACCAATCTACTCCTTTTGTTTTATCTAATAATAAATCTAATGGTATTTTTGTTTTACTTGTAATTAAATTATTTAATAAATTTTGAAGTCTTTTATCTTCTTCATATCCAACTTCTAACTGGTCATAATTACCAGTATTCCAATTAGATAATTTATGTATTAATAAAGTTCCATATCTGTATACTCTTCTATGTGTGCCAAACATAAATATAAGTTGTCCACAACTCATCGCCTTTCCAGTTAAAGTTGTAATTATCTTATATCCATCTTCTATAAATTTTTCCATTTTACTAATCAAAGCCATACATTCATATAACTGCCCACCATATGAATTACAAACAATTTCAATAGGTTGTCTATTTTTCATTTCAATTCCTTGAGATTCATCAGTTTTTCTGATTTTATCCATATAATACATAATTTTAAACATGGATACTTCATCAACACCCTCATTTAAGTGTAGCTTTCTATTTTTTAAAGCATCTTGTACAATCATTTCATTATAGATATTATCAATTGGTTGGTATATTTCTCCCATATCAATCACCACTTTAACCTTCACTTTTTATTTTAATTTATTGATTTTTAATTTAACCAAAAATCTTCTTGTCCTGTCTTTCCTTTTCCTTCATTAAATACAAACATACTTGCCCCAGCTCTGCCTGATTTATGTAATGTCATTGAAAAATCATCAATACCACATATAGAAGAAACTCTTATACATTGTGCATCTCCTTGTTCACCAATACCTTCTGTTACTAATGATTGACTATGTAAATGCCCTCCATATATTAAATCAATAGGTTTTTTATAAATACTTCTAAACCATCTAATTGATTCAACTAAATTTTTATCTTCACCATGATATCCAAATATATTTACTCCTAAAATGTTAGTATATATAAATGGTAAATTATCATTATGTATATTTATGTTTTTATTATCTTTAACTCTTAATTCTATAAAACTCATTATTAATTTATTTACATTTTCATGTGGAAAATCTCCCTTTTTACCTGTTAGTAATCTTAATTCATCATGATTTCCCCAACATTGGTAGTAATCAATATTAATATATTTACTTAATTCATTTAACCAAGTAGCCATAAATTCACTAAATTCTAACACTGAATCTACAACTCCAGTTTGTAAACTTCTTAATTGTGATACTCTCAAGATACCATCAATACAATCTGATAAATTGAATATATTTAAATGAGTTAAACTCTTTTCTTCAATCTTATCAACTACTTGACTTAGCAAATCCCACATTCTATCTTTAAATATTTCAGTATTATATTCACTAATTGTTTCTCCATCTAGTCCTCTTATTAAACATTCTCTTCCATAATGCATATCTGAAATAGTCAATAATGCATCCTTTTTTACTTTTTCTATTTTTATTAGTGTTGGAACTATAAATGGTTTCATTGATAATATTGTTGTTTCAACATTTTCCCACCATAATTCTTCTCTTGCTTGTTCTCTAACTAATTTTTGAAGTTCTATATTTACCGTTTGAACTTTCTTGCGTTCTTTTAATACCTCAATCTTTTTTAATTCTAGTTCATTCAACACTTTATTAATGTCTGCATTTACATTATTTAAAGCCATATTTTCTATTTTCTTTTGATAGTGTTTTGCCACTTTATATCCACCAAATTCAGAATCATTAGCTTTTCTTAGACTGTCTTTATTTCCTTCAAATCCTATGTACTCTTTTATGTCTGACCATTCTAAATCTTCAGGTCTTTCATTTTTTAATATTTCAACAAGTCTTACTTCATAGTCAATTAACTCTTCATCTTGTTTTCTTGTATACCTTTCATTTATCATAATAATTTCTCCCTTTATCATTTTATTTCTTTTTAACTTCTATACTGTTTCCACATTCTTGACAGTAGATATATAAAACGTCTTTTCTCACAGGGTCTTTATCGTAATCTTCATTCTCAAGTGCCATTGTTAAATCATTTTTACAACCACAACTCTCACATGGTTTAAATTCATGTCTCTTTTTCATCTTCATTGATTCTCTGCCATCATTTTTCATAACCATAACTAAATCTACTCTCTTCCCTTTATAATTTCTAAAATATTTTAATTTATCTATTGACTATTTACTTTTAAAGTTTTACAATTAAAGTGTAAAAGTATATTTTAAATACACTAAAAAGACTTGCATGATATCACATCGTTCAAATCCTTTATAATATATTTAAAATAATATAGGCGTTGAGAACATACCTCAAAACATGCATAACCTATATTATCTAGTTGCTTAAATAAGGTTCGGCTTAAATTAAGCAATATATGTATTGTTGATTAATTTGCTTTCTTTAAAGTTAAATTTTTGTCTACATCTATACCAACTTGATTAGCATAAGTACGAACTATCTTTTCAACTTCATACATTTCTGTTTCAGATAAACTATCTAAAGGTTTTTCTTTTCTTGCTCTTATATTAATTCCTAATTGATAATTTACTTTAGACCATAATTCATTCCAACAATCAGCAAATTTGCCATTAAACTCTTTAAATACAATTGTCTTCATTAATCTATTAATTACTTTTCTTGACTCCAAAATATCTAAAGCATGAGTTGTAATAGTTTCTATTTTATCTTCTAACTCAACAATTCTCTTATTTTTAATGGAATTATATTCAGCTTGACATTGTAAATATCCTTGAAAATTTCCTTCACAAATATAAACACCCATTTGTAGTTGTAATTCTTTTTCTTTATCCATTTCGTTTATTATATTTTCTTTAACTGTTTGTCCATTGTCTTGAATAGCGTTATTAGATTCATATTCAATATCTAATAATCGTGTTCTAATTTCTTTGGCGATTTCAGAATCTCTCAATAACATACCTACTCTTAATATTGAACGTTTTGAAAATAAATTTAATCCAGTATTATTAATTGCTATTTCTTTTCCATCAATAACTACAAGCGACCTAGTTCTCTCATTTCTTACGATATGTCCTTTTAAAACATTTCGTAAAATATCATTCTTTTTGAATTTTTTAAAACCATCTGACTCTAATTCATCTCTATTATCTTTTATTATGGATTGAATAGCCTCAATTCCAACTTCATAATAATTTGCTACCTGTTCTGTAGTTGCAAAATCACTATCACCAAGTAATAACAACCCTTTAACCTTTTCCAATACTTCAACCTTATTAATCATTTGTTCTCTTGTTTCTTTGTTTTGTAAAATTTCTAACTCTTGCATTCTTATTACCTCACTTCTTATTATTTTAAATTAATTTATTTAAATGAGGTATTTTGTTGATAAATGTGAAAATATCCTAAAATCACATTTAGCTAAATTGCTAATAATCGATATTTAATTTTAAAATGGTGAATTCTTTTGATAATGCAGTAATAATCACTAGACTGCAACCTAGAAATAATTCTAGTTATCTATATTTGGTTTTTATAGTGTAATAAAACACCAATAAATATACTAATTATCAAATTCGAATCTCACATAAGAGGCTAATCAAAAGTAAGATTTATAGATAATCAATATATTTATTGCTACTTTATCATTAATTAATTTATTTTTAAATTTTAGGCGATGGATAACTTCACATTATCAAATCGCCTTTCAACATCTACTATAATAGTAGTCATGGAGTTAAACTCCTTCAATATGGGAATCTATACCCATTCTCAAATAGTTGGTTATCGAATACGAAATCCAACGCACTCCTTTTACACATGGTAAATGAGTATTGATAAAACATTTGTTTTATCAAATTTGGGTCACATCTCAATGAGTATATGCCTTAATTAATTTGTTCTTCTGTTGGTTCAGACTCAACTTTATCTGAAATAGATAATTTTATATAAGCTGAATTAAACTTATCTAAATATTTCTTTAAATCTACCTCGCCAATTTCTTCAACTTCCATCATGAATACTCCTTCTGGAAGACTATCTATTGATAGAGTCCCCTCTGCACTGAATTTGTGGTCAGTTATAATCTTTTCATTTATTAATTTCTTTGCCATAATCTTTCTTATCTCCTTTAATTCTATTAATTTATTTCTATAAAGTTATTTGCATATCTCTATATGATGAAATAACTTTTGTAGTTCTATTTATTTTACTTAATTCTTTTTCAGATATTTTTTGCAATTCTTCCTTAGCTTCTTTAGAACCGTGCATTAATACAACTTTTTGACAATTGCATTGTTTTATATAATTTATCAAATCTTTTTGTGAAGCGTGACTGCTAAAACTATAATATCTTTTTACAATACAACGTTTCATTAATACACTTCCATCTATATTTACTTTATCAAAATTATCATCTAATAGTTGTCCACCTATTGTATTCGGAGAACAATAACCACAGAATAATATTCCATTATGAGAATCTTGTAACATTTGTTTTGCGAATAGATTACTAAATCCTCCACTCACCATTCCACTACTTGATAGAACCAAGTAACCTTTAGGTTTTGATGATAAAAAGGCTTCACAACTCTTACCATCCTTAATGAATTTAAAAGCTTTCCAGTGCATTACTTCATCCCAATAAGCTAAATCTTCATCATCTAATACCTCATACATTTTATTGTTTAATTTATATCCTAGATTAGTTGCAATAACTATTGGTTTAGACATATCCCATCTATCTTTAAATGTGTCATATAACCAACACATCATATTACTAAGCCTAGATAGGGCAAAACAAGGAATCATACAAGAATTATTGTAGTTAAGAAAACTTAATACATCTTTTTCTAATTGTTTTCTTTCTTCCAAACAAATTCTTTTGTTAAAATTTCTATCTCCTAATCCATATGTACTTTCAATAAACAAAATATTTGAATTACTTACTGGAATAGTTGATTCAGTAAAATATGTATAAGAGTAATTATCTGTATTTCCTAAGTCTGAAGTAAATGTGATTTTCTTTGTCACATTAGTTCCATATTTTTTAATAAATAATTCTAATTGTGTAGCACCTATTATATGTGAATTATTTGTAAATCTAAAAGATAAACAATCATCTAATTGATAAATATTATCTAACTCATAAATATCCATCATATTCAAAGTATTATCTAAATCTTTTTCAACAAATAATTCTTTAACTCTTCCTTTTATTTTCTTTTTAAATTTATCTCTATTATCTCTTAAATATTGACATGATTTCATGTGTAATTTTATTGTGTCTTGTAGCATAGGTTTTGACAAGATAGCATTTGTTTTAGTTGTTATTATTCTGCCTTTAAAACCCATTGACGATAGTGAAGGAAGTAAAGCAATATGATCACTGTGAATATGAGCAATGAAACAATAATCTGAACTTTTAATAGGAATATTGTTTAACATTTCCTTATTTAAAATATATTCATCCGCCATATCATTATTTTGTATCATTCCTAATTCTACTAATATTGTTTTTCTACCTTCATCTGTTAAATATGAAATAGTGGTATTACTTCCCACAACTTCTTCTGATTGGTTGCCTGACACTGTAATGACAACATCATTATCTTTTTTACTCATATCGTATTCCCCTTTACCCTCCACCGACAAACGGTATGTTATTTTGTATTAATTAACAACTTATAAAACTATAAGCTCTATTATTAATACAAAAAGGGGACTAAATAATAATACATTTAGTCCCCTTAAAAGTCTTATTATTCTGATTTCTTTGCTTTAACCTTTTTAACTTTAATTACATCCTCAGCAGGAATTTTCTTAATTTCTCCAGTCTTAGGTACTTTCTTGTCATGTGCTTCCACATGTCTTAGTTCAAGTTCTAATCCTGCAAATCTAACTTTTTGACCAACCTTTAGTCCATCATAAATTAGTTGTAGTCTATCTGCTACTTCTTTTTCAATTTGATCAGCAAGTCTTCCTTGTTCTGCCTTAGATTTAAATTCCATTCCTTTAGTTAATAATTCTACCTTTTCATCTTTCTTTAATGATACTGCTTTACTCATATTGTTTATCTCTCCTCTAATCTTTCTTTTTGTTTTTTATTTATAACCCTTAATAGGGATATTTACTATTGTTATTTTTATTAATTTATTCCGAAACACTTTTTCTCATTTCTTCTCCTAAATGAACGCTAGTTACCTGTATGCAACTTAAAACGTCCACTTTTAGGAGAGAAAAGAAATAAAATAAAGGGTAAAATGTTTATGAAAAAATTAAAAAGTATAGAGTGTATAGAAGATAGATTTATGACTTTACTCGTCCCTCTATCTCCCTATTGGGGTAAAATACCAATCCTTGCATACGTTGGTATTACTAACTTAGAGCGTTATTCTATTAGTCGATTAATTTGTTTTTTCTTTTGTTTTGTTGATATATTCTATCTATTTCTTTATGTTTTTCTTTGGCACACTTAAAACAATAATCTTGTTTATTATTACTTTGTTTAATTTCTTTTCCACACACTTTACAAAAGCTATAATCTTCTTTTTTTCTCCAGCTTAAATAATCAACAATCATATTTTCGGCAGTTCTTTCATTTAATTCTACATTTATAACAATATCATTTTCTTTAATTTGTTTTTGTCCATATAACAACTTTATATTTTTACCACCTAATGCAAAGACATTTTTCTTAAAATTATCTAAATCATATATTAAGCTTTCTCTTTGAATAAACTGTGTAACTGATTTTTGTTTATACTTAAATCTAGCAAGTCTAAATATATCCCTACTATCATAATTACACCAATAATCCTCCCGTTCTGTTCCTTTATATGTAGATTTAGCTAATACTAGCATACAATATAAAACTTTTTCTATTTCTATTGATTTGACTCCACCTACGTCCCCTATGTTTTTTATAAATTCTAACTCTTTTTGAGTTATCTTAATTGTTTTACTTGTTCTATAATTGCAATTATCATTTTTTGAATATTTATTAACGTATCTTTGCAATTTACTATCCCAATCTGCCATTATAAAACCTTTATAATTTTTTATCATTAAATCATCTAATTCATTTCTAATATCTGTTTTGCTTTTTTTACTCTGTTTTAAATACTTTATATAAGCAACTATTTTTTCATTTGTATTCTCATTTATCTTCTTTTTATTTTTGACTAAATCCTCAGCTATTTGTCTCTCATCAGTAAAACTCCATAAATTCATATTATTTATCCTCCTTTTTATCTATTATCTTTGTCACCATTTTAAAATTATCACCATCATACTTTATATCACCATTATCATCTCTAATAGGAAAACTAATTGTTCTATTACTGTTATCTAATAGATTTTCTAATATATAGTTTCCTACCATAGACCAAACAAAAGCTTTACTAATGAGTTTTTTCTTATAAGCTAAAAATACTAATTTGTCACATAATTCTTGCTCATTCATTATTAGATTTTTCAAATCAACTTTTAAACTATCAAAGTTTTGTTTACTTTCTTCCATTCCTACTTCTTTATCCGAATTTTCATCGTTAACATTTCTTTTATTAGATATAGATGATTTATATATACTATATATATCCTTTATTTTATTAATAGTTTGATTATCTACATTTTCAATTTCATTTGACATATATATAGAATAATCAAATTTTTTATCTATTAAGTTTTTATCATTATCTGACAAGTCACCTTCAAAACTAACTTCAACTTTATGTGCTATCTTATTGACAATACAAGGATTGTCACTTAATGGATTTTTTTCTAAATAATACTTTAACATTTCTTGTTCTTTTAAACTTTTGTTATTTTTATTTATCAATTCATCCAATGTCATTCTAAATTCTCTTAAACATAATATATTTGCTTCTTTTATGTAATTTAAATATTCATTGTTTGACTCCCCATATATATATCTAAAATAATATGGTTTCTTATAAGCACAAATACTTAACAAATATTCTTTTCCCTTAATGATTTCTTCAGAGTCTAATGATAAATTTATGTTTCCAACAAATTTGTCATTTTTCTTTTGTCTAACCATATTTATTTTTATATATTCACACTTATTATCATACCAATAACTAGGTATTGGTTCAGGTGGTTTACCTTGTTTAGCAGAATCAATGCATGATTGTTGTATGTATTGTATACATTGTATACGTCTATCAAGTTCAATATACTCTTTACTACCTTTTAAAAATAAAGATAGTTTGTCATAAAAAGAACTTCCTACATTAGTAACACTTCCTACTTTATTACCAAATGAATTTTTAATAGCTTGTATATAATCTTTTCTTTGAGGATTAACCATTTTTTCTGCACTTTCACTATCACAATCTAAAGCTGGTAAATCAAATATACCATTAATTATTATAGAATTTGATGTTGTAAAATTCATATCTGCATCGAAGTCCTCACCATTCATTGCCATACAAGAAGTATCCCAAGCATTAAATATAATCATATTTTCTATATCAGAATACCAATTATCAACTTCTTGTTTGTTACAAATATTCATTACTCTAGCATTTTGTTTACAACTCATAGGACTTCTAAACGCTCCGACCTTTTCTATATTTCTATCTTTCCAATATTTTATGTAAAACTCATTTGTATTTAATAATCCTTGTGGTTTTTTATTACACATTGCTTCTAATTGGATTACTGGCTCTCCAATTGCTATTTGATAATTCCCATTAACTTTTATTTTCCCTGTCTTTAACATATCAATTCTTTTAGATATTGCTCTTTTTAATTTATCCACTACAAAATCATCATGTATAGTATTTTTATTTATCATTAATGCTTTTATATGATAGTCATTTATATCATTTCCAAACCATACGTTTTCTTCTGTTATATCTTTTCCTTTACCAAAAAGAATTGATTTTTTATAATTTTTACCTATTACTTCTTTTATTTCACTTATATTTTTATTTAATAATTTATCAATGTCATTATCATTTAAATCTAAACATTGTATGTACTGATAGTTTAGCATTCTTTCATTTTCTAATACTTTAGGAGTATATTTAGTTACCGAAAATCCATACTCATTCTTTAAACAGTTATCGCAATATTCTTCAATACTTTTGTAGAATGGGAAATTAAGTTTTAACATACTTTCATTAAGTATAATATCTACATCATCTATATTATGTACTTGTCCAAAAACATCTGTTACTTGAGTAGTTTTTAGTACTTCTTTACAGTATTCTTTAAATTTAAATTTTGTTACCATACCCTTTATCCAAGAATTTCTTATGCAAAATGATGATGGAATATAATCTTCTTGTAAGTCATTTGCCCATTTTTCTGCTAATTCATAAGAAATTAATCCACATCCATCACAAGCATTTAATTTTATTAATTTATTGTTTACTGGAAATGTATTCGGTTCTCCAAGTTCTTTATCAAATTTAACTTCAATAACATCAGCATTGAACTCTGTTTCAACATCTTTTACTACCAAGATTCTATTTGTCCATGTAACAGGAGTGCTTGAACTAAATGTAAGTGCCTTATATCCCATTATCTTATTTGGTAAAACTTCAACTGTTTTTATTTCTCCAGTAGATTTATCAATTTTTTCAGCTAAAAAATTTGCTCCATTATTTAATCTTATTTCCATTTCTTCAAGTAAATCTGACCTTATAAATAACACAACCGATTTTTTTAATCCCCCAGGAGTTCCTAAAAGTAATTCATACTTCTTACCATTAAGTTCAAATCCACTTTCTGAATATTTATCATATTGTTTATTACTATTAAATTCAACATTACAAATAAAGTCCTGTAATGAAGCCACTCTAATATCTTCTTGAAGTTGTCTTATCTCTTTTTTCAATTCTGTGTTGTTTCTATCTTTAATTATCTCTTTTCTTTTTTGTTTCAGTTCTGACTTTTTGTTATTTATGTATTCTTCATTATACTCGCTATTTAAAATATCTCTAATCATTCTAGTACCTTCAGAATCACCAATACCAACTATATATCTTTGTTTTATTCCTTTAGATATGTTAGGTATTTTAACCTTACCTTTGTTTCTATCAATAAAATTACTATTAATTCTATAACAATATCTTTGATTTAGAATTTGTTTACTCATTCTGTCACCTCAAATTACTTTTTATTTATTTAATTATATAATTTATTTAAATTTCAATTAATGTTTTATTACTATATTCTTTTAATGTTTCAAACAATTCATCTAAATCAATTTCATCGTCCAAATAACTCCAATAAGTCATCATTCTTATATCAGCATTTGCTAAATTGTCAGAATTAATTAATTCTTTCCCAATTAAAGCTTCCTCTATTTCGCATAATATATTCATTTGGACTTCCTCACAAAAATTATCATATCCTAAATACATTTCATACAAGTCTTCATCTTCGTTACAAGCCATTACTATTTCCTTTGTTTTGTTTAATAAATAAATTATATCTTCCTTACTTTTAATTTTCATATTCACTCTCATCTTTTATTTCTCCTTTATTTTATAATTATTTTACTTCAAATTCCCAATAAAACACGCATTTGATTAAGTTTAATTCTATTAATTTATTAACTATACATTTAAACCATCTAATACTTTCTCTGCCTTGTCCAATTTCAAGACAACAAAGTATATCACTTCAACTCCAAAAACTCTCTATAAAGCTAATAGACCACTTAAATTCGATTCTAACCTATATGTACTACTTATCCCTATTATATCTTTTTATTTTATGTATATCAGATGGTTTCAAATACCCACTACTAACATCAATACCATAACAATGTGCTTCGGTTATTAAATCACTTTTATTTCCTGTGTTATAATCATCCAAGTAATCATAATCATCGTAAAACCCATTTATGTATACTTCCCATTCTCTATCAAAACTTCTCTTTTGTGTTCTTCCTTCTAAAATTCCCATCTATTCATACCTCTCACTTCTGTAATATTGTTTTTATTGTTTTTAATCATTAAATTCATTGTGTTTTCTCCTTTTCTTATATTAATTTATTAATTAGCCATTCTATTTTTATTATTTCTTTTACTTCTAATATGTATTTCAAGCCATTCATCTAAATCATTATATTCCTTTTCTTCTGTTGGAGTTAATATGCCACTAAAATCTTTGATTTTTAACTCATCAAACCTAGCATATTTCTTTTCCAGTAACTTATCTTTTTTTGATTTAAACTCGATTACTTCACACATTGTCCTCACCTTCTTTCTTAATTGTATTAATTTGTTTACTACTTGTATGTTATGGAAAACTAGTGGATTAATTACTATCTCTTCCATAATTTAATAATAACATATTAAATTTTATTTGTCAACTTATTTCTATTAATTTGTTTCCGACTTGTATTTTTCTTTTAATTCTTCTATATCTTTAATTACATTTTCTAATTTATTAGTTACAACAAAGCTATAACATTTCTCTCCTTTGTTATATTTGTCATCTAATTCATAAAAATCTTGTCCAGTAAAATAACTTATAGTAATTGCCAACTTTCTACTATTAACAATCTTAAATTTATACTTCTCTTTCTTTTCTGTTGTCTGATTAAAAGTATTGTTCACGCAAGTTTCTATATATCTTGAAAAAGCAAAATCAGTAGTATATTTCTCCTTGTAATATTTTTCTATAGATCTTTTTACTTTTGTCAATGATTCTAATATTTCATTTAAAGAATACTTATTACTTAAATCTTTAATGGTTTTATAAACTATTGGTGTTGGATGTTTAGTAATTTCATAAATTATACTAAAGCATTCCATCTTTATTTTATTATCGTTATTTGTTTTACTAATATAATCTTCTTTTTCTTGCTCACTACAGAAATATTTGTTACTTTTTCCTATTTTAACTTTTACTGATTCATTAGAATCTATTGTTTTTCCACATTTTTTACATTTTACCATTCTCATTTTATAAAATCTCCTTTATTATTTTTTTATTTTATTAAGGTAGAAATGTCAAATACATAGTTTTTGTACATTTCTTAAAATTACAGGACTACTTTTTGTACATATTTGAAAACTACGAACATACTTTTTGTACATTTTATAATTCATTTGTACAGAAAGTATGTTGTCAGTGTACCGTAAAATATATATTAAATACAATATATATTAATAAATAAATATTCATACAATAGAGAATTATTGTTTCGTGAAAAATTTCACTCACATTGGTCATCTTTCTTCTTTTATTAATTCAATTAGGTTTTCTTTTTCTTGCTCTAATAGTTTCAATTTTTCTAAATCTATTATTGTTCTTTCTTTTAATTTATTTATATTTGTTATTTTCTTGCTAATAGATATTTGTAAATTGATTAACTCTTTATATTTGTTACTTACTTTATAATATCCATTTTTCTCTCTATCTTTTCTTAGTCTTTCTAATAATATATCTTCATTCCCATATGGAGTATAAAACATTACTCCATTTCTTATTGATTCTTTCCCATTTTTATCAACCTTATATCCTGCATAGTCAAAGCTGAATATCTTCAATTCTTTAAATATACTGTTATATTTGACTATTGTGTTTTTAGATTTGATTTTGCATATATTGGCTATATTATCTAATTTAGGATAGTCACATAAATAATCTTCACATTTATTATCTTTATTAATACAACTACATATGTATAAATATTGTTTTATTAAATAATATAAATCAACTTCATTAGATATTGAATATTTTACCAATTTATCAATATCTAAATCACAAAATATACAAAAATCTCCATCCATATGATTGATTAATTGTCCATATATCATATCATTTGCTTTTAATTTATTCAAGTCTTTAATAGTATAATCATCATTTAAATATATTTTATCCTTAAAATGCATTTGCTCTTCATCTTTTAGTAGTTGTAATGTGTCAATTATCAGTTTGTTCATTCTTGTATTGTAAGTTATCCCTAAATTATCACATATAGAATTTATATTGAACATACAGGTATCTTTACTACTTCTAGTCATATAAACCATACATGCTATTGTTAGTTGTTTTTCGTTCAATATACAATCTTCACCATCTACTTCTTTTATAAATATATTTGGTATTAATGTAAATGGTTTATTATTAAATATATTATCTATTTTTCTTTCATCCAAAACTCTCCCTCCTTCCTCAACTCCTATACTACCATAATATTCTAAATAATGCAATAGTATTTCTATTAATTTATTTGCATCCTAGAATTTACCTCCAGTTATATTTTAAATAATAGCCATTTCATATCTTCAACTATATATTTCAATTGATACAACTTCTCTATTCCATCAATTACACTTTGACAATCAAATATTAATGCAATGTTTCCACATAATTTTTCACTAGTCTTAGATATAACTTTATCAACCTTAATTACTTTATAATTATCTTTCTCTTGCATTTTAAATTTCAAAGGTGTAATCCCTTGTTTTGAAAAGTGACATATAACTTCTATCTCTTTAGCAACTACTTTCATTTTACTTTCTCCTTTACGAATGTATGTTTGTATTATATCACATTGTTATAGAAATTGAACTGAATAATTTTAAACACAAAAAAGAAGTCATATTTCTATGACCTCATGCATATATTTATAATACTTGTTTTATACTACTTATCAGCCCTATACAGACATTTTATATTTAGACGATAACTTATACCTTAAAATGGTTACAAGGACAAACTTGAGGGATATTTTGAGTTTCTGTTAAACAATTTTATACAAAGCTATTTCGAATATAAATTTATCTGTGACATTCAATTCAAACAGTGTGACATGTAATCTAAAAATTATAAAATATTACACTGTGACTTTGAAACTAAATTTCTATTTCAAAGTCTTTAACATCATATCTATTATAAGGTAATCCAGCTTGGGTATATCTTAATAAATCGTCTACTAATCCTCTATTATATCTATCATCTACATATCTAAGCATAGCCGAAATATATGAACTAGTATCCATTTTAACAAATTTATTTATATCTTCATAAGTAACACCGATCTCCCTTAATCTAGCTACAATTTCTGCATCAGTCTTATATTTATCTAATCCTTTTGATTTGATTTTTCCTGTGACATTGAATATAAATATTATTCCTTCACCAACTTTAAACACATAATCTTGAATAAATTTAATATTTTTAAGTTCTTCTAACGCCTTTTTAAATTCTCCATTATAATAATATTCAGTTTTCTTATCTGGAATATCTATACCCACATAGTCATATATCGTCTGCATTGTAATATATTTCTCATACGAAGATGACCATTGAGTTAAAATGAGTAATAATTTTTTTGCTATATTACTTTTTAATTGAATATATTTTTCATGGTCATACAATTTAAAGTAATTACTACACATATTGTTATAAAAGAAATCATCTATTTCTATACTTTGACTTTCTTCTATTTGCTTAGGACTAGCCAATTTACTATTATTAATTTTCTGTTCTTCTACCGAGTAAGATTGAAAGTCACACAGAATACCACAACTTTTACTGCCTTTAAAGGTTTTTACATATTGACCTTCTTCTTGATTTCTAAAAGCAAAAGTACTATAAATAGTAGTCTCATTTAATGTATTAAGAGAATTTTCCAATCTTTCCTTAATACCACTTCCAAAATTCTTAAAACCCATTTCTTTAGCTAATTTTCTATAAGTGAAATGAATTCTTTTTGGAAAATCAACTTTATTATCTTTAAGAATATATTGATTATCTATAGATTTAATTAATAATCTAAATAAAGCTAATAATACATCAAGGTCATACATGGTTGGAACACCTAGTTCACCACCAACAACTTTTAATCCAACTTCTTGGTCTCCTTTTATCCATTTCCTACTTATTGTCTTTTCTTTCTTCCTCTTTAAACTTATAAATGGTAATGTCATTAAATTAGATTCATTCATACCTTGAAATGGCTTTATTTTTATTAGTTTTTCATAAGATACTTCTTTTGTGTTTTCTTTTTCTAATAAGTTTTCCACACTATCCACATCCTTTGACTTATAAACATATGTTCTCTGTGACTTTGAGTTTTAAATACTGTGACATTGAATAGGAATTCCCTGTGACATTCAATCTTATCCACAGTGACATTGAATCTAATATACTGTGACATTGAATCTTAAAAATAATTCGATAGTAGTTGATATAACTATTTTTACAAACTTATGTTACAACGTTATTTATTTCTTGTATTATCTACATTATGTCTATTATTACAACGTAAGGATACCATAAAAACTATTCCTATTCAATGTCACAGGGAAAGATATAAATATTTTTATAAAATCATGTCAAAATCTTTATATCTATTTTAACCCACCTATCACGTCCATAGACAAGCCAAATCTTTAAACGATAACTTTATTAACTAAACTTCCATCTCTATTCCTACGACCTATCAGATGAATAGAATTTAATTCCTATTGCGACAATATGTTCTTTATGTTGAGTTATTAATAGTCATTAATTCTTTTTACCGAATAATCTGCTAAATAAGCCTTGATGTTGATTTTGTTCTTCATATTCTTTTTTTCGTTGCTCCATAGATTGTTTTAAAGAATCCATTTTACTATTTAATTCTTGTGTAATTGACATTTCTTCTTTAATTTCCTTAATTTCATTACTTAAATCTATTTGATTATTATGCATAGTATTTATTATTTCTAATGTTTTATTTCCATGTTCAATCAACTTTTCAATTTTTTCATTTTGTTGATTTAACATTTGATTTTGACTGTTTAAAACTCTTATTAAAAAATCAGCAAAAGATTGATTACTAATATCTATTTCTTGTTTTTCTTTATGAAATAATACCTCTTGTTTATGAGAATTAAGGTATTTGCGAATTTCATTTGTATCCATTCCTAGATACATATTTAATTCTTTTATTTTTCTTAGGTTATCTATATCTTCTTGTTCAAATACTTGATACATTCCAATTGAAGTAATATTTAAAAAATCATTTAGTTTTTCAAAATAAAAGATAATACGAGATTGTTCAAGTTCTAATATATTAGAAACATCATCAATTGTATAGTATTTTCTATTTTCTTCTTTGTAAAAAACTTCTATTGGTTCATCATCCATTGTTATACCTCCAGTGATATAGAAATAAGGGGAATATCCCCTTATATTATCTCTTAAATAAATTCTTTTTCATAGTTTTTTTAACAACTTTATTTCCTTTTGTGCTTATATTTTCATCATTTACTTCAATCTTATGTTCTACTTGTGTCTCAGATATAGGTGTTTGTTTGTTTATTTTAAATTTACTAAAATCTAATTCATTTTGTATCGAAGAATGTTTTTTTCTATCTTCAAGTTCATGTTCAATCAATTTTATTGAATTAATTGGAGGAAAACATCCACTTACAAGCAATATATTTCTATCTGAATTTATACCAGTATAAGTTTCTTTTGATGGTATATAAAGTTTGTCTATATAATCCTTATTATAATTCTCATTTACAAATGATATTCCTAAATATCCACATTTTACAGACTTTGTTCCATCTTCAAGAACTTCTGTATTATTCTCATCTCTATATATTTTAGCCAATATACTATTTTTTTCTGCTTTTATCATAGCAACCTCAATACTACTACAATCATTTGGAATATCATAAAAATATAAGCAACCTTTATCTTTAAGTACATTGCTTAGATTTCCATTATCAAATTTAATACCATTTATTGCAGGAATTTCAAATATTGAATCAAATGTTTCTGAAAATTTTTCATTTATTTTTAACTCTTTATCATTTTCATCAATAACTTCACTAATTTGAGCGTCATTGTTAATAAACATCATACTGTTTATACAAGGATTTTCAAGAATTTCGTCCCAGGTATTTATTGCATTTTTTAATATTACTTCTGGTGATTTTAAACTTGGAAGAATACCAACAACATTTATTGTCTTATCAAAGTCTCCATCTAATTTCATTGCACTTATAGCTCTTAAAAGAACACTTAATATGGCACTGCCACTACCACCACCCATGCTTGAAACGAAGTATATGGTATCTTGTTGATATCTATAAAGTAAATCTATGATATTATATCCTCTTTGTTCTGCATATTCTTTGCCTAAATCCCTATCTCTTCCAACTCCATTTTGAGTACTTATACAATAATAATTCTTGATAGTGTCATTAAAATTATTTAAACTTTGCAAATCAGTTATACTTGTATTAACAAATAGTCCTTGGAATCTAGCATCAACATCAAGAATGGAATCGACTAAACGTCCTCCTGCTCCACCTAACCCTACAAAAAGTATATCATCTCTATTCATTATTAATATCCTCCCCTTCATTTAATTCAACATATTCATATATATCTTCTTTATCTAAAATATTTTCTTGTAAATATTTAATTCCATCACTTGATATATAATAAGTTTTTGCTCTAGATTCTTTTATTCCTTCATACACATATCCTAATTGCATCAACTTATTTTGTATCCTTCTTACGTATGTGTAATAAGACGATTTAAGTTCAGTATTATCTATTATGTCTTGAATTTTAAATGATTCAATTGGACTTATCTTTTTGTTTACAAATAAAGCATATAGTAATTCTATGTCATATTTATCTAAAACCATCATTGCACCTCCTATACTATATAATAGTATCATTAAATAGAAAATGTTACAATATATAATTTAAAATTAATTTAACTTTTACTATCTTATTATTACTTAATTAATTTACTATTAGTTTATATTATATTAGATTGTATATATTCAAATTAGTAATAATAAGATAAAATAAACTTAAATACTCTTAACTTCTCACAACTACACATTAATAATAGATAAAAATACAGTAAATTCACGTTTTTAGATTGTTTTTACTCATTTTTATCTAAAAAATAGCTATTTTATACAAAAAACATATAAAATAGCTAAAAATTTAATAAAAATTAAGAAAATAATGATTTCAAAGCAGTCTCTTTGCTTACTTTATTAAATATATTATCTTTTGGTAGATAAAAATTTCCTTTACTATCTACATTAATATAGTTTCTAGTATCATAATGTTTGTATAATGATATATCTCCTTCAGAATACATATACATTAAATCCTCCCAAAGTTCTTCAGGAATATATTTTTTCATATTTTCAAAATACTCTTCATGTTCCATTTATATTTTTCTCCTTTATCTTCCTATAAGTTGGTCTATAATATCTAAGTTTCTTTTTGTAATATCTTTTGCTTTTAAAGCACTATAAATCATATGTGCATCATTTTTATATTGTTTCTTCTTTGGGTATTTATATACACTAACTTCTAGATATCTACGTATAGCTAACATTCTTTCTCTAGTAATTTCACCACTTTTAAGTCTATCATGAAAGTGAGAATATACTTCATTATATCTCAATTCAACTTTCAATGGTCTTATCTTCTGTTTATTAATATCTTCAATTACCATTTCGGCAGTAATCATAGATTTTGGAATCCTATTTAATTTAAAAAATCCTAAATGTACGAATATTTTAATTAAAATAGGCAATGCTAATAACATAATTATAGTTTTCATATGTAATCCATCCTTTCAATCGGCAAATTGTGTTTTGGAATTACATTAATGATTAACTAGAATCAATCAACATAACTATTTTTCTCCTTTCTGATGTTTTGCATATTGCTTAAGCTTTTGTTTTGTATAGTAGTTTGTCTTAAGTAATATGTATTAACTATAAGATTAATAATTGTATAGTATGTTGGTAGTAGGGTAGGGAGATAATATGTTCTCCCTACAAATCTATATTTGTAAATGTTGGGATTATGGGATTTTTAAATCTCAATATAATAACAGTAAGTAGAAATATAAGAATGTTAAAATAAAAAATTATAAATATTACTATAGAACAAGTCTGTATATACCACATTAAAGTTAGACGAGTTATATCTAATATCGGATAAGCTAGGTCTTGCTATTATGACAAGTGGAAATGTATTAAAGCAATCTTTTTGAACTTGTCCAGTTTTACATAATTTTTCATATAGTTGCATTTTTATGTTACTTGTATAATGCGTATAATCAACCTCCAATAAAACGAAATGTGCGATATTATTATATTCATATGCAATAAATGCGTCTGGTCTTATTAATCCTTTTAAATAATGTGGTTGAATTTTCAATTCAAGTAAATAGCTATCATTATGTTTTTTTATTTGTTTTATAAAGTCATATAACAATAAATCGTGGTCTCTCAACTTCTTTTCTTGATAATATACTTTTTCATTTTTAAATTTACTTATATACGATTTCAATAAACCCATATCTTTTAATTGTTTTAATCTACGCCTACAACCCTCATAATTATGATTAAATATTATTTCAGCACATTGATTTACTGTAATTGCTTTATATTCTTCAATCCATTTTAAAATTTTCTTGTCTCTTTCTGTGAGCATTTTCTATATTCCTCCATTGGTATTGTTCCACTTTTAAATTTATTATTGGATGGTTTCACTTTCTCTTGTTTTATATCTTTTTCATTAATATCTACTATACTGTGCTCTTCTAAAGTTAAAATTTGTTTATTTTCCTCATCTATATTATTTTTATTATCTGAAGAGTCTTTAACTTTATTTTTCTTTGTTTGAGTAGGGGATGGAACTCTTATCTCAGGAACATATTTATGCAATACCACAAAATCATCATCTATAAATGGTACTTTTATAACTTCCTCACCATTGTTTCCACAAATAATACATTCGCCTCTTTTAAGTTTAATTGCATTATTTGAATTAATAACATTTTGAGAGTCTATAATTGAATTTTGATGAAATGTGATACGTGTCATTTGACTCTTAACTTGAGGTGATAAATTTTCACATGTTGTTCTTTGAAGAACTCCAATTATATGAATACCTACAGAGCGTCCAGATTTAACAATAGACCATAATTCATCCCATATAGGTAACAATATTAATTCTGACATTTCTTCACATACTAATACAATTCTTTTAATTTTTCTAGTTGGAAAATATTTATTCCATTGATTTATATTTCTAATGCCATGAGATTGAAATAATAGACTTCTTGAATTTATATTGTCTTTTACCTTGCTTAATACTATATCTAAATCATTAGAATTATAAGCTGTCATCTTAATAGGTTTACAGTCTTCAAAAGATGAAATTTCACCTTTAATTAACTGAGTTAAAAATAATTCTATATCTTTTGATGAATTATAAATGAGGTTGGTTAATATACATGATAACAACATTGATTTTCCATATCCTGTTGCCCCTGCAATTAATATCATTGGATGTAAATCTAAATTAACTAAATAATCTTTTCCTTTAAAATCTTTTCCTATATATAGTTTATTACTAGGACATTTAACAGGTTTGAATGGAAATTTAGCGATATCTCTATTAACTATTCTCATTGTTATATTTGGTTTAAATTTATCTTTTTCTAAATCTATTATCCCATTTAGATTGTCTTCTAATATGTTTAATTTAGAATTTAAATGCTCAATTGATAATCCATTTGGAATATTTATATAACATACATAACCATAGTTAGTTGGTATTATTTTATATATTTTAAATGATTCTTCTTTTTTGTTTTGTACTCCTATAGATTCCATTATTGAAGTGAATTTGTGTTTTAATTTTTTCTCATCTATTGTGTTTAAATAATTGTAAGCATATGTTCCTAATACAATTAAACCTAATTCTACAATCATATTTTTCTTTTCTTAGAAATAATTGTTTTAGTTTTATTAGGTAGGGTATAGGTTATTATATATGCAATTGTTGAAATGTAAATGATAGCCCCATCCATTGTAGATAAGCAAAATATAGAACCTATATGTTTAAATTGAGAATAAAAGTAATTGATTATTAGCATATCTAAATTTGATAAGATGTTCATTCTTATTACTCCTTTTAGATTGTTGTATTTAATGTTGTATATTATATAGGTATGTGTGCAATTTAAATTTGATACCAGTTTATTTATATTATTTTAAATAGGGTAGGTAGTATATGCTAGGTACTTATATTATAAATTTAAAAATATACCCCTCCCATATTGGTATTATTTGCTTGTAGTAATTGTTGTATATATTAGTTATAATTTAGCTGTGCAAAAGTTTTTCATTAATCACATTTAATTCTATTTAATAAATTTAATCTTAATCTTTTTAAGACTATCTTATATAGATGGTCTTATTTTTATGTCTAATTTAAAGTATTAGTGAAAGAAAATAGATATTAGTTATTGGATGACAGAAAAGTGGTCTTAAAATTCATGTGAAGTGGGTTAGATTTAATTTTTGAAATTTGATGAAATATTAAATTACGATGATGATGTTTCGTAAGCAGATAATTTTTAGTGTTTTAAATAGGCTATAGCCTTGATCTATACTGGGTTTGAACGATGTTTATATATGGTAGGTTAGTGGTCATTAAATGATGTTGGATAGTTGATATCGGTGAAAGTGGCTTGTAGACTAGGTTTGAATATGTTTTATGTCTAGAAATGTGCAATTTTAGTCATTTTTAAAATGTGCTTAACCGTTGATATGACTAGCTTGAGTCGAAGCACTTTACGATGTTAATGTTCGTGTTTTAGTCTTCGTTGTCAAAATTATCCGTATAGACGAGTAGAACACATGTGCCGAACATTTGTTCTACTAACCATCCAAAATATGTAAAACATGCCCCCCATACCAATATACAAGCCATTCTTATCAATACGATACATTCCAAGACCAAATAACCATAATACGAACAGATGCGAACGTCTCAAAACGTTGGTATCACTGGCTTTAAGTTATTTCGAGAAATGTGTATTTCCCGAAATTATCGGTAAATGCCGATTAACTTATTTGATTAATATAAATATTGAGCAGTAGAGAGAGTAGAACAAGTGTACTTATAAAATGTTGCTTTTAACTGGTCATATAATAGGGAACTGGCAACCATCCAAATTTTTGAAAACCGAATGTTTTATTTTAATGGTGGTTTAATATTCGATTTTAAGTTGCTTTGCTTACTGCAACACTTACTTTAGCACGTTAAAGCGTTAATGTATTAAATATATAAAGTGATACATTGCTAACACGTTAAACTATTAGCAGAGCATATCGAGACAGTTAAATTATATACTTACTAATAGTAACAAACACACATTAAATACAACACTAACATATTACAACTTATAACCACATTACATAAAAGTACTTACTAATAATATAATACTAGATAACTATTAATAATATACTAACATAACTATATCTACTTACTTAAAGTAACCAACTAATATACAATTCAATATCAATCTCTAATTACTGTAAACATAATATCATATTCAGCAAATAAACACAACAACATTAATATACTGGAATCAGATCACAATATAAAAACACGAATACTTCACACTATAAACTCACATCAATTTTAACAGAAATATCAATTCAAATAATAAATTAATAGATAACTTATAAGTATAAACAATAAACTTAATTGAGAATATACGTGAGAATCGATGCTATCAAACCCAACAATACACTCATTATCAATAGTTCTCAACTAATTAAACACACCAATTGAGAACGTAAATGATAATAACATACATCTAATTGATAATAGAGTATAAAATAGCTAAAATTACTGAATTTCCTTTAATTTATTGAATATAGATATAACCCAGTAAATTATCTAATATCATAAACACGAACTATAAATACAAACTGACTAATAACATACGTAATTATTAAATCTAAAAATATTATAAAATATCTAACAAATTAACATAAATATATTGACTTATGCACTAAAAAGGAGTATATTTATATTAAGGAAACAAATTAAAATAATAAATGAAAGAGGTTGATTGATATGACAATATCAGATATTAGAAGATGGATTGTATTAACAAACAAAAGCTATAAAGAATGGATCAAAGAGAATAATAAATATATGGCAGAGCAATACTTTGATAAACGAAAAAGTTATTTAGACCAATTCAGTAAATATTACCATAATAAACAAGGAGAATTCACAAAAGAACAACAAATGTTTTACGATAGAAACAGTAAAGAATATGAATAATTAAGGCTGAAAAGCCTTTTTTATTTGTTGCAAATGATGTATAATTTGTCGAAAAATTTTTATATATTTATATTAATTTATTTCAAAAAACTATATACAAATCAATAAAATGAGAGTATAATCTATAGTATAGGGAACAAGGAAAGACGTAAACAAATTAATAAAAATATGAAGGAGTTGTTCAGATTATGAAAAAAGTAGATTTTATAAAAGTGGTAAATGGAATGAATAAGGAAAATGAAATTGAAAGCTTTGACATTACAATATGGCATGAAGGTTCAGAAATATATACAGAAGTTTTAGTAAACGGAAATGAACCATTTACATATGGAGAAATAGAAAACTGGTATGAAGGTGAAACAATAGAAGATACAGAAGAAAATATATCTAAACTTTTAAAAGATGCTAAAAAAATTGAAGCTAACATAATCAAATGGATAAAAGGAACTTGTTTCCAAGGAACTAAAATAGTAATAAAAGAAGAGAATATATAAATTAGAAGGACGTAAAAATCCTTCTAATCTTTCATTATTTAAACAGAATAGAGGTGATTTAATGATGAAAAAATTTATAATATATTATGCTAAAAAAGATATAATCTTTGAAAATAGTGGAAGTTTCGCAATTATAAAAGCAGAATCATATAGGGATGCAAAAGAAAAATTTAAATATTATATAGTATCTAACAAAGAAACATTTGGGAACTTTATAGACTATTATTTTGACATAAAAGAAGAAGATAATTATAATTTTCAAGAAATACAAGTCTGATAAAAATATGATATAATAAAATTGGTGGTGAAATTTATATAATGAATGAAAATTTAAACTGGTTTAAGATATTTGAAAATAAAACACTATCAAGAATTATTTTTGAAATTATAGTATATAGAAACAAAGTTAAGAACAAAAATACCAATGAGGAAGACTTAATTTTTATTCTTACTAGTAATTTTATAAAAATAAAAAATGTATCTTTAGATTTGTGTAATGGAATAGATATAAAAGATATCAACAATTCTTTGAAGGAGTTAGAGAATAAAGGATATATAAAAATAGAACAAATTGAAAAATTCATTCTTGATAATGCATATTTAGCAATGGGACACAGTGAAAATATAAATATTTATTTATTAACTAATAAGGCAGATAAATTTATAAATGAAAAATATAAAATTATAAGGAGAACCAACTCAAATGACAGTAGTAATAAGAATAATAGCTGAATACTTAAACATGTTAAAAGACTTTCAAACAGAATACAAAATATCAAGAAAAAGTTTTATATTGCATCATAAAGAAAAAACTTTTGTTGTAAATCTTGAAGAAATTGACAACAAAGAAAATTTAAATGATTATGAATTGATTGATAAATATTGTAAATAAAAAAATTTTAGGAGTGATTATTTATGGTAAATATAGAAAATCAAAAAGAATTAATTAAAAAATTAGAATGGATTAAAAGTGGATTAGATAATAATAGATATGATAGATTAGAAACAGAACATGACGAGTTTGATTATTTAACAGATGGATTAAAGAAAAAATTTTTAGATGCTGTTAAAGAGGAATTAAAAGAACAGAAACAAATTTTAAAAAATTTAAAAGGAACTCAAAAATTATTATCCAAATAAAAATAATTAACCAATAAGACTATAGAAAAAATAAAAATCTATAGTCTATTTTTATATCCAAAAATAAAAAAATAATATTACTGCAATTATTTATGATAAAAAATATCCAATAAAACCACGCTCAGGACTCCACAATAAGAAAAAAATAATTTTCCGATAACTTATATCTTGAAAAATAAAATTGCTTAAATAGGCTAATATGCTATATGTAAAAATTTTTTCTATGATGTTAAAATTAAAAAATATTCTCAGCACATCAACAGATTAACCACTTGAATTCTAACGAAAAAATAAATTTAAGTAGAAATAAATTAAGATAAATACTTTAACGAATAAAAAGTTAATTGAGAATAAAATACACAAAGTCAGCATATAAACATAGCAAATAAGCCACTCATAATAAAATTAAAATAAAAAATTTTCTAAATGAGAATGCTAATTGAGAATGAAGTGAAAACTTGAAGAAAATAAAAAAAATTTTATTAAAAGTAGAAAAAATGATTTTTTAAAGAGTTCTAGAAATAGGATTCTTTTTATTATTTCAATCAAATACAAAACGTATAGTAACTAAAAATATAATTATATAGAAAATACACTATAACAACATTACAAACATACTACAAGGCTATTAAGAGCATTATAGACAATATTAGACATAATAATATTATAATTAAACAACGCTCAAAACGACTCACAAAAACAATTAAAATCAGCTAACAATAAAGCACAACTAAAAAGAGACTATAATCACTAATGAAAATAATCTCTTAATAACTTATGAAAGCTTAATCATATAAGCCTGCTTTGATGCACTTTTAAATTGTAATCTATATTAATTTATTATGTATGATCTAATCTATTGATAATATATAATTATAAATATAATTCTGTTTTACACTTTGTAAAACAATCTGCCAAAGTAGAGCATTCTGTAAAATTCTTATAAACAGTATCTCTAGCAATAGAATACATTAACATACTAGAACCGTAATTTGCACTAATTTCTTTATAAAAATGTCTTAATAATCTGTTTAACATAATCATCAACCACCTTTAATTATTTTAATTTGTTTTAACCTATAATTAATTCTAACATATAATATTAATAATTGCAATAGTATTTATTTTAATTTGTTTAAAATTTTATAAAAAATATCTTTCTATATATACACCAATTAAAATATGCTTTTTATCTATATTTCTTTCTATTAATTTATTATTTATTTTCATTAAAACTATTGCAATTTTGGTAAATGAGAGTATAATAGTAATTAGATAAGACGTTAACAAATTAATAAAAAGTAAAGGGGTTTTAAATATGAAAACAACAGAATTAAGAATACCAACAATTGAAACATTTTTAGCAACTTGGAGAACAAACGCATTTGATTATTATAAAGAAGCAATAAGAAAAGGTAGAGAAATTGAAGAAGATCATAAAGCATGGTGTCAATCTCAAAAAGAAGAATACAAAGCGAATGGCGAAAGATGGTATGATGCATTAGGAATGGAACACTGGAAAACAACGGTTAAAAAATATTGGGAAGAAAATAAAACAGCTAAAAACATAAAAGATTATGGAGTACAAGAAGAAGATAAAAGAATTAACAAAATGTTAGATGTAGAAATAGAGAATAAAAGATTTGCTCTAATAGATAGAACAGAAAAGAAAATAGGAACTATAACAGATGCTTCAAATTTATACATAGCAAGTAACGGAGAAATAAACGGATTTATAATAGGAACTGAAGGAAAAGCAAATGTAAATACAGTTTATGCTGGAGGATATCACATTCAAAGATTACACTATAGGGTATTAGTTAATAAAGTAAAATAGAAAAGGAGGGTGAAAACCTTCCTAAACTTTAGGAGGTATGTAAAATGTCAAAATTAAATGATTTATTATTTTCAATCAAAGAAAATTTAAAAATGTACTCTTATACTTCAAATATTTCATTTTTTAATGATGCTAAAAAAGAGTATGAAGAGTATAAGAAAAGAAATGGTAAAAGAATAGTTGATAAGTTAGAAAATGTTTAAGAAGTTGAGGAAATCAGCTTCTTTTTTTATTGTGTGATCTATAATAAAATTATTTAGACTTTATATTAATTTATTTACATTACTAATTATATATGTTATAATTAACTCAAGAAATCACTTAAGGAGTTGTTTTAATATGAAACTAGGAGAATATAAAAGCTTTTTACAATTTGTAAAGGAAAGAACACCAGAACTTAAAAACTTAGATATACAAGTAACTAAAGGAGATCAATTCTCTACAGAAAAAATAAGTGATTATTTTGTAATTGATACAATAGATAAATTAAATGATACTTTAAACGTATTTACTTGTATGTATTTTGAAAATAAAATAAATCAATATATATATTGGTTTAATAGAGATTATAATGAAGCTTTTGTATTGCTACATGAAATAGGTCATATAATTACAAGAAACTTATATAATAACAATGATTTAATACAAGAATACAACTCATTAAAAGAAACTACATACAATAGCACTTATGAAGCATTTACAGCTAATAGAATGCTACCATGTGAAGTATTAGCAGATAATTTTGCAATAGAATTCACTAATAAATATTTTTATGAATTAGTAGAATATTTTACTGGAATGGATAAAGTGAAAGCAGATGAATTTTTAGAAATATTTTAAGGGTTGTTAAAAGCAACTCTTTTTTATTTGCTCAAATATATCTATATACTTAAAAATAAATTCTGTTTCTTTATATTAATTTATTGACAATATTAAAATATAAGCGTATAATACTAAGTATAGGAAGTGGTTACAACTTAAAACCTTTTAAATCTACAGACTAAACTACCTAGTACGATAGTCTAAAGTATAAAATTTAAATAGTTCAAGTTGTAACTTACATAGTAAATCAGATCAGCAAGTTAAACAAATTAAAATAATTAAAGTGAGGTAGATTGATATGTTGAAATTAGTAGAAGGTCAATATGTTAAATTAACAGGAATGGAAGTAAAAGGAGAAAACGACATCTATATAGTAGATTGGGATAGAAGTGTAAAAAGAGAATATTACAATGTTACTAAGGATTCATATTCATTACATAAAGTTAAACTTGATGGAACTAAAAAACAATCTGGATATAATTTAGTTAATTATGATGCTAGAGAAATAAAGAAAAATCCTAACATGAAAATTGAAGTTGTAACAGATTTAAAGAAAGCCAAGAAGGAAATTAATGAGTATTTAAAAGCTAGAGAATCTGAAGAAATAGTTGTTACTTTTGAAAAAGCTGATTGTCAAGAAGTTAAACATCTTTCAATTATAAGAATGACAGAAGGTTTAAAAATAGGTTTTTGGGGTGAATCTTATTTATCTAATAATTCTTTATGGAAGGTTAAAATCAGAGAAGATAAAACAATATATATAACTGAATTAGGTAAAAAAGGTCAAGAACTTTCAAATAGCAGAATGTATGGTTGCAACTTAGCATTAACTAATCAAATATTATCAAAATCAGAAGTTGTTGAGAAAATTGAAACTAAAAAAGGTGATATGATAGCAGAAACTAAAAAAGAAGTTGAACCAGTTGAAGTTATAGAAAATAGAGAACCAGTTCAAGAAATTATTACAGAAACTCCAACAGTTGAAACTATAGAAGAACAAAACGAAGTAAAAACAGAGTCAAACGAACTTGCTTCAACTCAACAAATTGAAACTAATGAAATAGAATTTACAGTATCAGAAGATACTCACACAAAAACAGGGAAAAAGATATTTGTAGCTAAGTTAACAAGAACACTTTCAAAAGCTGAATTTATAAATATATCAATCAGAATTAAACCACTTGGAGGATATTACAGCAGTTTCAAAAAAGGATTTTTATTTGATAATAACCCAATAGAAGCACTTCAAAAAGAATTTAATACTAATGCAGTAAATGAAACTATTGAAAATATAGAATCAATTCAAGAACCACAAAAGGCAGAACAACAACCAGAGATAATAATCAATGAAGAACTTGCAAAAAGAGCAAAAGAAAATATGTCATTTAATGATTACAAAGAAGGTTCAGCAACAGAAGAGTATAACAGAGTTGTTGAGAATATGACACAAAAAATTAATGAAGCTACAGAACAAGTAAAAGATGATAGCGAGAAAATATCTCAACTTGATTACTTATTAAATAAATTCAAAAAAGATTATGCTAATTGGACTAATAAACATAACGCAAATGGGGCTATTCATGTTAGTTGGATGATATCAGGGCGTGGAAATTATAACATGAATAAGCATAATAAATGGGAATCAAGAGAAGGCAAGTTGTGGGCAGAATACAACGATATAATGGCAATAGATGATAAAATAGATAAAATCATATATAGTAAAAAAATAATTAAATCTACTGACAGTGATGCGTTAGAAAAATTAAAAGAAAAATTAGCAGAAGAACAAAAGGCACATGATGAAATGGTAAGCTATAATAAGCAAGCTAGAAAAGAAAACAAAGAAGTATATCCGACTTACATGTTAACTAATAGCAATCAAAGAATAAAAAATATTAAAGATAGAATAAGTCAGCTTGAGAAGTTAGAAGAGTTAAAACAAACTAAAGGCAATACAGAAATTGAAATTAATGGAATTAAGATTGTCGATAATTTAGAAGCTAATAGAGTGCAAATGATTTTTCCAGATAAACCAGAAGAAAACATAAGAAAAATATTAAAGTCAAATGGTTTTAGATACTCTTATACTTATGGAGCATGGCAACGCAATAGAAACAGTTTATCAATGATGAAAGCAAAAAGCATAGCTGAATCATTAAAAGATAATAATTCTATAGCAGTATAAGAAAAAAAATTATAAGGTTGTTAATAAATTCTAGATAAAACTTAACAACCTTTAAACCTTATAAATAACAAAAAAAATATCAATACAAATATCTTACAAGACCACGCACGACCAAAAATTAATAATCTAATACAATTACACCTTTTGAGAAAATATCTCTTAAATAGGCTATAAAGTGGGATATAATTAAATCATAATAAGCAATTAATCATGTCTAAAATAAATTAATAGATATAAACAAAAAGCTTGACTTTAATATCCAACAAGTGTAATATGATAGATAAGAGGTACGTAAACCCAACAAGTAACAAATTAATAAAGCTACCTACTAATTATTAGAGGTTAAAGCAGTGAAAGGAATTGATTAATTATGAATACACAATTAAATAAAACCATAGATAATATGACTAAGGAATCAATGCAGGATTTACTTAAATGGATGGTAAACACGCAAAGCGAAGAAGTAAAAGAAAACATGTTAAAGTATTTCAAAAATAACGAAAAATCAGATTTAATTTTTATCAAAAATGTAATAGATGTTAATGTTGATGGATTAAACGGAATTAATCATTATAAGATTCAAGCACAATATAATAAAATAGATAATGAAGGTTATGCAACATTAATACATAAATTAGTAGATGAATTTGATTATACATGGGATGAAATAGAGCAAGAAGGTGGAGTTTCAGAAATCAACAAGCAATTAAAAGAATGTTATAATGTTGAATTATAAAAGGTCATTGCAGTACCTCAAAACTGCAAAATAAATTTAATGAGGTGTATTAATATGAATAAAGAACAATTACAACAACAAATTAAAGAACAAGAAGAGAAAAATATAAGCCTTGGTAAAATATTTCAATATAGATTACAAGACAAAGAAATGCAACCACTTATTCAAGAATGGAGAGAAGGTAGCAAAAAATTAATGTTATTGGATAATGAATTATATAAATTAGAAATGAAAGAACGTGACGAAACATTAGCTAATGAAGATAATAAAAAAGAAACAAAAACTTTTGTTAATGGTTATGGTGAAGCAACAAAAAGATATATAACTAGTTCTACATATGAAAGAGCAGAAAAACGTAGACAAAAAGCAGTATTATCATTTATAGGAAACCGTTAAACTCATACATAGATAATAAATCTATTTAATATAAAATATAGTACAATCCACAAACAAGTGGTTAATATAGATAAAGACTAACTTTTTAAAAATAATTAGAAAGTTAGTCTTAAAGTGCATTAAATAATAATTGAAAGGTGGCTTGATAAGATGCTGAGGAATGAATAAATTAATAAAGAATAGTAATCAAATAATCAAAAATCAATAAAAAAGGAATGATAAACTATGAACAATTATTATTGTTATAATCCAGTAAAGAAAGACTTTATTTGTAATATGGGACAAGTTTATATTGATAAAGGAACTCACTACATAACTAATAAAGAATATTGGATATTTGAAAGAGGTGATAAACTTGATAAGATATTGAACAAGTGGAGAGTATTCCAGAAAATGAGATTTGAAGATTAATAAAAATATATAATAAGAGAGGTATTAAAACTATATGGAAATAAGAGAAAATGACACATACATAAGAATTGATAATAAATATATAAGAGATGTTGAAAACATATTGACTAGTGAGGAATTAACTATATTAGCATTAATAACTATGAATTTAAGTTGTAAAGGAAGTTGTATATTTTCTATAACATGGTTATTAGATACTTTAGGATATTCCAGAAATAACAGCAGAAAAGTAAAAGATATTAAAAATATATTAGAAGAGTTGGTCAACGATGGAATAATTAAATTGTATAAAAATGTATTGAATGATAAAGAGAATATTATAAATATAAATAATATTGATAGACATGATTTATTATATTGTGATATTGAAGATACAACAGACTTTACATTAATATATGATAGAGAAATATTAGAATTAATAAATATAGCTAATAAACATAAATTAGATACATATTCATTAATAAATTTTGTTTTATACATATATTCTTTTATAGATAATAATGAGCAGGACGAAGATTACAAATTATGTTATCCATCATTTAATAAAATCAATGAAGATATAGAACTTAGTGAAAGTACAATAATTAAATACAATAATATTTTACAAAAATACGATATTATCAGATGCGATTGTGCTGGATATAAAGAAACTTCAAAAGGTAAAATTAAAAATAGTAAAATGTTTTATTGCAGATATCAAGATAAAGATAAATTAATAAATAGAATTAATACATATAGAACTAAAGAAGGATTTATAAAACAAAATAAATTAAGCAAAGATAAATCTAATACAAGAAGAAGTTTAACTACAATAATGAATCATTTAAAAGAAAAAGTAAAAAATAATACAATAACAGAAATAGAATCAATAAGACTTGAATTACTACAGGAAGAATATGAAAAACTAAAATATATAGAAAAAGAACAAACAAAACCAACCGACAAAAATTAAATAGCTTTTGCTATTTGTAGATTCTATCTTGATATTAGTTTATATTGATAATGAATATATCTAATTAGTTAATTTATATTGATAGTTAATCTATCTTTATACACTTCAATCGTGACCTATATTTTGACATGGACATGCTGAACCTTGCACACTAGAAAGCACACTACAATAAATTAATGAAATATTCATGTGCAAGGTTTGATATAAAAGTATGTTAATCGTGTGTAAAGAAAAATAAAAAAGTGCCTAATCGTGTGCAAATGAATTTTAGGTGTAATAAATTAAATAAAAATAAGAATAAGTGAGGTATAAAAAATATGGAATTAAGAGAATATCAAAAAGAATGCGTTGAAGCTATTCAACAAATGGAAACAGGAGAAAAGAAAATTGTTTATATTGCTACTGGTGGAGGGAAAACAATCATCATGTCAGAATTAGCAAGGCGAACAAATGGAAGAATATTAGTTATTGTAGGTTCAACAGAACTAAGAGAACAAACCATTGATAAAATGATTCAAGTTTGTGGTGATGATATATCAATTGGAAGTGTACAAGGTGGATTAAATGAAGTTGATAAAAATATAATAGTAGCAACTAGACAGTCATTAACGCACCCTAAGAGCCATAGAATGGAGGATATTTTAGTTGCTGGTAGTTTTGATTATGTATTAATAGATGAAGCACATCAAGCAGTATCACAGGTAAAAAGAGTTTTAGAAGTTGTAGGAACTAATTGTAAAATAATTGGATTTACTGCAACACCGTTCAATAAATTAATGACAGATATATTTGATGATTTTGTTTTTACAAAAGATATAGAATCATTAATTGATGAAAATTATTTGTGTGAGCCTAGATGCTACAGAATACCAACAAATACAGATATATCTGGAGTAAGAAGTGTTGGAGGTGAATTTGTACAAAGCGACCTTGAAAGAACTGTAAATAATAATGATAGAAATTTAGTGGTTGTTAAGGCTTATATGGATAAAGCTATAAACCGTAAACATTGTATAGTATTTGCAACAGGAATTGACCACGCAATGAATTTAGCTGAATGTTTTAATATTAATGGTATTAGTGCAAAAAGTATTGATAGTACAATAGATTCAGACGAAAGAAAACAAACTCTTGAGGATTTTAAAAATGGAAAATTTAAAGTATTAGTAAATGTTAGTATATTAACGACTGGATTCGATTTTAAACCAATTGATACAATTATACAAGCTAGACCAACCAAAAGCAAAATATTATATACTCAATGCATTGGAAGGGGTTTAAGGATTGCAGAAGGCAAGGAAGATTGTTTAATATTAGATATAGTTGATAATTCTAATAAATTCAATTTATTAAGTTGTAAAAGTATATTTAATATGGAAAATGGAGAAAGTTTTCAGGAAGCAAGACAAAGAGAACAAAAAGAAAAAGATGATATGAAAAAGAGAATTGAAGAACAAAAGCGTATTGAAGAAGAGCAGGAACGCATCCGAATGGAAGAAGTACAACTCTTTAATAATAGCTTATCAAATGTGTTATATAATAGTAATTTAGATTGGTTTAGAACTTATGTGAGTGGTCAAGAGGTTATTATATTAAGTGTTAGAAGTGATTTAGATTATATAATAACATATGGAGAAGAAAAAGAGTTAAATTGTTATACATATCATAAATTAGATGGGTTTAAATATGAATTTGAATTATTAGAAACAAATGATAATTTACTTGAGTTAATGGAATCAGTTGAAGAAAAAGCAGTAAAAGAAGGAAGTAGCTTCACATATAAACGCTCAATTTGGAAGCGTGAACCAGCAACAGAAAATCAAATAAAAGCAACTAAGGATAAGATAAGAAAAGTTAACCCAACAAAATGGGATGTACATAAATTTTTTGTTGGTAGAAATCTATATTTTGCATTTAAAAATTTAGCTAGTTAGAAGGTGTTGAGGATATATTTTTATATATCCTTTTCTTTATAACTAATTCTAATTGATAACAAATATCATTTTTCAATAAAAACCACCTTTTAAAGTAAAATTATCTCTATTAATTTGTTTAAAAAGCTTGTAATATATAATTAAGTATGTTAATATTAATATAACAACAAGGAATAAATTAATAGATTGAAAGGAAGTTATTATGATGAATGAATTAGTACAAAATGTTGCAGTTAATGTATTACATACAATTGAGGATTATGTAGAGTTTGATTATTCAAGAGGTCAACACGAATATATCATAATCAATATTGTAGAACTTGTTAAGGAAGAATTAAACCAAGTAGTTAATGCTGACTTAGTTGAAAAAGTAAAAAAATATTTTTTAACTCAAATAGTTTATAAATCTACAGTTGAAAGCTTAGATTGCATTGGTTCAGAATTAAAAATCAATTTATATTAAGGAGCTGGGAAACCAGTTCTTTTTTTAATTTCCAATAAATCAACTCTTTTATAAATAAATTAATTACGTATAAAATGAAAAACGGAGTAAATTAAAGAAAACAAGAGATAAATAAAGTATAATTCTATTAATTTGTTTTAAATAACTTAAAATCAACTTTTACAAATATGGAATAATACTATATACTTATATTATCAGCTAAGGAGAACTTAGCAAAATCGGAAAAGAAATAAATTAATGAAAGATAAAGGAGATTGATAAATATGGCAGTTGTTGTTTTCAAGGACAGAGTAGTAAAGGAAGTTAAAGCAGAGGAATTACAAAAAATGTTACAAGATGCAGTTGCAAAAGCTAAAATATTCTCATGGTTATACATTAAATAGACATAAGTAAATACATATTAAGTAAAGAAATAAATTAATAGACAATGAACAATAATAAGAAAGGAGCAACCAACAATGGCAAGATTACAAATAGCTGAATTAACAGGAACTATTCAAAAAGTAACAGCAGAAGTTAATTACATAACTAAAGCTAATGGGAAACAAATAGTAAAGCTATCTAAAGTTTGTATAAATGGAATCCAAGTGAACCATTGTTGGTTATATGCTTCAAGCTTCAAAAAAGAATTTGAATTTTATAAATCATCTATAGGCAGACAAATAACATTTATTACAAAGATAGATACATACTATAAAACAAGAGAAGGAAAGAAAGTTTTAGACTATTGCTTAACACAAGTAAGTAATATAAAATTTAACTAATAATAAATGCAATAAGGTGCTAGGAAATTATAATAAACTAGTACTAAGGAGGAGAAGACAAAATGAAATATGTAAAAATAGATAATTATAAATGTGGTGTATGTGACAGTAAAGAATATGACGTTATATTAGATGATAATGGAGATGTAGTATTAATTATATGTGCAGATTGTGGAAGCGTGTATGAGGGTAAATATGAGGTAGTAGAAGAGTAATAAAATTATTGATTAAAGGAGTATGATTAATTATGAAATACAAAGTAGTAGAATTAATAAAAAGACTTAACTGGGAAGGTGTAATTTTTGAAGATGAAAAAGGCAATAGAAAAATAACTTCAGGCATTTATATATGGGAAGCAAAACCAGAAAGAGTTGCTAAATGTGAGATAATTAATAATATTGATAAAGAATTATTTTTAAAACGTTGGTATGAAAATTATAAAACGGAACTAGTATTTTAATAACTCTAAATTGACTATATAAGCATTTTAAAACTAAACTAATGCAATTATACTATAAATCATTTATAACTGTTTGTGTGGTCAATCTGATAGGATGTACAATAAATTAAATCATAACAATTAAAAAATATAAATATGAAAGAGGTAGGTTAATTATGAAAATTATAAATGCAATAAAGACTTTACTATTAACAGGAGTAATTACAATATTAACAGTAATACCAGTTATGGCACAAGATATAAATATGCAACAAATTCAAGATAAAAAGATAATAGGAGTTTATACAGAATCAAACAAAGATTTTTATTGTGAACAAGGTGACGTTATCACTGAATATGAAGATAATAGTTATTATATTAATAGTAATGTAAATATTTATTCTATAGATAAGCTTGATAATACAATTACAGTAGTTAACAATAGTAATGAATTATATTCTTTCTACGCTGAGGATATAAACAAGTATTATTTGAATGAACAATTAAATATTACAATAGACCAAGACGAAAATATAATTGAGTATGTAGTGGATAATGAACCACAAGTATATAATACAGAAATAACCAAAATTGAAGGCAATACAGCGATTTTATTAGCAAATGGGAATAAATATACTTTTGAGAATGAAGAAGGTTCTGACGGATGGAAAACAGGCGAGAAATGCAAAGCAGTTATTCAAGATGGTAGATTAATAGAAGTTAGACCGATACCACTAAATGAGAGATAAAACAATATATAAAATTAGTATTTTATTTGAACTCAACCACAATATATAGTATATTATAAGTTGGCTGTATACTATATATTGTATACATATTTACAATTAATCCAACATGTAGTATTATGATTAAAATATCAAAAGGACGTGAGAGCATTGGAAAAGAATAATATTGAAGATTCCAAAAAGAAAGCAAGAAAGAACTGGGATTTAAATAACAGGGAACAAAGTAATTATATAAAAGCTAGAAATTCTGCAAAAAGTTTTATACGAAAAGCAACTAAAGACGATTTAAAAGAACTGCAAACCCTTATAAATACAAGGTTAGAAGAAGATTAAAAATTTTTGAATTTGAATGAAAATAATTGTTGACATTATCCAACATGTAGGATATAATTAAATCATAGCAAGGGAACAAATTAATAAAAAATAAATGAAAAAGGTGGTAATCAATATGTTATTAAATTCAAAATTATTCAATCAAATTTCTTTCTTCTTATCAAATAAAACTCTAGTTAGTTCACTAGATGAAGGAGCAAAAAAGTTCGGTGGAGCTACTAAAATAGAAAATACAATCTATAGCAATATAGAAGGAGATAACAACATAAAAGTAAATGACAATCAAAATACAATTAGCTTATTTATACCAAGCACAATAGATGCAGATTCAAAAATAGACAGTACAGAATATGTAACAAAATATTATAATTACATTCAAAATCATTTTAACAATGCTGATATAATCCTACATAACACAAACGGAGCTTGGTACTCAGATGATATGCAAAAGACTATAATTGAAGATATAACAATAATCGAAGTAGTTACAAACAAATTAACACAACAAGATATAAACTACATGTTAAACTTAGGTTTAGCAGTAAAAGAAGATATGAGCCAAGAAGCCGTAAGCGTAACAATAAATAACAGTTTAGCATTAGTATAAAATAGAATAATTAAGGGTGACAGAGTTCACCCTTCCAAAATAAATTAATAATAAGGAGTGTATTGAAATGAAATTAACAAAAACTGATAAAGAATTATTAACAAAATGGGGTTGTCCTAAAGAAGACTTTAAACAAATTGAAAAAGCAACTACTAAAACAGTATATGAATTAAATGACGAAAAAATTTCTTGTGAAAAAGCTATAGAAGTATTAGGAAGAGAAGAGTTTTTAAGTGGAATATCAAGAAGTGCATTTCATTGGAGTTCTGCAAGGAATAACGACAAAGGTGAAACAGTATTCTTTGATTCATCTAAATTGTTTGAATAAATAATATAGAGGTGTATTGAAATGGAAAATAATAATATAAGAACTATGGAATATTTAGGAGAAGACGACTGGAGTAATTTAGTATATAAATGTATTGAAACAGGAATATTATACAAAGGTGAAGTTATAGGAGATGAAGAAACACCAAGACAATTATACTCATGTGGTAATGAGTTTGACGGTGAAATGTGTTATCCTATTAAAAGTGATTTAGAGATACACTACAAGCCAACAGAGAAGCGACCAACAAAAGCACAACGATTTAATTATATGATGTTAGATAGGCTTAAAATGGATTGTGAATATTATCTAGGCAATGGAAACAGATATAAAAATCATTTATGGGCAGGAGATGAGCAAAAGCAAATTGATGAGATGAAGAAGTTATATAATGGTTTTGCTAATGAAGATAAGCCAGAATGGTTAACGTTAGAACAAATTTTACAATATGAAAAATTAATGGTAAAATAAAAATAATTTTAAGAGGTGAAAAATGAATAGTTATAAAGTGGATGAACTAAAGAACGGAAAATATGTTTTAGTAAAAATATTAAATGAGTATGAAAATAAAAAAGATGCTGATATAGATTTGATAAAAGTAGTTACAAAAAAAGTTTCGGAAAAAGAATTATTAAAAGAATATGAAAAAAATAAAAAATAAAGGTGGTATTAAAATGTATAAAATTAGTATAGATACAAATAATTATAAAAATCTTAAATGTAGTAAAAAGAATTGGGAAAACGGAACTGTTAATGATTATATGAACGCTTTAAACGGGTGGAATAGAAAAGTTAATGATATTCAAGAAGTTATATGGCAAATAGAAATGTTTGCACATAATTGTCATACTAATTGTTGGGACAATGAAAAAGAGGATTATACAGAAAAATTTAAACAATGGAGTACTGATGAAAATAAAATTACTTATTATGATAATCTTTGTGAATTTAATAGAGAGTCAAAAATAGAAGTATATGGATTTGCTCAAGGATATTTTGATATAGAAAAAATTTTAAAAGAATTAGAAGAAAAAAATATTATTCAAATACCTTTTAAATGGTGCTATGATTTAAGACAATACAGTAAAAATATGAATGGTTGTTATATGCAAATAGAAAAATTAAATTAATAAGAGGTGTATAAAAAATGAATAGAGTTGAAATGAATAAAGATATATTAAATGTAATTAATGTTGTATTAGACTATCGAAAATTTTTAGCAAGTTATTATTATCATATACTTAAAGATATGAAATTTAATATTGATGAAAAAGCGGAGGAGTTTTATTATAGTTTAGATTTACCATCAGGAATGAATAAAAATATTAATGATTTTGAAGTTATACTTGATTATGGTAGAAATAAATATATAAATAAATTAAATGAACTAAAAGAAGATGAATTAAAAAATGAGGATTGGAAAAATTATTAATAATGAGGTGTATTGGATGAGTGTATATAAATTTTTAGATAGTAAAGAAAAAATGATAAAAATAAATTTAAAATCCTTCAAGGATGCGAAAGAGTATGCAGAAAAAAATAATCTAGTATCATTAACTATGGATTACAAAGATTTTATAAAAGCTTTTGATAATAAGGTTAATAAATTAAAAGAACATACTAAATATAATGAACTTTTAAAGCAAGCAGAACAGGCAAAAACAAATAATATTATGAGTGGTTATGACTCAATTGTAGCTAACGATTTTATAAAAAGAATTATAACTTTACCTTTGGAATATATTAAAGGTTGGCTTGATGGTAAAAATAATCTTAAATGGCTACCAGAATATAAATAAAAAAAATAATTTTTAGGAGTGTGTATTATTATGGTAAAAGTAATTGAAAATATTTTATATAAAATAACTTATTATGGATCAAGCAAATTTATTGAAGCTGAAACAAAGAAAGATTTATTTAAATATATTATAGATGAGGAATCAAAAGGATATTTAATAACAAGTGTAACTTTAATCGAGCCTAATGGAAAAACTCCAAAAGTAGCATTTAAAACTGACTCAGAATATAAAGCATTAAAGAAAAAAATAAATAGTAATAAAGAGGTGTTATAGTATGAAAAAATTTGAAAACATGACAATAAATCAATTAAAAGATGAGTATGTAAATCTTGCATTAGGTGCAATGTGTTTTGGTTCTAAGACTGAACAAAGAAGAAAAGAAATATCAAAAGAAATAGATAGGCGTGAGTCACTTAAATAAAAAAATAAAGAGCCTTTACGGCTCTTTTAATTTAACTAAAAACAAATGAAAATAAGTATCAATACCAGTTAAAATGATTATTTTAAGGTAATATTATTTTTATTAATTTATTAAAAATAATAGACAATAACAAATTAAAAGAGTATAATTATATTTATCAGATAGAAATAAATTAAATATATAGGAGTGTTCAAGATGAGAGAAGATTTTACAATAAATAATGATAATATAAATTTTGGTTCGAAATACATATTAAAAGAAAAACTAGAAAGTAATATATTAAAAATAGAATACAAAGAGAACAATAAGGTAAAAGCATTTATTGAAATAGAATTAAAAACAATATCAAATGATAAAATTAATATTATAGAAGAGATAATTATAACAAGTCAAAGAGCATATAAAAAATATCAAAATGAATTAGAAAAGAAATTAAATACTATACTTAATGATATTTTAATAAATGAATTTGATAATTTAAAAATAGGTGAAAATTATTGTGGTATTTATTATGGATATGATAACGCAAAAGAACCTAGAAAAGTATTTATACATGAAGGCGATTTAGAGAAGTATGCAATTTTAAACAATACTATAATTTATAAAAAAGGCAATATTCTTTTTGAAGCGATATCATTAATTGATCATAAAAAAAAGTTAGATGGCTTTGAAGAAGTTAAACAAGATTTAAAATATAATCATCAGAGTGTTGGAGAAAGCAATAATTCTATAATATATTATATAGGTGAAAATTTTTATTATAAAAATAAAGGAGAAATAATATAATAATCCAATAAATCATAAGTTTTAATAGAAAATATTTTTATTAATTTGTTAAAAAGTACTTGTATTGTAATAAATTAAATGATATACTAATATCAAGATAAAGGTTAGGGAATACATAATAAACAAATTAATAGTAAATAGGAGTGGTTAATATGAGTAATACAGAAAAAGTTAAAAGATTATATTCTAGCATCAAGGAAACAGAAAGATTACTTGAAAAAGCAGAGAAAAAATATAATGATACAATTATATGTTTAAAGATGGAAATTGAAGAAAATAAAGAACTAGGAAATGATATAACAGCAAATAAAGGTTGGATTGATTATGCATTACAAGACAAAGCAAGATTTGAAGAATTAAAAGCACATAAACAAAAGTTAATAAAAATGATTGAAGAATGTGCATAATAAAGATATATTAAAATAAGGTTTAGAGAGTACCTTTAAACTCTCTAAATAATAAATATGGAGTGATAACAATGATATATAGTAAAGGATTTAAAAATGAATTTGAGAAGGCTCAAGTTAATTATATAAAAGCAAAAGTAAATAATGACAACATAGAAGAAATAGCGAAAGAATGTAAGCAAAAAGTTTTAAATGAAAATGTTTTTCTTGAAGAAGAAACAGAAGAAAGAATATTAAAACCTAATGCAGATTTTTTAATGGGTGAATCTGATTTTGAACAATATTGTAAGCTTGTATATGAACAAGAATTAAAAAGAGGTTTAGAAGTTCCTTCATTTGATACTACAGCGAATTATCAAACAAGACCAGCTTTATTAAAGGCGGAAAATGAATTACTTGAAATGGGATTAAAAGCAGTAAAAGAAGAAGATCTAATTAAAAAAGGAAGTAGTTATGACCAATTAAGAAGAGCTTTTAATATTACTAAATCTAGGGAAGAATTTTTGAATTTATATAGTACAATGAATTTATAAAAGTTGGAGTAATCCAGCTTTTCTTTTTTGCAATAAAACTCTATTAAATAGCCTTACAATCCATTTTAAAAGCTTAAAGAATAAATAATACTATAATAGCATAAACACGTTTAAATCAGCTATAAACTACACTCAATACATGATAAAATAAGAATTTTAACTCCTGATATTATTAATTAATTTATTTAAAAAATTCTTGCAATTAATATATGGGTATGATATTATAATATTAACAAGAAAAACAAATTAATTATAAATGAAGGAGATTGATTATAATGAAAAATACAAAAATGATGTTACAATTATTAAATACTACATATGGAGAACAAATTAAAAAACAAGCAGAAGAAACTGGACAAAAATTTGAAGATTTATTTAAAGAACTAGTATATAGATTTATAAATATAAGTGAAGATGCAAAAGCAGTATTTGAAAATGAATTGTATGAAGAATTAAAAATAATATAAGTATCAAAACCCTTAGATATTTTTCTAAGGGTTAAGTTAAAAAGTATTGTTAATTCATGTAAATTTAAAATAATTATGAAGGAGCGAATATAAATGAATGAAAATGAAGTATATGTAATTTACAAAGACAATAAACCATATAGGACAGGAAGTAAAAATGCAGTTTATTTAAATAAACAACAAGCTATCAATACATTATTGCAACATTGTAAAGAAAAAGCGAGACAAAAATGGAATAAAGATATTAAATACAATCAGAATGTATATGAATTTAAATTTTTGTCTAAAGATGAACAAAATTGGTTAATTAGACAAGAATTTAAAAATTATTCGATTCATATATTTAAAGAATCGAATAATAAAATTAATTATGAAAAAGATTATCCAAAGGGTACAGAGCCTAAAATAGAAAATGATTATGATGGTTGGAACGTTTTTAAAATGGGAAATGTTACTGAATGTCCTAGTTGTCATAGCACAGAAATTCTAGGCACACCCAATGAGATAAATGGAAATATAATAAGTAATAATATATGTTGTAATTGTGGTAGAGTCTTTGAAGAAAAGTATTAACAAATAGGTGATTAAATGAAATATATTATAAATGATATTGAAAGATTTACTAAGATGTTTCAAAAAGAAAATTATACACAAGAGAAGATTCAGGAATTATTAAAACTAATTGATAATCCTTTAAATATAACTGTAAAATTAAATAAAATTAATGAAGGGATACAAATTACTATAATAGATAATATAATTAATGATAGAACATTTAAGAGTGATTATAATGGATATGTGCAGTATTTAATTAATACTTGTTTGTCTGATTTTATGGGAATGAATTCAGATATTAAAAGGAATTATATAAAAAAAGAAATAAATGATAATAATTTTCAATAAATAATAAAAGTCAACTTTTATTTAAATTTGTCGAATGAATTATATTGAATAATTAATTAATTTGTTTTATAATTAACTCATAGATAAGAGATACATAAAAAATAATTTATAAGTTAAGCCACTTTAAAAGGCATGGAGGTAATATTATGGAAAATATAATTAAATTAGGATTAATCAATGGCAGACATCCATTACCAGTAGAAAATTATATTATTGAAGAATCAGAATTAAATTCTTTTACAAAAGAAGAATTAAAACCAATAATTGAAAATGGATTAAAGAAATTAAATATACAAAAATATAGAACATTACTTTCGAATTGCTATTATCAATATACAGATAAAGATTATAACAATATTAAAGAAGAAGATATTCCAAGAATAGAATTATATATCACAGGGTTAACAATTGTAACATTAGTAACTCTAGAGATTCTTAATTATTGGCAATATGATGTAGATATTATAGGATTTAATCCAGTTACAAAAGAATATTATTCACAAGGAATATTTAATAAAAATAGTAATAAAAACAGAGAAAAATAATTTTTTATACTACATTTGCTTTTGAGTAGATGTAGTATTTTTTATAAAAACTCAGTTTTATTCATATTTTGTCGAATGAATTCTCTTGATATTTCTATTAATTTATTATATACTTAATACATAGATAAGGAACAAACAATTCTAAGCAGTCAAGCAATGACATAAAAATATATCTAGTGCAAGACTAGAAGAACTATAATAGATAGTAAATACATAATAATAAATTAAAGAAAGAAAAAATAATTTGTAAGGTGGTTGAAGTTATGCTTAAAGAATGGATAAAACAAGATGATAAAAATTTAATTGCAGAAGGTAACACACGTTTAGTATATAGTTACACAATGGATTACATAATAAAAGAAGACGTTTCTGAAGAAGATAAACCATATTTTTGTAATAACTTAGAATACAATATTTATAAAAATTCAACAGATAAAGAAAAAGAGTTTTTGTGTCCCATAGTTGATATAGTTGAAAATGGTAGATATATTGTATGTCAACAATGCATTCCTTTAGATTGTGTTTTATTAGATACTTATAGTTTAGATGTTGATGATTTAGATTTATTTCAAGATGTAGAAGATTTTATAAAAGCATATCCTGAATATGAATTAGATTTAAATATATTTTCAGCGTTCTGTAAAAAGAATAATTTATATGAAGGAGAAGTAAGAATTCTTAACAACTGGGGATTACTTGATAATAAATTAGTTTGTTTGGATTATTCTTTATAAGAAAAAATTTTTTAGACTCATAGTGTCAGAATGGATTCTAAGACGTTTTTCAGGAGTAAGTCATATAATTACACCTATAAAAATAAAATTCAGCTATGAGCTTGATAATATAAATAAAAAAATTTTCAGATAAAAAACTTATTTTATCAAAATGTGTCGAACTATTTTATATTAATTTATTTGAAAAAGTATAGACAACAACAAATTAATGATATATAATAAATACATAAAGTAAATCAATTCAAGACAATCAAGCTAGGCAGAAGAATTTTAATTCAACGCAATGTTGGATTTACATATAAAACAAATTAAATGATAACGAACAGCGAAGGAGTGTATTAATTATGATAAAAGAAATAAATATGTCAGAAAAATATAGAGAAACTGCAATTTTATGTTTTGGAAATACTTATTATACAGACTATGACCATCAAAACGCATTAGTAACAGCTTTAGAAGATGAAAATATTGAAATAGATTCAGAGGACGTTAACGCTTGTAAGGAGATTGAAAAAGAATATGGAATGTGTGCAATAGATTATTTTGTAGATGATTTTTACACAAATAGAAGTGAAAATGAATACTTATTAATACAAACTGTTTAATATTTAAAATATGCTAATTTAGACTTAATAGAAGAAATTTGGAATGCATATGGTAAATGTTATATAGGGTTTGAAAAAGATTATTCAAATGATTTTGCAACTATTACAGATAGCTTTGAAGAATTTAAAACTATGATTCAAAACAAATTAAAAGAAGTTGCATAAGCATATAAAGTCCTTGTTTTAAGTAGACATTATCTATAATAATAAATTAAAATAACTAAAAAGAGGTGATAAGCTGAATGGATAAAAATCATAATTGTAATAATATCAAATGTTGTGGTAATTTTTCTGGTGAATGTAGACAACCATATCTAGCTTGTAAGTTACATACAACAATCGGAACAGAACAACAAAAGGCACTTGAGTTATTATTAAAAGAAAAAGGAAAAGATTTTTATAAAGAATATAAAAAAATATATTAGTGAGAGATATATATAAAATATGATATAATAATTTAAAGGAGCGTGTAAAATATGGATAAAATGGAATTTGCAAAATATTATAATGCAACAGGTATATTAAATAAGATGCTAGAGGAAGACAATAAACTATTTGCATATCAAAAAGATTATTGTCAAGGTTTATATATTTGCATGGATACTCATGATTTTTGGGTGTGCAGAATATTAGACGGATATAACGAAGAATTTGAACAAGAAGAAGGCTCATGGCTAGTAGAAAGGAATAAAATTGATAAATATGATTTGCTTGAATTTGTAAAAGAAAATTATAAAAAGCTAAGAGCTTCACATGTATCAGATAGAAATACAAGAGATTGGTTAATAGATACTTTTAAAACAAAAAAATTAATAGAGTATGTTATTTTATATGATGATGATAAGGGGTTAGAAGGTTGGGATAATACTAAATGTGATAGTTTAGAAGAATGTATAAAAGTTATAGACGGTGGATTTGGTATTATTGAATTAACTGCATAAGAATATATAAAGAACTCGAAAGGGTTCTTTTTGTTTTTATAAAACTATAATTTTAATTACTGAGGTTTTAAAATCCATTATCAATAAAATCAACTCACTACAATGCACAAGAATCAATTCTAGACTGTATAACCATATACTAGACCTTTTAAATTTAAAACGCTTATATAGGTTGTATGAACTATATTTGCATTAGATTCTATATAATGAGTATGAATCCAGTATTTTCAGCAGTAAGAAAATAATTTTTAAATATTTGAATAAATTAATAGAAATATTATTGAAATACATTTAAAACTATGCTATACTTATATCAAGATAAAGGTTTAGAATAAAAGTAAATTTAAGGGGATGAAATTTATGACTAGTGAACAAGTTAAATTATTAAATGAAATAGTAAAATATAAATATTCTAAAGATGAAGCAATTGGAGAAATAATAAATAATAAAAGAAAATTTAGCTATTATGATAACTTAATAGACATCATTAATTTATATTATGATAATAAAATTCAATGGTTTAGACCTATAAAAACAGCATCTCCTAGAAGTAATATTGCAACATGGAGTATTTTTAAACTTAATATTAAATCTTATCAATATGAAAAATACTCAAATGATTTATTCATGAGAAAAGAAAATGTCATTGATTTTTTAGAAAACAGTTATCAAGATGGATTTAAAATAAATAATAAAGATTATATAATTATAATAAAGTAAGTCTGAAGAGTCTTTGAAAATTAAGACGAAACTAGCTGAAAAGCTAGTCACTTACAAAAAAACATTTCAAGACAATTAAGTAAGTCAGAATTTAAAACACTAGTGCAATGCTAGTTACATAAATAGAGTAAAATAAATTAATAGAGATAAAAATAATATTTAAAATTGAAGGAGTAGATTTAAATGAGTAAAATAGTAATTAATGAAAAAGAAAATAGAATAGATAAATTTGACATATTAAAGATTTTTTAAAAAAAGAAGTAAATACAGAAGTAAATCTTGATAAACTATGGCAGGAAATTAGAAGGAGAGATATAGACTTAAGACATTACTATATATAAACAAATTAATATAATAAGGAGTGTTGTTTATGAATGAAATTATTAAATTAGGTAATAATAATTGTACTAAATGCCAATTTAAACAATTAGAAATCGTTGCTTTTAATACAAATACAATTATAAAATCTTGTACAAGATGTAAGGAGAATTAAGTAAAATGATAAATGATTATGTTAGAAAAGTTCATTTAGCAATGCAAACTAGGGAAGAAGACATAATTATGGTACATAAAAATATGTTAACATATGAAGACATTGAATTAATTAAAGAATTAGAAGAAATATATGATAAAAAAGTTATACTTTGCACACTACAAGAAATTTTAAACAATAAAGATAAGAATGTTTATGTTGTAGATTAAAACAGAAAGGGATTGAAGTTATGTTTATAAAATGGTTAGAATTAGGATTATATAGTGTAATTGTATTACTAATATTTATAGGAATGGGGTTAACTAGTTGCTTTATTTATAATAATATATTACATAGAAAAAATAAATTAAAAGAAAAGCGTAAAAAGAAAAGTTATTTTATAGATGTTGCTTAATAAAAAATATTTTACATGAAAGGATATGAATATTATGAGTTTAGAGAGATTATCACCAAGTATGAGAAATTGTATAATGAATTTACAGGTTGAGAGCGTTGTTAGTATAAATTATAGTAAAGTTAAAAATAAAAATAATACTGGTAGTTTATTAAATATAATATTAAAAGTATTTAGATAAGGAGTTATAAATATGAAAATAGAATTGAATACAAAAGGTATAGTCGAGTTAGATAAGAGTAACAAAGAACAGATAATGGAACTTATGCAGTATTTAAGAGACTTGAAAGAAAATTCATGGATTCAATACGAAGCTACAAAGAAAAATTCTTACTGGGATTTGTTAAAGGATGCTTCAGAGGATATTTTTGAATTAATAAAATATTTTAAAGATATTTGGTTAGACGTTGTTAATTTAAATCCAAAAAGAAAATATATTTAAAATTAATAAATTAAAATAAGAAAGGATGATTATAAAATGAACATTGAAAATGAAATTAAGGATTTAGAAAAACAATTACAAGAAAAAAGAGAATTACAAGAAAGATTAAGATTAGCTAATGGAGATGATAAGATTCTAGTATTACAAGAAAAATATCTTCAAATTAAAAATTCTAGAAATATAATGGATTATGGAAAAGAAAGCTATGTAAAAGCTGAAAAGGAAATGAATAAGATTCAACAACAGATTGAAGAATTATATAGCGAAGATAAAAAATTAGCTATATTTTTACATTCAAAACATTGTCATCACAATCATACAGATGGGTGCAGTTGGTTCTATGATATAAGTGACGGTTTACATGATTGGAATGCTTATGCTCACAAGGACTGGTTACAAAAAGCACAAGAAATATTAACAATAATTGACTTTGAAACTGCTAAGAAAGTTTTTAGTATAAGACTTTAAAATACTCACTTTACATGAATTGAAATAAATTAATATATGAAAGACAGGTGTATCAAATGGATGAATTATTATTAAATATTAAAAACGATTTAGAAAGCATTAAAGTAAAAAAAGATTGGCAGTTGTATATTTAGCACAGGATTTAAAAGAAGGGAAAATTGGAAATGTTGATTTATCAGAATTATCTAATTTAAGCAGAACAGACATAGAAAAAATAATAGAGAATTATTTTGTTGGATAAAAGTAACTAAATTATTGATTTCAAAAGGAGTGGAAACGATGGAAGTAATAAACAATATATTAAAGTTTTTAGAGAATAGACAAATCAAAAAAGCTTTAAATAATATTAAAAAGAATAACGGAAAAGTTACTTTAAAAATGTATTCTAAATGGGCGTTAGCAGATATAATTAATTCAGTATCATCTAATTCAAATACTAAAGTAAAAGAAATAGAATTTACTAATGGACTTAAGGCTAAATTTACAATAGTTTAAAATCATAATTTTACTTGAAGGGAGGAGATGGAAAAATGACTATAGCAGAATTTTTAGTCACTAAAGATTATGGTAAAAATGTTCATGAAGTAAAAAAGAAATTATATAAAACAAATGAAGTAAGAAAAATTGGATTTGTATTTATGGTTAATGGTGAAAAGGTAACTGATATTAATTATTTACTTAATACTGGAGATGAATTATTTGTATTGTATAATGGCAGACATAAATACACTATTTAAAATAAATCTTTTATTTGGATAGATTAGGAAAATAAAATTATGATATAATATTAAAATATAAGGAGTACTGATTATGAAAATTATAAGTGGAAACTGGAGAAAACATAGCTTTGTAGATGAATATATAAAAAAGAATAAAGGGAAATATCTTGTTATTGAAACAAGTGAAAATAGTTATCCTTTTGAGCAAGATGATTTATTATTAGCTGAAACAGAAAAAGAATGTTTGATAACCGATATAACAAAATGGGATTCAGAATTAGAAAATGATAGGATATTCATTCTTTTTACAAATGAAAATGAAGAAAATTTTAAATATTATAAAGAGAATTTATCGTTCTTAAAAAGAGAAGTTATAATTGTATTAAATACTATATCTGGCACTAGAGTTTATCCATATATATTACAAGTATAAAGGAGGTGATTACTAATGAATTTCAATGAACGTTTAAATATATGGATAAAAGAAAATAGTATTAAACAAAGTGATATTGCTACGATTGCACAGGTAAATAAAAGTTATGTAAGTTGTGTTGTAAGTAAGGGGAAACCACCAAGTGATAAGTTTATTGATGCCTTAGTAAAAATGAGTGGACATAGTGAATATTGGTGGAATAATGGTAAGGATGAAGATGATAATTTAAATGCTTTTAATGAATTATTAAATACTCTTATAGCAAGTGGAAGTATAAGAGCAGATGGATCATATGATAAAGATATAGAATTAATTATTAAAACAATGGTTGATAGAGAAATAAAATTAAAAATAGAGAAAGTAAAATAGGAAATATAACAGAATGAAAGGAGATATTAATATGAAAAAATATAGTTTTGAAAAAATTAAAGAAGAAATAATTAATATATTAGAAAACAATTATTTAAGTACATTGGGAAACAAAAAGAATTTCTTAATAGATGATGATGGTGAAGAAATTGATTTCCAAAATGAGAAATATTATGTATTATGTGATAAAGGATTTAAACTTACACTAATTGAAGGGGATATAATATTAGGTGTATCAAATAATGAAAATGTTACTGATAAGTGGATAAGTCAATTATATCTAGCGAAGAAAGCTCAAGAAAAAATACAAAGATTAATTGATATGCAATGTATTTATGATAGTTTGTCCAAGTAAAAAAAAGTAATTTTACAAAGTTGGGAAGTGTACTAAATGAAACTTAAAGACGTATTACCTTATGAATTTATGGGTAGTGAATATGAAAAAGATAAAGCAAGAACATATGCTGAAATTGAAGTCGTCAAACAATATGATTCAAGAGATGTTATTTGGGCAGGAAAACATAAAAACGTAACCTATTGGTTTGAATTAGAAAATGGTTATGCAGTAGGAATGAATGAGAGTCCTATTAGAGGATTAAGTTTTCCTATACTGAAAATAAAAAGTAAAACTATAAAAATCTGATTTTATTGAAAATAATTATCAATTGGAGAGAGGAAATTAATGAATATGAAAATAGATTGGGAAAAGTTTTTTGATAAGAAGCTTATTATACAATTCAATAATAAATATGAATATAAATTATTTAGAGATAAACTTAATTTAGAATTTAAAATTAATAAAAATGTATTAAATGATTTAGTAATAAAAACAACACCTAATTTAGTATATGGAGTTATTTATGAAACTTTTGGAGGTATTAAAGAATATAGACTTATTGATACTAATATGTGCGATATAGAAAATATCTATAAGAAGTATGTTCACTCTATGGCTGAATTTATGTCAAAAGAAGAAATCGCCAACATTAAAGAAAAGGAAGAAATAATAAAAAAAGATATTATGAATAAAGAAGCTGGAGGATGGAGTAGTGGCAACGCAATTTGTAACAGCTTGGATAACTATAAAGAAAAAATGGAAAAAGATATAGAAGAATATAAAATGAGAAAAGCTTCATATGAATGTTATTACGGGAATGGAACTTGGATACACAGTCGTTATTATAAAGAATATTATCCTGATTAATCCTAGATACTATATTAACTTTAATTAAAATCTTAGTTTTATGATAGTTATTATCAATTAGAAAGAGGGGAAATATAATATGAAAAGTAAAGTGAGAATTGGAGATACAATTAATTTATTAACTATCAAAGAATGTAAAATAATTAGAAGTAATGATAGAAGCGAATCTGATATTATAGATATATTTCTATATAACAACAATGTCAATGTGATTGCAAAGAATGAGAAAGATATAATTATATGTTGTTATGATGGTGAATCTTATCCAAATGATAATTTTTATATAATGAAATTTATACATGGGACATTTACAATTAAAAAACATTGTGAGAATAATCAAAAAGGTGCAATATATTATAATGAAGATTATTATGGTTATGTTGATGAAGATGACGAATTTGTATATGTTGCACATTATAGTATTTATGAAAGTGGAATAAATTCTATGTGTAAAATAAATAAGGATAAATATTATAAGAACGCTGTGAGCATTAATGATTTTAATTATGCTGAAGATTGTTATAAAAAAGAATGGGGATTAGTAGGGAAAGAATTAGCTTAAAATGTTACTATTAAATAAATTAAAATAAAATATTTGATTAATTGAATATTACATATTCTATATTTAGACAAATTTATTAGCATATTTTATATAAATATTGAGAATTATATAAAATATGCTAAATTCTAGAAAAATATTAAGAAAAAGTATTGTAAACTTTTTCAAGAAGTAGTATATTATAAATATAGATTATATTTAATTAAATTAAATATAATAATTTAAATGTGTCTCATCTTCTTTTTCATCACATTTATTATTCAAAGAACAATTTTCACAATTAAATTTCATAATTTTATTAGGACAAACCCCTAGTGCTAAGGCTATGGCTGAAATAAGAGATAGTTTTGGAGATTTTTTACGTGTAATAGTCGGTTGTTCTAACATAGCTATATAAGCTTGGCTTACACCAACTCTATATGCTAATTCTTCTTGACTCATATGACATTCATGTCGATAATATTTTATGGATAATTCATATAACATTTTATACACTCCTTTCGACAAGTAGAAATGTTTTTATCATTATAACATGGAATATTATGTCGAAACAAGATGAAAATTAATCCAATAATAAAATATTAGTAAAATATTATTACCACCAGTAATAGTATTAAAAATATGATGTGATATAATAGATTTATAGGAGTTGTTAAATTATTAACAATTTAATTTTAATAAACAAATGAATATAATAAGCAAAACTAAAGCCGATAAAAATATCATAATAACTGATAAAATTTCTTTACAGAATATTTGTTTGGTGTTAAAATTATATCTATAATAAGAACACACATTCGATAAAACTATGGTAATAAAAATAAATATTCCTAAAATACATATTGATATTTATATTAATTTGTTATAAAATAGAAATGTAGACAAGTTTAAATATATTAATTTGTTTATAAATATATAAAAATAAAAAGGGGAATCGTGATGGGAATGAGAGTAAAACAAAATAGAAAAACTACTGAACAATTAAAAAAAGAATATGAGACAAATATTCAAGGATATATTTTTATGGCAAAAGAAAACAATAACAATATCTTAATATCAGAAAATAATGATATTATAGTATGTAAGGCTCAAGATTTTTGGAATACAATAAGAATAAGTGTTATGGATATAGAAATTGAGAATCCTAAATTTATAAGATGCGAATACATAAATGATAAGCTAATGTTAGAATATGATGATAGAATTATAAAATTAAAAATGTTAAATGATGGACACAATGCAATAGAATAGTATATAATTATAAGAAAGTGATAAAATAATGAAATAAGTAGTTATTTTTATCACTATTTTTATTGCAATTAATTTGTTAAAGTGATATAATAATTAATATAGAAGTTAAATAACGAAATATTATTCAAGGAGATGATTTTATGACACAAGAAGAAGTTCTTATATATAGTCAAGAAAATTTAAATAAAGAATTAAAAAAAGTTATAACAAAATATTTTAAAAATAAAGAATTAATAAAATCTATAAATTTTGAATTAGCAGAAAAAAATATGAATTCAAATATAACATCAGCATTATTTTTAGATGGAACATTAGAGCCAAAAGATTTATCTAAAGAAGAAAAAATGGCAATAACAAAAGTTTGTTATGATGTTTTAAAATTAGAAAAATTAAATTATAGAAAATATTATGAAGCAGAAGAAAGAGGAGATTACAACAGTTATAAAAATATAGAAAAACAAATAAAAGAAATAGAACTTCATAAAATTCAAAAAATAGATGAATATAATTATATAGGTAGAATTAGCTATGAACAAATATATCTATATATGAAAAATGTATTATTTAGATATAACAAATTGGCACAAAGAGCATTTAAAACTAAATCATATGGAACAAAGGATTCATCAATAAGAGTTATTGACTTAAAACAAAAAAATGTTAATGCTATGTTAGAATTGATATTAAAAGGAAAATTAGAAAGTACACAAATAATAATAAATGTGAGACTTCCAGAAGGAGATGAAGATTTTGAACCAAAATATGTATTTGAATCAATAGATGAAGAAAATCTTCCCGACATTGGAACTTTATCAATTTATCCATTATATGATATAGATAGTAAAGATTTTACAGTAGCAGAAATATTAGATGGATTCCATAGATTAGTTGCTGTTTATCAAGCAATAGCACAATATAAAGCTGAAAATAATGGTACAGTTCTGGAAGGTGGATTAGATATTAGAATTGTAATGAGAACACTTTCAGAAGCTCAAGAAATCGTCAGACAAATTTTTGAAAGAAGTGACACAAATAAAGAATTCATAAAAGGATTTAAACAAGGTGATGATGTTGATTTCTTAAAATTAGTAGAAGATAATTCTAAAATACTAAAAGGTGAAATCGCAATAAACTTCGAAGAACACAAAATGTCTAAAACATTAACATATAAAACAATTTTATTAGATGCATTAAAATTAACAGAAATTCAAGTAGAGAAAAAGGGAAGTATTAGAACTATAGCAAAAGAATTAGGTTCTACAATTGATGAATTAGTTGAATCATTGAAGTTTAAGTACTTTAATGATAATTTAGAAGATATGGAAGCAGATAGTATGCTATTAAGTTGTAATATGTTCGTAGGTTATTTAGCTATAGCAAATACTATGAGAACAATGAAAGATTATAATAAAATTGATGAGGTAATAGATAACCTATATACCGTTCCTAAGTCACAATTAGAAAAATTGAAAATAAATCGTAGCCCAAATTCTTGTAATTATAAAGTTATATACAAATACTTTACAAACTTAGTAATGGAGGTGTATAAAGTTGCATAATCAAGATTTGGAATTTATAGGTCAAAAATATTTAAAACCGACTCTAGAAGAAACAGAAGCAAAAAAGCAAGAAATATTGGCTAGTTATGATAAGTTTCAATTAGATAAAATTACATGGTTAAATAATGTGTATATAGAAGAAACAACTAAAAAACCTTTATGGAGTGTTTATAATAATAATATCCATGATTATGAAGTTGCAAAAAACAAGGATTTGAAAGATTTTCAACAAGAAGAAGTTGTTTCTATGATGAAAAGTTTTATTTATGTAGCACCTATGACTTTAGGATCTATTAAAGCTTTTGTTAATAGATATTTTGATTATTGGGTTGAAAAAGGTTATATAACCATTAATCCTATACTTGGTGAGAAATCATTAAAAGGAATAAAATCAAATAAAAAAATGTTAGAAACAAAAATATACAATATGGATGAATTTTATGATTTACTAAGACAAATGAAAGAAGTCACAAAATCAGCTAATATAAAACCTTTATTATTAGGTAGATATGGCATACAAGGGAAACAATTGATTCATATGAGAAGTTTGAAATATAAAGATATTGATATAGAAAATAAATTTGTTAATATTTATGATGAAAATAATAAATTTCTAACATTAATTCCAATAGATAACCAGTTTATTGATTTTCTGGCTGAATTAGATGATATTGTTGATGAAGACTCTAAGAAGAAATTATATGAATCAGATGTATATGTATTAGAAACAAGAGAAATAGTAAATTATAATACTGTAAATAGTAGAGTTTATAATGCATTTAAATATTTGAATAAAAATGGTAAAGAAAATATAGAAGACTGGGAAAAAGTTCCTCGTATATCTTTTAATGATTTACTATTTACAAGACAAATTGAACTTTTATTGCAAATAAGAAAGACAAGAAAGATATCTATTCTTGATATAAACAGCATAGTAGATATCTTTGGTAATATAAAAGGAACAGCATTTTCTAAGTATCATATACAAGAAAAATATGAAAGTTTAACAAAAGATAAAGTTCTATTAATTCAAGGAGGATATGCAAAGTTTGAAAATAAGATGGAGATATTAAAAGTTAATATGATTGATCCATTAGCGTATGATACAGTCAATGAAATTTGTGAGTCAATAGGATTGAATATAGATTAGATTGGGAAAATCCAATCTTTTCTTTTTTAATTTATTTTTATAAAAAGTGTTGACATTATATTCCGTAGGGTGTAATATATAGTCATGGGAGAGATAACAACAAATTAAAATAAAAAAGAAAAACATTTAAAAAAGTATTGACAGTATTACCAAATGGTGGTAATATTAAAACATAGGAACAAAACAAATTAATGTAAAAAAGTAATTTGAAATGAAATTTAATAAGAAATTAATTAAATGGATGGTGGCAGTAATGAAAGATTTTAGAGAACAGCTAATGGCTATAAAGACAGAAATGAATGAAAAAGAATTAACTCAAAAAATAAAGGTTGAGGTCAAAGACCTAGATATAAACAAACAAATTAAGCAAATTAAAATTGAAGTGAATACCAATGATAAAAATTTACATAACAATATTGAGCATAAAAATGTTATGTATAGACCAAATTATAAAAATATTGAAGAAAAACATGAATATATTGACTTAAAATATATAAAGCGAGGTGATGTAATATGGATTAATCTTTTTGGGTCAGTTGGGTCGGAACAAGGTAGTGATGAATATGGTCGTCCATGTGTCTGTATCCAAAATGACGTTGGAAACGCTCATTCACCAACTATAATAGTCTCAGCTATAACATCTCAACTTGGAAAACAAAAATTACCAACGCATGTGTTAATTCCTTCATCAGAACAATATGGATTAACTAAAGATTCTGTGGTTTTATTAGAACAAATAAGAACTGTTGATAAAAGAAAAAGAATATTAAGAAGAACAGGTCACTTGGATGAGCTAGTAATGAAAAAGATAAATAAGGCTTTAGCAATATCAATTGGTGATTTACAACAAAAAAATACATTAGAAAAACTTGAATCAAAAATACAAAAATATATAATAAATAGCTTTAAATCAATTGATACTTATGAAATGACAATTGAAACTATGCAAATAAATAATGTTCCACAAGAGGCAGTTGATTTAATAGAAAATCAAAAGTTTAGAGAAGAAAATGGGTTAAAATGTTATTGTGATGATAATAAATTAAATTATAATATATTATATAATGATTATAAAAATATGGTTAAAGAAAAAGAGGAAGATATCGCATTATAGTATGAACAGGAGATGGGTAATATGGGAAAAAGAGAGGAAGAAATAGAAAACAAAATAAGAAATGAAGTGTTTATAGGTTGTTTTGGTAGAGGGGAATTTAATAAAGGAAAAAAAATATTACAAAAATTATATTATCAATATTATCCTATTTTAGATACTTTTGAAACTAAAAGAATGATTCTTTATAACTATATAGTTGGAGAAAGATTGGACACAAATATTGAAGATATAATTAAAAAATGTAGTGAAAAACTAAAGAATGATATGGATAATGAACTAAATTATAAAGAGACAAATACAAAAGAATATTGTATGATGTTAGCATATTATTGTGATACACATAAAGAAGAATTAGGAAAAGAAGAGTTGATAAATATATACACATTTAGTTATAATTATTATAAAAAGGCTGGATTGGAAATTGATATGTTAAATTCTAAATTCAATTTAGCTTTAATTGAAAAAAAGTTTGAAATTGTCTTTGAGATTATCAAAGACATACATAATAGTGATGACAAAATATGTCAAGCTGTTTTATCTCAAATGCTAAATGATTTAAAAAACATAAACATAAATAAATATATTGAAATACAATTATTACTTAAAAAAGAAAATAAAAAACTTTCATTAGTTTAAAATATGGTTAAAAGACACCTTATAAAAGAACTTAATAACTAATGAAAGAGGTGAAAACATATGAAAAAAATTTTAAGTTACGCATTAGCTTTAGCGGTATTCGTTGCTCCAACAGTAATCAGAATACTAAGCTCAGGTGGTGGTTGGGGATGATATTTAATATTATTCTTCCACAATAACAATCTACATAAAAAGGCAATTAGGAGCAATCTTGATTGCTTTTTTATAATTTATAGATTATTTATAATAAATTAAGAAAAATATAAATATTATTATTGACAATGGTAATTAATAGTATTAAAATGATAATATAAACAAATTAATAGAAATATAGAAAGGAATGATTAAAATGTGCAAAGCTGTAAATTATGGGGCTGAAATCAATAAACAAATTACAGAAGCTAAAGAATATTATAATAAACTTAAATCTAAAGAAAAAATATTTAATGATATGCAACAAGATTTATTACATAAAATAGAAAATATTGATAAATTTAATTTATATGAGGGCTGGGAATTATGCAAGTCTTTACAAAAGTTAAGAAAATCAAGAAGAGAAACAAAAAATGAATTAGATACAATGGAACGATTAATTAGGCAAATTGGAAGTTTCAATATAAATGCTGATTTAATTGAAAAACGAGATAATTTCTTAGAACAAGTCAAAGAAGAAAAAAGATATCATCAAAGACAATTAGATATGACAGGGGACATTTTGAATGAAGTTAATGATATAGTCAACAATGCAAATAATTTTGAAATATCAAGCTTCGAAAAAATTTATGAAGCATATGAAAGTATACCAAAAATAAAAGGAAGTAATGTAAAAATAAGATATACTTCAATTAAAAATAGAAGTAATATAATCAATAATAAAAAGCCAGCATATAATAAATATGTGATTAATGAAAAAGAAAAATATATAGAATTTATTGATAGAAAGAAAGGAAATGTACAATGTTAAAATTAACAATATTTATAATTGGATTAGTAATGGTAAATAAACTTTTTAAAGTAAATCAATTTTCAAACGAAATTGACCAAGCTATATTAGATGAATTAAAGATAATAAAATAAGGAATAAATTAATAGAACAAAACAAAGTAAAAATGAGAATTTATTTAGAAAGTAAGAAAAATAAAATAGAGTCATCATTGAAGGGAGGTGATAAAATACATAGAAATACAAAAGCTAAAATACCCTTTGGGTAGGCTAATTTAAGTATATTTAATAGGTATGTTTAAATTAACTTTAATAATAAATTAAAAGAAAGAAAAGAGGATAAATAAAATGAGTATGAATGAGTTACAAAGAATAGGAAGAATTTTAGGAGTTAAAGCAGATGTAGATGATAAAACGATGTGTCTTTTGATTCAAGATAAGATTAAAAAAAAAGACAGTGAAGTAAAAAAGAAAAATTTTAGTAATAATGTGCTAATGGAAAAAGTTAAATCATATGAAAGTGAAATACATAATCTTAAAAACGAATATGCAGAAAGTGTTGGACTACAAGAGTATATGATGTTAAAGAAGTCATATAATACTTTAAAGAAAGATTATAATAAAGTACTTGAGGATAGACATAATTTGAGAAAATCAATTGAATTATATAGAGCAAATTATTTACAAGATAAAATTAAAGCAATTGAAGGAGTGAGATAAATGTTAAAATTAGTTTTAGAAATGTTAAAGTATATTCAATAATCCAAGCTTTAGTATATGGTGTTATAATATATGGTATATTAACACTATTATAATTATATTTTAATAAATGGTGTATGGAATATAATATTGAAACAAAAGACTTATATGCTAATTATAATCAATTTTATGATATTGATGAAGGGTTAACAGAGGAAGAATATAATACTCAATATGAAGACTTACAGAAGTATTATGATGATATTAAAACAAGTATTAAAAGATTGATAACATATTTAAAAAATACAGAACTAATAAAATGAAAAAGTTAAGGAGGGAGAATAAAAAATGATAAAAAGAGGACTAAGAGCCAAACTTCATTTTTATGAAGATTATTCAGGGTATAGTGAAGAAGAATTAGACGAAAAACTCAAAGCTTTAGGAATAGATGCAGATAGTTTTTCTAACTATAGTGGGGATATGCCTATACATGAATACAAGTCATTAATTATACAAAATAAATTATTTCAAAACAAATAAAGGAGAAAATAATGTGGATATTAAAAGGAACTATGAGAAGAGTTTTTATTTTGAAAAATATAGCCATAAAAATACCTTTAAATATAAAAGGCTATTTAGCAAATATTAATGAGATACATAATTGGTATAAATATAAACAATACAAAGAGCATCTATGCCCTATAATATTTCATGATTTATTAGGTTTTATAGTAGTTATGAAAAGAGTTCAGCCAGTATATGATTTAGATGAATATGATATAAGTTTTATGGATTACACTATTCCAGTATTTAATGATATAAAAAGAAATAATTTTGGATTGTTAGATGGTAAATTAGTAAAAATTGATTATGGCAATGATTTTTGGTTATATAATGTGTGGATTGATATTAAAAATAAATTTAAACAGTTTAAGAATGGCTTAAATACTAACTTGTAGTCTTATGCAATTAGTATAAAATGGCTATTTTATTTAGTAGTTGAAAATTATTATCAATTAGACGAAGGAGTAAATATAATGAGTAAAAAATTAGATTTTTCTAAATTAAAATTTTCAGACAAAGTAATCACCACAAAAGAAGCTTTAAAAGATGTAGAGCCTTTTAATTTAGATGAGAATGTAAAAATAAAAGTCACTGGAGATAATGATAGAATAAAATCGTTACAAGAAAAATTAAATAAAAATATGGATAAAGCAGTTAAATTAGCTGAAAAGAATACTATTAGAAATGAAAATGATGAGGTAGTTTTTACTAAAGATGAAATTGATGACATGGAAGATTTTATAGAATAAAACAAATTAATTAATAATACACTTGAAAAGTATAAAATAGTATGGTAAGATGAGGTAAATAATAAATTAATAAGAAAGGTTGTGTGTTAAATGACAAAACAAGAAAAGAAAATATATACAGATATTATAATGGGGGCAAATGAATTAAAAACATTATTGAATGGAAAAGAAAAAACACTAAAGAATATTAAATTTTTAAATGAACAAGAATTAATAGACAATATGAATTTTATAAATAATAAAATTAAGACTACTAATATTAGTAAAACAAAGATTGATATAAAGAAAGTTCCACATAAAATAAAAAATCCTATTACAGGTGAAATACTTATATTCAGTCATATACTTCATGGACAGTTATCTTATATGAAAACTGTATTTGCTAGACCAGGAAAAGGTTTTGAACATGTTTCAGAAAGTGATTTATATAGGTATGAAATATTAGAACAAACTTCAACAAAAAGTTTATCACAAGAATTAAGAGAGAAATATGACAATATTTAGGCAAAGGAGGTGAGAATTATGAATACAAGTAAATTATCAATTAAAGTTCATTTAGAAGAACCAGTATACATAGATGAAAATACTGTAGAAATCTATTTTTCAATAGGTAATACAAGACAATCTAAACCAATAGTAGCTAAATTTAATGGACAAGTTTGGGAAACAATTAAGAATAAATAATAAATTAATGTAAGAAGGAGTGTAAAAATGATTAGATTAGATATTGATAGATTATTAAATGCAGATGTAGGATATACTCAAACTTCAAATGGTTTAACAATCAAAATTATTGAAGACAAAGGTAATAAGGCAATAGAAATAAGAAGAGATATAACTAGTGAATTAATAAATGAAATAGAAAAAACAAAAGAAAAATTTAACTCTGTAGAGTATGAAAATGAAGAAGAACAAGCTATATACAAAGGTTTAATAAATTTTAGATTAGAAGACTTACAAAATGAATTAAAACAATTAGAAACTAGTACAGATAATGTAATTCAATTAATAAAAATTAAAAATAAAGGAGATAGATAATTATGAGATATGGAGTAATAAGTACAAAATTAATATGTGAAAAAGAGGATAAGAAAATCGAATATGTTAGTGGAAATAGAATTATTGTAAAACAAGGTAAAATAGATGAATACATAGTTGTAATAAAAGCTGAAGTAGAAAATAGTGAATTTAATGATTTTATTAAAGAGAATGGAGAGTTTGATTTAACTATAGTACAAGCAATTAAAAATGTTGTAAATGGTGAAGTAGAAAAAAAAGAAACAAAAATTCCCAATATATCATTTTGTAAGAAATTCACAACATTTGATAGTAAACTTTCATATGCTAATAATATTACAATTGTATTAACAACAATAAGTTGTGAATATGAAGATATAAAGTTCATATTAGAAAGTGATAAAAAAGAAGAATATATTAATGCAGTTATTGATGCAACTAATGAAAGTGGAAAGTTTATAAGTGAAGCTTTTAAATCAATTAAAAAGAATATTGAATTAAATATAAATTCTCAAAATATAGAAGATTTCAAAACAGGATTGGAAGCTAATATTAATAATATTGGTAAATTAATAGATTATGAACAAATTAATTAATAATAACAACTTAAAAGAAGACATTTATCGGAAGTTGTATTTTGGTAAAAGTCTTTAATATAAAATTAAAATATGAAGGAGAGATTAATAATGAAAATATTATTAAGTAACAAAACAGAGGACGGAACAGAATATATTGTAAAAATAGGAGGTGAAAGCGTTATTCTTAATGAGCAGAATGATTTAAAAATTCCAGTGGCATATGGAGAATTAGACATATTAATAGATAGATTAAGTGAATTGAAATCTAAAATTAAACCAATAAGAGGTCAAAGAAGATTAATGAATCTATACGAAGATAGTGCTGAAGATTTTGAATTGCCTGTATATAAGGGATTCTTTTATCCAAAAGATAAAGAAAACAATATACACCTAAGTCAAAAAGAAAGAAATGTTATAAGGATTCAGATTGAAGATGTATTACATAAATTTGAAGGATACGTTGATGACCATTTATATAAGAATGAATTAGAATTAGCAAAAGCAGATCATAATGTTGTGATGGTGACAAGAAGTATATTAAGTAAGCTTGACGTTGCTGATTGTAATGAGCCTAGCACTTATGATTACTATTTAACTATGGATTTAAGCAGAGATGGAGATAATAAAGCTATCTTATTTAAAAAATATGAAAATGCACTAAAGATAGAAAAATTTATTTCTTTCTATGAAAAAGATTGTACTGCTATGGTACATAAATTCCTGAAAGAAATCAAAGGATTAAATTGTGCAATACTTATCCCAACTGTAGCTTTTGGTTGTTTAATAGTTGATTATTTTAAAGCAGAAGGGTTTGAAGACATTATAGAGATAAATATAAAGGATATAAATAAAGCTATGAATAGTGATATGTCATATATTGGTGGTAACCGTGATGAAATATATACAAGAATTTTACTCTATACAACAAGTAAATTAGGATTAAAATTGTAATAAATTATATAAAATAATAGAGTATAAAATCTCGTTTTTAATTGAATTTCGGACAAGTAAAATAAATAATGAAGGAGTAAAATTATGATAAAAAATATTAGAGAAGAATTATGGAACATTATAGAAGAATCTAAAAAAGGCATCCAGTTTAGAACAGCATGGCAGGAAGATGAGTTAAGGACTATATTAGAAGAAAGATATTCTAGAGAAAATATTGACCTATTATCAGATGAATTTCACAAAATTCAAAAAGAATATATTGATAGTAAAGATTATGATTTGCTTCATTGGTCAAATGGTGGAATTGTAAGTGGTGGAGATGATTGTTTTTATAGCGATTTTACAAGTTGGTTAGTGGGACAAGGTAAAGAAGTATACGAAGACTATTTTAAACGAGGTATATTGGCTGTATTAGTATATATAATTGATAATAAAATAGAACAAGACGATTTTCAACATGAATGCTTAGAATATGCGTTTCTAGATTATGACAAGGTAGAGAAAGATTTCAATAAATTAATAGAACAAAATAATTAGGCTTTAATAAAAGTAATGTAGGGAAGTTACAGCTTCCCTTAAATTTGAAAATAAATTAAGTTGATATAGATTAATAATAAATTAATATAAGAAAGAGTGATATAAATGAGAAAAGTATTTTTAGAAGATTTACCTAGAAAACAAGGAATAGAGTCAAATAGTAATAAATCCACAATTGATTGGTATAATTCAGTAGGATATATAGTAAGATTTATATATGATGATATTGAAGGTGAGATTGAAATTTTAAATTATAATTCAAAAAACTATACATTGACTTGTCAGCATGTCAATAAAGTTACTGATATAAAAACATCAAGCTTTAAAAATTCTAAAATTCTAAAATTAATATCAAGATATGAAAATAATGATAAATTATTGAAATATTTAGTTAATCCTAACGATATAAATTCTAAAACTTATAAAAAAGTATTAATGAAATGTCCTTGTTGTGGTTATAAAAGAAAATTTCTATTAATCAAGTTTTACAAGCCGGTTTTTCTTGTAGAAAGTGTGGAGATTCTCAATCATATCCTGAGAAATTTGTATTTAGTTTATTAGAACAACTGCAAGTAAATTTTGAAACAGAATATTCTCCAACGTGGGTAAGTCCTAAACGTTATGATTTTTATTTTAAATATAATAATCAAGAATTTATTTGTGAGGTAAATGGGATTCAACATTATGAAAATACAGGATTTAAAAGAACATTAGAGGAAGAGCAAGAAAATGATAGATTTAAAAAAGAGTTGGCTATTAAGAATGGTATAAAAGAAGAAAATTATATTGTTATTGATTGTAGAAAGTCAGAGTTAGAGTGGATTAAAGATAATGATTATGGAGTATTAAATAGTAGGCTTAATGAAATATTTGATTTAAACATTATTGATTGGAATAAAGCTAACGAATTCGCTTTATCGTCAAGAGTAAGAGAAGCCTGTGATTTATGGAATGAAAAGTATGATGTAACAGACATTTCAAAAAAAATGAAGCTCGGAAAGGAGACTATTAGACGTTATTTAAATAAAGGTGTAAAAATAGGATTATGTACATATAACTCAAAACAAGAAATGTTAAAAGGAAGTAGAAATGGATATATGAAAAAATGTATAAAAATTATATGCCTAAATAATCTTGAAGTATTTAATTCTGTCAGTGACGCTGGAAGAAAGTATGGTATATCTATTAGTGGAATAAATCAGTGTTGTAAGAATAACTATAAATATAATTACTTATATAGTAAAATAGAAGATGAAAATTTTGTATTTACATATTATGAAGAATATCTTAAAATGACAAAAGAGGATATAGAAAATAAATTAAAATATATACATAACAAAAAAAATAGAACTGGGGTAAAAACACCTGTAATATGTTTAAATACATTAGAAGTTTTTGATAGTGCTAAAGATGCTATGAGGAAATATATGATTAGTGAAAAAGGAAGTGGAATTGCTCGTGCATGTAAAGGGGAAAGAGGCACTTGTGGGAAACATCCTATAACAAAAGAAAAATTATCATGGATGTATTATAAGGATTATTTAAAATTAGAAAATAAAAATGAAATAAAATCTAAGATAGAAAAAATATATTGTATAACATTAAATAAAATATTTGATACATTAAATGAAGCTTCACAATATACTAAAGTAAAAGACAAATATAGTATAAATAAATGTTGTAAAGGTAAAGTAACATATGCAGGGAAATCAGAACAAGGAATACCATTAAAATGGATGTACTACAAAGATTACATAAAACAACAATCAATACATAATGAAAATTTAGGACAAGCTATATAATACATATAAATACATAATTGCAAAGTACAGAAACTCACAATTTAAAAAACGTAAATAAATTAATAGAAAAATATATAGTAAATGTGTATACACTCTTAAATTTTATGATATAATAGTAATATAAAATTTAAGAGGTGAAAAAAATGAATATAAAAGACTTTGAGGAGTTCGCTGGGATTATAAAGGATAATTATGATATAACTAAATACTTATTGAGAAATCATATAACAGAAGAGGATATTAAAAAACTTAATAAAGATGAACTTGTTGAGAAAATGTATAATAAAGAAGTAGAAATTCAAAGAGAAGAAGTTCAAAGTTATATAAATCAAATAAAATTATTATATGAAGTTTACAAAAGATTAAAAAAGTTCACATATAGAAAAGTTGAAATATATCCATTTTATTATTTTTTAAAATCAATAGAAGAATATGATGGATTGATTGAAGATATAATCGAATGTTCTGCTCCAAAATATATTGAAGATTTACATGTTCATTGTAATAATGAAAAGAGATGGGTGGATTTTATATGTCAAGATAATTTTAATTTAGAAGATTTAGAAAACGGGAAAATAAAGTTTAATAATAGTAATAATCTAAAATTATTTAACCATGTTGGGAAGGGTGTTTTTAAGCTTATATTTGAATCAGAAACCGACTTAGATGAGTTAGAAGATTATAATTTAAGATATATAAGTGATTATTTAGAAGGAGAAATTAATTCTCAACATGATAACTTATTACTGGAATCAGAATTGGATTGTATTGTTATGATTAATAATCAAGCAATTTATAGATTTGAAAAACGTGAAGAATCATGTTATTGTGATTGTATAGAAAGCGATTTTATGTATCATTTCATATTGTGGTATAGAAAAGAGTATCAAGATAAAGAATTTAATGGTAGTAATGTATATACAAGAGTATGGGGATATTTAGATTATGAAAAATAAACTTGAAAAGTGCAATAGATTGTATATATAATATTATCGAATATTTAATAGAAGGAGAATTTATTTTATGAATGAACATTTACAACCAGATTTAACAGATATCAAATATGCTTTAGAAAAATGCTTGAATACTAGAACAGTAGGAGATATAAGGGATTTATTAAATGATGGTAATATAAATCCAATATTGAAAGAATTGATAGAAGGATTAGAAATAGAAATGGCGGATGCAACGGCTAAAGATAGGTCATATCGTATGAATATTAGTTTAAAACAATTAACTGAAGCATTTGAGGAAAATTAAGTTGTTTATTTTCATAAAGGAGAAATGACCATGTGTGAATTTCCTAAATATATAATTGACAAAATCTCGGAATATAATAAAACCTTATCTTTGAAATTGAAAATAGAAATTCGAGAAGATATAAAAAATTAAATAGAAAAAAATATAAAGATTTTTTAGATGAAGATATGGATGAAGTTCTTGATATAATAATAGAAGCTGGTGCAATGAAAGATGGAACATTACAAGAAATAAGTAAGATTGTAAGAAAAAGATTAGAAGAAGTAAAAAAGGAGAAGCAGAAAGGTGTTACAATATGATAAGGCAATACACAATATTAATCGAGTTTTAAAACAAGGATTAGCAAACGATATTTATGACCAAGAAGCATTAGAATTTGCAATTGATGTATTAAGAAGAGAAAATAAGGTTTTAGAAAAACTAGATAATGGATATGCTTGTGGCAATTGTGGTCAAATAAGTTCTGCAAAAGATATTGATTCTACAACTAAGGAATATTTTGAAGATAGAAATATCAATGTTGTTTCTATTGAGGGGACAGGAATAAGTTTTACAGAATATATATGTCCAAAGTGTAATAGAAGAGTAATGGGTAAAGATTTTAAAAAATTGAAATAATAAGAATGGGGCTATAACTTGGTTGTAGCCTTTTAATTTTATGTAAAAACCCTTTAAAATTTGTCTTTTATCTTGATATTGATTTTCAATTGGTAAACTATAAATATTTAAATAAATTAATAGAAATACTATTGCATTGATTGGTAGATTGTGCTAATATTAGTTTAGACAAACAAATTAATAATAAAAAGGAGAGAATAAAAATGAAAACAACCAAAAGAATAAGAATAATAGCAAGTAGTCCAGCAGATTCAGGACAAGAAGGAATTGAAGAATACATAGGAGAAGAACTTGAAGTAGTAGCATGGTGGAAAAGTAAAACTAATTCATTAGAAGATGGCGAAATACAAGTCATATTAAGAAGTGATAAAGATTTAAATTTAAATGGTCAATTAAGTATATTAAATGAAGATGAATATGAGTTTATATAGTAACTTAGGGAATTGTAACAGATTCCCCTACCGTTCTATAAAAAAGTAAAAGGTGGTAGTTAAAATGAATGATAATTGTGATTGGGTTAAAGAAAAATATGATGGGATATTAGAAATTTATCCAAGAAAATGTTTAAATACTTTTTTGTTAGATGCTAAATTATTAGAGTTGCAAAAAGATTATAAGTTAGTACAAGTATTTCCTGATTGGATTAGAGCTTTTAAAAAGGAGTAAATTATGGACAAGGTATGTATAAATTGCAAGTGGTGGTATAAAGCCACTTGTAATTGTAAAGAGTTAAACATAACAGCTACAACAAAAGATGATGGAGTTAAATATGTTGAAGATGGATTGCTTTCAACCAATATTGAAGAAAGTGGATTGACTAAAGATATTATTAAAATAATAATTGTAGAACTCAAAGAACAGGATTACATAAAGAAAACTAAAAATATAAATAACTTTAATGAAGAAAATATAGAAAAAGAATTAATTGAAGTTATAGATGATAAATTAAGTGAAGGTATTATGAATTACTTTGATGGTGAATGTGATGAAATTAAAATAAATAATCCTAGTGAGCTTAGTTGTTGTTACTGGGAATAAATTAAAAGAAAGGATTGATTAATATAAATACAATTAAATTAATAAGTGGGAATTGTCTTGAAAAGATGCAAGATATAAAGGATAAGTCTATAGACTTTATACTGTGCGACTTACCTTATGGAACTACTAAATGTAAATGGGATATTATTATTTCATTTGAAGAACTATGGGAGCAATACAACAGGATTATTAAAGATAATGGAGTAATTGCGTTATTTGGACAAGAACCTTTTAGTAGTAATTTAAGGATAAGCAATTTAAAAAATTATAAATATGATTGGTACTGGAGAAAAAGCAAACCATTAGGATTTCCAAATGCTAAAAAGATGCCATTAAAAGATATAGAAATTATAAGCATCTTTTATAAAAAAACAACCTACATATAACCCACAAGGATTACAACCATATAATAAAGTAATTAATAGACCTAAATCAATGACAGAAAAAGGGAATCATATTAGTGCTTATAATGGAGGAGCATTAAAACAAGAAACATATGTTAGAGAATTTACGAATTACCCTAGACCAGTTTTAGAATTTGGAGTAGAAGGAAAATGCGTTCACCCAACACAAAAACCAGTTGATTTATTAGAATATCTTATTAAAACTTACACTGATAAAGGACAAGTTATATTAGATAATTGTATGGGAGTAGCTAGTACAGGCATTGCTTGTATGAAAACTAATAGAGATTTCATAGGAATAGAACTTGATGATACATACTTTGAAACTTGCAAAAATAGAGTAAATACATATATAAAAGAGAATAATATGCAAGATATACATATAGAAATTATTTAGTAAATAAATTAAAACAAATATGCTTTTAAAAGTGATATTTTAAATGGTAATATATGGGAGGTAGTGAAATGTATAAAATATGGACAATTGAAGATATTAAAGAAGAAATTCATAAATTAGAAAAGAAAAGCAATTTTTATTTAGATAATGATGTTGAAATAAGGATTAATCCACGACTTAAAAGAACATTAGCTTGTTGTCAGTATAAATATGTAAATGAATTAACAAAATTAGATTATATGGATTTTTCAAAACATCTAGTAGATGGAACAGTTAATGAAATGGAAGTACTAGATACTATTATACATGAGTTTGCTCATATCTATACTGATTATAATAAACCAGCAGATAAAACTAGATATGCTGATGGTCATACTCAAGAGTGGGAAGACAATACTATTATGCTTGGTGGAACAGGTGAAAAATATTATCATGGAGATGAATTTACATACATTAAACCTGAAAATAAAACTATGATAATTAGATGTAAAGAATGTGGGAAAATATATCATACTTGTGATATGGTTTTAGGGCATGAAATATTAGAATACTATCATTGTACACAAAAAATTAACAATAAAACATGTAATGGTGAATTTGAAGTATTAGAAGATATAGCAACAGATGAAAAGAGACTAAAATGTATTAAGAGATACATAAAAGATGAACTTACTGGAAATAAACATGGTGAATTAAGAGAGTATAACGGGCATAAATATAAAATATATCATATTAAAAATTCTAGCATTATGAATTTAAGAATAAGTTATAAAAATAATATATTTAAGATTCAAGTCACAAATAAATTAGCAAGAATAAAAGACTATGAAGATAAAGATTGTTATAAAACAGTAATATCAGATGTTAAAAAATATTTAGAAAACAATAAATTATTTAAGTTTATAAATGATTTAAAAATGATTCATAAGGGTGAAGATAAATATGAATTTTCTTTTCCTTTAGATATAGAAAATATAAGTTTAGCAGAAATATAGGAGGTGAAAATAATGGATAATGTAATGAAAGCAATTATTGAGAGAAGAACAGGTCATGCAGATATATGGGAATGTACTTTGGATGAATTTATTGAGAAAGCCTTTTCAGAAGTAATTAAACAACAAAAGGAAAATGATTTAACACATAAAATTGTTAAACTTGCGACTTCCTTCCTCAGAATTAAGTTTGAACAAAAAGAGTTAAAAGGCACAATAGAATATGAAGTTGCAAAGGCAATAGAAGAGTCAATGATGTATTATACAAATGTGTTAGGTGAAGATGATTAATTATTAGAAAGGAAGGTGAAATTTTTATGTTAACACAAGAACAATTTAATAAAATAGAATCAGAGCATGGTTGTGGATATTGGAATTTATGTTGGGAACATGCATGTCCTTGTGCAATAACTACAGAAAATAAAGGATTAACTGAATCTATCTACAATAGTTTTATTGAAGAAAATAAAAGAATAGCAGAAGAATATGATGCCTTTGATTATGATGAAATGGTACATTATGAAAGATGTAGAGAATGTGGAAATTTACAAGAAGAAAATGATTTGATAAATGGATTATGTTACTCTTGTTATGATGATTTAAGAGAAGAAATGGAAGAAGAATATGATTAATTTAAAAACAATAGGAGGATAATTATGAGTAGAGGAATTAATTGGTTTAAAGATATTAAAATAGAAGAAGAAGTTATAGACTTTGGGCTAGGAAAGGAAATTAATTATAGTATAGAATATTTAGATGGAAATAGTACGTCTTTTAGTGAAGGTAATATAGCTAAATATCAAGATGCTTTTAGAAAATATGGAAATGTAACGATTCCTTATATAGAATATGAATATTATTCAAAACCAACACATGTTATAGAAAGATTTATTGAACCCAAAGTATTATCAGAAGTTTGTAGTAAAATCTTATCTGATTGTATATTAGATAAATATGACATAAAAAGCAGAATAGAATGGTTTAAAGAAATGTCCGATAAAGGATATTATTTTAGCTTTGATAATTGGTAAAATATTGCTTTAAAAGACGTGTTTTATTGGAAATAATTATCAATTAGAATAAGGAGGAAATGATATGACTGAATTAGATATAGAAAAATTAAAACAAGAAATACAAGAACTAGTAAAAGATTGGTGTAAAAAATACGATAGAACTTATGAAGAAGCATTAGATATGGTAAGTACAATGTATATTCCAAGGAAAAATAAATAAATTAACACAAATATAGACAAGTAATGAGAAAAGTTGTAAGATATGATTAAGGAGGTAAAATTTATGAAAGAGTTATGCGATATGACATTACAGGAAAGACGAGAATATATTGAAAAGAAAGCATTAAGTATTACATATGGAAAAGTAAATGATAAATTAAAACAAGTATTAAAGGAGTTGAAAGGTTATGAAAGTAAAATGTATTAATAATAAAAATAATTCATTATGTATATCTGTTGGGAAAGAATATCCAGTTATCGAGGAAAGAGAAGATTTATATTTTATTTTCAATGATTATAATATAAATGGAGTGTTTAGAAAAGAACTATTTGAAAGAGTGGATAATGATGAGAAATGATATCCAACTTATAATAAATAGGAGGTAAAATTACTATGAGATGTAAAAAATGTAATCATACTATAAAAAACGGAGAGAATTATATAATATTAAAAGATGGAGACATATTATGTGAAGATTGTTTCCTTGAATATTCATTAGAACAATTTGATGCAATAATAAAACAAAATTCAGAAACTTGTAAATAAGTTATAATTATATTGTTAATTAGAGGTGATTATTTGTATATAGATGATAAAAATAAATCTGATATTGAACAATTAGAAAAGAAGAAAATAGATTTAACAAATAAATTAATCAAATCCATTGAAGAACAAGATAAATTATTTCATAAAGACAAAACAGTAATGAAAGATATTAATAAATGTATTAAAAGGTATGGGAATCCAAGAACTATAGAATCGGAATTAAAGAACCTAGATAGAATTTTATATGATTTAAAAAAGATAGAAAGGAAGTAATAATATGTTAAAAAGAATTATTCATCAATTTAAAATAGGATTTATAAAAACTGTAGTATTGTTTATACTTGCTTTATTGTTTTCAGTATCAATGTATTATTTAGCGTTATTCAGTGTAAAATTATACATAGTTGCAATAGTAGTAATTATTCTAATTTGTTGTTATTTTAATGGTGAAAGTTTATAAATTACTGATTTTAAGTGAAAGTTATGCTTGAAAAACGTAGCTAGAGTGAGTATAGGGGAGAATGAGGGAGTTTAAACACAGAAAAAATAAATTAATATAAGAAAGGTGATTAAAAGTGATAGATAAAAATATAAATTATAAGGATTTAGCTGACTATGTAGAGTTGGCAATTGAAGAATACGAATTTCATAATAATAAACAAATTGATAATCGTAGTTTTTATGATTTAACTGATTGGTTATATCACTTTCATTATTGTGATGCAAATAGTAGAGATATTAAAGAAAGAAGGGCGAAAAAATGATAAAGAAGCTAATATTAAAATACAAGTTATACAGGAAGGGCTACAAATGGTTTAAAGTTGATAAAGACATAATTAATAAGTACAGATATACAACTAAAAAGAATAGAGATTTAGATGACTATATAATTCATTTAAAACTACTTAGGTCAGTTTATTCTGGACATATAGACTTTATAAGAGATGATGATATGATGGTTATTGCATATGGATACTTAAAAATAATCGTGGATTTAGAAAAAAACAAAATTATAGAAATACATAATAGTGTAACAGAAAATAATAATGGTCATATAGATTTTAAAACAAAAGATGCTATTACCAAAATATATGAAAGTGTATATGGAGGTGAAATTTAATGGATAAACGGACAAGATTAAATAGAATTGGAGAAGTAAGTTATAATAATTGTGGTAGTAAGATGGAAATAATAGAATATATAGATGCTAATCATATTGTTGTAAAATTTAGTAATGAATATAAAGTAAAAGCATCATATAAAAGATTTCAAGATGGTGAAATATCTAATCCTTATGATAAAACTGTGTGTGGAATTGGATATTTAGGAGAAGGAGACTTTGTAACTGGGAAAGGTAACTTACATACAAAAATGTATGAAACATGGAGAGATATGATAAGACGAAGTTATGATATAAATACAAAAGAAAAATATTCTACATATAAAAATGTTACCTGTTGCAAAGAATGGCATAATTTTCAGAATTTTGGAAAATGGTTTAATGAGAATTATTATACAGTTGATAATCAAAAAATAGATTTAGATAAAGACATTTTGCATAAAGGTAATAAACTTTACTCTCCTGAAACTTGTATTTTTGTTCCACACAATATAAACTCATTATTTATCAAAAGTAATAAAAACAGAGGAGATTTACCTATAGGAGTAACTAAAGATAGAAATAAGTACATGGCTAGATGTAGTTGTATAGATGAATTTGGAAATAATATTAGAAAAACAGTTGGACGAGCATCTACTCCAAAAAAAGCATTTGAATTATATAAAGATTTTAAAGAAGCATATATAAAACAAGTTGCTGATGAATATAAGGATAAAATACCAGAAAAACTATATAATGCTATGTATAATTGGGAAGTAGAAATTGAGGATTAAAAGAAAGGTGTGTATTAAATGAATAAGTATAAGTTATATATTTTGGTAGGGAAGTCAGGAAGTGGAAAATCAACAATAGAAAGAAAAATAAGTGAACTAGAAGTAGCAAATAGAGTTATATCAAGTACAACTCGTAATCCAAGGTCGAATGAAGAATATGGACAAGATTATTATTTCATGACGGAAGAAGCATTTCAAGATAAATTAAATCAAGGATTATTTGCAGAACATAGTGAATACACAACAGTAAATGGTATGGCTCAGTATGGTATGCAATTAAAGGATATAAGATTAAATGAAGGAAACTATATTTGTGTAGTTAATCCTGATGGAATGAATCAAGTATTAAATAACTTAGGTGAAGAAAATTGTGTGACTATATATGTTGAAAGAGATGATAGAGAAAGAGTATGTAGTACCCTTATGCGAGATAAAAGTAAAGACTTTGGTAAAGTTTTAGAGGAAGCTACTAGAAGATATAAAGCAGATGAAATTGATTTTGCTAAAATGAAAGAAATTTGTAACTATGTTGTAGTTAATGAAGTATTAGATAATGCAGTAAACAGGGTTCTTGATATTATAGAATGTAACTTATAGGAGGAATAATACAAATGAAGTTTACAATGTACCAAGTTATTAGTTTTCTTAATAAGATAGAGAATTCTGATAGAAAATTTAAAAGAGTAAATGATGAAAAGTTCAAATTGTTTAAGGGAATATATGGTGACTTAATGATAGAACTTAATGGAACTTATCGACCATGTCCTATTTTTCTATATATGCAAGATGAATGGATTTTAGAGGAATAAGACTAATGCAAGCAATAATATTTTCTGTAGGTGTGCCAATGGTTCTGTTCCTAATAGTACACTTTACAGAAAAGCATAAATAAATTAATCAATAATAAGAATAAATTTAAAGGAGAAATGAAAGAAATGAATAAAGAATTTAAAGATGGATTAAGAAGTGCAATTGTAGTAGGTTTACAAAGTTTTAAATCAATTATTGAGGTATTAAGAGCTGACTATGAAAGATATAAAACAAAAGGTGAGGGATTTAATTTAGCTACATATAGAGGTAAAGTTTTATTGTTAGATATTGAAGATATAAATGAGGATATTAGTGCGTTTGAATTTGTAAAAAGACAAATAGACCAAATAAATGAATCTGAGGATGGTGAGTAAGTTATGAGAGATATAAAATCAATAAGTTTTGAAAGTATGATTGAACATTATAAATGGTTACAAGAGCAATATCAATCTCAAGATGGAGTTAAAGAAGTTGGTTGTTACTGTGGCGATGATGGAAGAATATATTGTTCATACATAAATGTGAGAGAATAAAAATGAAAGCAATAGCATATTTAGGTTTAGAAAGCACTACACCAATTGAAGTAGAAGTCACGGAAGAAGATATTAAAAGAGGTTATGGGTTTGTTCCTTGTTTTGAATGTGAAGGCACAGGAATATGGGATTTTTACCCTAGTGGTTATTTTGATTATGATAAAGAAATTCCAACAGGAAAAGAATTTCAATGTATAAATTGTAAAGGTACTGGAAAAGTATTAATAAATTGTTAAAGGAGAGATTTAAAAATGGAAGTAAGTGACCAAATAATAAAGGTATTAGATGAAATAGGTAAAAGGTTTGGATTAGCAATAGACTGGACTCAAGCTAACATAATTCCATATGTTCAGCAGTTAGGACAAAGAATTGTAAATTATGAATTATGGACAAGTGTAGTATGGGTAGTTTTAAGTTTAGTCTTTATAATTGTTTCTGTAAAACTTTTTAAGAAATTTAGAAAAAACATAAAAAGCGAAGATGAATATACTTGGTTTATTGGAATACTAGAATGTATTTTTAGTATTGTGGGGATTATTGTTTTTGGAATTGTTATTACTGTACAAGTATTTGATATTGTAACATGCTTAACTCTACCAGAGAAGGTAATATTTGAATTTGTAAAACAATACATAAATTAAAAGTAGATAAAAAGTTAATTTTAACAAGAGTTAAATAAATTAATAAAAAAAATAAAATTGAAAGAAGGAATTGAAAATGAAAAACAACAAAATATTAAAATGTCCACTTGGAGGAGATGAAACAAATAACTGCGAGAGTTGTAGCTATTCAGGAGAATATAGTTTCTTTGGTGGTCAATGTATAGTAAGAGAAAAGGCTGAATATTTGAACGAGAAGATAAAAGAACACAATGAAGGGAAATGCAATTGTGATTTAAGATATGAAGGAAAAGGATTCTGTCTAGCTGGAGAATACTTAGAAGGTTGTAGAACTTTAAATGATGTATTGGAGGATATAGATGTTGAATAATATACAACAAATTAAAGAAAACTCAATACATAATTTAGATGCAATAACACTACTAGAACAGACATATGAGGAATTTGGAGATGAAAGTGTAAATATGTTTTTAATTGATTTCCCTTATACATTCAAAGGTAAACAAAGAGTTACTGCTAATCAATGGGACTTGCCTGTGGATATTGAAAGATTCTTTGAATTAGCTTCAAAATGCTTAACTAAAGATGGTTGTATAGCTTTAACTGCAACTCAACCTTTTGCATCATATTTAATAATGAAATGTATGGAAATGAATTGTAATCCTAAGTATAAAGACATTGAATTAGTTAATTTTAAATATGATTGGATTTGGGAAAAAGATAACGGTAGTAATTTTGTACATACTAAGCATCAACCAATGAAAGTACATGAAGCAGTATTAATATTTGGAAAAGCTCCAACTACATATAATAAAAAAGATGAATATATGCTATATAATCCACAATACACATATTCTAAACCTTATACAATTAAACGTGATATGTCAGATGTAACTAATTTAGAAGGATTTAAAGGCAGAACTGATACAGATAATCAAGATGGCAAAAGATGTCCTAGAACTGTTCAAAAGGTTAATTTAGAACGTGGCTTACACCCTACTCAAAAACCGACTGAATTATTTGAGTATATAATTAAAACATATACAAATGAAAATGATTTAGTTGTTGATTTATGTGCAGGAAGTGGAACAACAAAAGTTGCTTGTATAAATACAAATAGAAAATACATAGTTAATGATATTGAAGAAAAATATTATAATATAATGCTAAATAGATAATAAATTAAATTATTTCCTAAAATTAAGTTTTAAAGTTAGTAATATAAAAATACAAACATCTTATTCTGGGAAATAATGTATAATATTACTATAAAAGGTTGATTTTATAAGAACATAATAAATTAAGATAAATAGAAAGATGGTGATATATTGAATGATGAAAATTTAAACAGTGTTGTCATTGCAAGAATGATAAACAGACCACATAAATCTATACTTGGTAAAATAAAGAATTCTATGTCTAAACTGAATAATGTCGATATAGAAGATTATTTTATAAAACATACATATAAAGATAGAAAAAATGAAACTCGTCCATGTTTTTTAGTAACATTAAAAGGTATAAAATATTTCATAGATGATTCACGAAAACAATTAAATTTAATTTCTTTGATAGAATGGTATAATGAAAAAAATGTAAAAACTGAAACTATAATATTACAAAATAGACCAGAAATCATGTTTTTAGATAAGTTAGAAGAAACACTATCTCCTATGAACATAATGGGAGAGAGACAATATATATCATTGAAATATAGAATAGATTATTACATAAAAGATTTAAATATAGCTATTGAATATGATGAAGGTGACCATGAACAATATACATATGAGCAACAAGAATTAAGACAAGCATTAATTGAAAAAGAGTTAAGATGCAGGTTTATTAGAGTAAGTGATAAGAACTCTGATGAGTATAACATAGGGTTAGTATTTAAAGAATTATTTCAAATAGCTTGCCAATACATAATAAATTAATATAAATATTCTTTTAAAATATGGATTTGAAAGGAAGATTAATAAATTAATCCAAAAGAGGTGAGAAAATGTTTAAAAGATTAAAGAAAATAATATTATTACATAAGCAAGAGCGTATCTTAAATGATATTAAAGATTGTAATGAGTTCAATCTAGCAAGGATTAAATGTTATCATACTGATGATTTTACAGAGTTTAATAAAAAATATCCTGAAGACTCATGTGCTTTAGCAAGATGTTGTCCAAATGAAGAATATTTGAAGAAAATGAAAATAGATGATGAAATAATTAGAATCAATAAGTTGCTATATGAAGATACAGTTAGGATGTATGAAGAATATGAAAAAAGAAAAAGCAAAGAAGATTTAGTAAAAAGAGTAAAATTTATTGAAGACGAATTAAAAGATATTAAGAAAAGAATACATTAAATATGTTATTTTATGGTAAATATAAGGAGGAATTAAAAATGGAATTAACTATTGAACAAAAACTTGACTTGATTAATTCTATGGAGATTTGGGACAGATTTCATGATGGAACTGAATGGGAATTTATTTCAGTCGAAGACAACAAAATAAATAGAGATATTTTGCACCAAATAGGTGTTACAAATGACTTTATAGAAAATAACGGATTGGTGCAATTTGATCAGATTGATATAAAAGACATTGGTTTTCAATATGCAAATCACTACAGCCCTAATGATGGTGGATTTTGGAATTACTAAGATGTAACAAAGTATATAAAATAAATGTTTCATTGGAACTTTAGAAAGGAGAATAAATTAATATGATTAGAAAAGGATTAGTATTTATACTAACAGATAAAGTTGAAGACACATATAATTACATAATATCTAAAACCCCTAAAGATACAATAACTCAAGCAAGAAATATGCTTGGTCAAAAAGTAATATTATTAAATGACTATAGAATTACAATACTTGATAATATAACGCTTATAGCAAGAGGACATAAACCAGAATTATCTTATATAATTGGAAATATAGAAACACCTAAGTTTGGAGATGTAGATTTTCTAAAATATATATCAAATATATCTACAAGAAAAGAGAAAATAAGAAAAATTGATTCTTTAGAAAAGTTAGATGTTAAAGAATTTTTAGATGATAAATATGCTGAAGAAATTTATTGTGAAGAAAGAAAACTGAAAAGATGGGATGATATAATGAATCCTAAAGAAGATGATATAGAAAAATTTAAAAGAGAGTATGAATGTACTTGGGTAGAGAAGGAGTGTGATTGATTATGTCTAATGAATTTAAAACAATAGAATTTGATTGTAAATTTAAAATGCAAGTTAAAATTGATGATAATATGACTAACGAAGAAATTGTAAATCAGATTCAAAATAACTTTGAAATGGTTATGGAATATGGTTCAAGTTCATGTGATGAATCAGATGAGTATTCAGCTTATATGGTACTTGATGATATTAAAAATATTAAATCATTAAAAGAATAATAACAAACATCAAAGTTTCTAGCAGAGAATATTTTGTTAGAAACTTTTTGCATTATAGAAATAAATTAATTAATAATAGCTTGACTTTTGAAGTTGGAAAGATTATACTTAAAGTAAGCTAGAAATGAATGACATATACATAAATTTTGGATATAATTAAATAATGAAATGGAGTGGATAGAATGGCTAAAGCAAAAACTAAGAAAGTGGCATTGACTTTTGAACAAGAACAACAAGAAAGTATAAAAAGAGATTTGGATAGATTGCAAGAAGATTATGAGTGTGTTCCAGAACCTACTTATAAATATAATATAGGTGATAAAGTAGAAATAGGAAATTTGGAAGATTGTATAATAGATGGAATAGTTGATGATAGTAAGTTTTATATATTAGATTATACAAAGGTTGATACTAATTATGGAAATCCTATTAGAAACGAACATAGTAAAGGTGTTTGGATATGGACATCATTGAGAAAACCAAACAATAATGAAAATTCATTTGTAAAAAACAATGATATAAAAATAACTTATATGCAAAGAACAATTTCATCATTGTTTATTCATGCTTATCATTTTGGGTTTGAGTTTGAACCAGTATATCAAAGAGGCTTAGTTTGGGACTTAGAAGATAAAGTTGCTCTAATTGATAGTATATTTAATAATGTTGATATTGGAAAATTTACTTTTATTAAACCAAAAAGTATTATGGATAAGAATGAAGTGTTAGATGGTAAGCAAGGATTAACTACCTTATTGGAATATTATGAGGATAGGTTTGAATATAAGGGATATAAGTTTAGTGATTTATCAATTAAAGATAAGAATCATATAACTGGATATACCGTATCATGGGGAGAAACTGAAAACTTAACTGAAGAACAAAAATTGAGATATTTTATTAAGTTGAATACTACAGGAAAACCAATGGACGAAAAACATATTGAAAAAGTTAAAAAGATGCTAGAAGAGTGTAAATAAGACTATAAAAACTATATTTGATTGGAATTTTTAGGAGGTGTATTATGAAATATTTTAAACTAACAAGTGAGATGACTTATGAAGAAAATTTATATAAAGAAGGTCAAGAATTTAGAATAGTGGATAATGAAGTAATTGATGATAATGGTGAATGGTTATTTGATAGTGATAGTTTAATAGCTTCACAATATGGGATTACAATAGAAAAATAGGAGGAATTAAGATGGATAGAGAAGAAATAATTAATAGAATAATGGCAATAGGCAAAAATGAAGGTTTAGGGATACAATTTTGTGGAGATGAAGTATCTATAGATTTTAGTTTAAATAGTTATCAACCAATGTTTAAATTTGATATTCAGATTTGTTATAGTAGTATTAAATCAAGACAATGTTTTTATTTAAACGTACCAGCTTATAACTTATATGAAAAAGAATTAGAAGAGTATATTAAAGACATAAATAAAGCAAATACAATGATTTTTCATTTAAACTGTTTGATTAAAGATTTATTATAAAATCTATCTTTCAATTGAAGTGAGGTGAAATGAATGTTAGAGTGCATATTTTATGGTGCTAATAATAAAAAGTTTAAGAAGATGAAAGACGGAGATTATTTTGTATGGAATACAGTAGATACTATTTGTAATTTGTCAAAAGAAAATTTTCTAAAAAGATTTAAAAGTCTTTCAGTGGAAGATTATGATAGTTTTAAAGTTGAGATAAAAAGAGTCAAATAGTAGAATGGTTAAAACAATAATTTTAACATGAAAGAGAGTGATAAATATGAATTATAATATGAATATAGAAGAGTTAATTGATGGATTTCTAAAAGAAGACATAGTTCTTTATTGTCCAACTAAAGAGTCTTTTGAAAAAGCTACAAATGAATTGAAATCTAAAAATATACAAATAGCAGATATATGTTTAAAATACAATTGGGACAAATATAAAGATAATACATGTATGATTTATATGTCAAACGATAAGGATTATTTTATTGAGGACGTTAGAATGTTTAAATCTGAAGCAACATTAAATTTTGATAAGTATATTAGTGGTGTAAATATTTCTGAGGATAATATAACCCAATTAAAACCTTTAATAGATAAAGTATTTGAAAAGGTAGATAACCTAACTGGTGGTAAAATGTTTTCTAGTCCATTTAATAAAGATGAAGACATTATAGAACTAGAATCTTTGCACAATCAAATAGAAAAGCTATTGTCGAAGAATGTATAAAAGAGCCATTTTATGGTAATATTAGGGTTTAAGAATGGCATGAATAGGGACTTTAGGAGGTGAGTTTTGATGAAAATGTATGAAAAAGTTTTAGAAACACTTAATAAGGAATTTTATGATGATAATTATGATAATTTCTGTAAAGAATGTGGTGTTAAATGCAATACTGACGATGATTGTAAAGCAAATTGTTATAATTATACTTTATGTACACTACTTGAACAATTACAAAGAGAAGCTATGAACGTTGATGGTAAATTCAATGATTATGATTAATAAACAAAATAAATTATAATACAGTAAATTGAAGAATTTAACTGAAAGGAAGAGTAGAATGAATAAATGGATTAAAATAGCATTTTTATCTATAATATCTATGACAATTGCTAAATTGTTTGAAAATTATTTTGTAGTTGTATTTGTATTAGGTTTAATTTATGGAGGCATTTCAACATATGAAATAGAAGATAAGAGTTTATTTAAATTTAAGTAAACAAATTAATAAAACAATTGACAACAAACCTAACAAGTAGTAATATTATCATATAATAACAAATTAATAGGAAGAAGGTTATAATATGAAATTAGGATACGCTTGTATAAACACTACTTTAGGTAAAGAAGGTAGATTCAAAACAATAACAGTCAAATCTGCAAATAAATTAACACAAGAAGAATTAATTAAAAAAGTTAAAGGAATTACAGTAGATAATCTATATAATACATATAAAATACTTCAATGGAATATAGAAAATAACATCTATATGTATAGAATGACTTCTAATATGATTCCTTTAGCTACACATGAATTACTTGAAGATTGGTCTTGGTGGAATGATAAAGATATTTTAAATATTTGCAATAAGATAAAAGAATTAGTAATTAAGAATGATATCAGAATATCTTTTCATCCAGACCAATTTTGTGTTATTAATTCACCTAAAGAAGAAGTATTCAATATGGCTTTAGATATATTAAACTATCATAATAGATTGTCTGATTTGCTAGGTAATGATATTTTAATACTTCATGTAGGTGGAATATATGGTGATAAAGAATCTGCTATGAGAAGATTTATTGATAATTTTAATAGATTACCTATAGATATTCAAAATAAGATAGTCTTAGAGAATGATGATAAAAGTTACAATGTTGAAGATGTATTAGATATTTGTAATCACTTAGGTATTAGGATGTGTATAGATTTTCACCACGATAGGTGTTTACTTAGCAGTAAAGGAACAGACTGGCTTATGTATAAGGTAATCACCACATGGAAAGGACAAACTCCTAAATGCCATATAAGTAGTGGTAAGGATAAGATAGATGATAGAAGTCATGCTGATTATGTTAGTAGTGAAGACTTTACAAGAGTTGTTGAATTAACTAAAGGTAGATTTGATATTATGTTTGAGTGTAAAATGAAAGAATTAAGCGTATTAGATTACATTAAAGAGGTGAAGTGAAATGAGAAAACAAACTAATCCAAAAGACTTTGAAATATTTTTAAGTAACAATGGTTATGATAGTGATAAATATGAATACATAAGTAAAGATTGTTATGATTATAGAGTTAAAGATATTGCCAGTGGTAAAGAATTTTTTATTAGATATTGAGGAGGGGGAACTAATATGGATATAAGACAAATATTAAAAAATGGTGATATATGCGAACTAGAATATCAAAAAGGAGTAACATTTGGTTTATATATGGATGGTTATTTATACAAAAATCAAGATAATGATGTTATGTGTCAAATAGGAGGATTTGAACCAATGGTAATTAGAGTGGTTAGACCATCTTCTATGAGAAATGCATTTGAATTATTTAGATATGCAAATAATTATAATTTCAGCTATGAAAAATATGGTAAGTTTAATATTGTATATAGTAAATAAGTTGTTTAAATTGTCATTTTACAGTAAGTAAATAAATTAACAGAAAAGAGATGATTAGTAATGTGGTATGAGAATGTTTATTTTCAATGTATATTAATGGCACTATCAACTATTATATATATTTTTGTAAATGCATATGTGACTTTTTGTCCTAGAAAGGGATATAATAATGGGATATCAAAACCAATATGTATAAAAGGAAATTTAAAAGAAGGTGACTTTATTGATTTGGATGGAACAATCAGAAATATTAAGGAATTAAATTAATTGTAAAATTATGTTAAAATACTTCTTTTACAAGAATATTAATAAATTAAAATATGAAAGGATAGATAAAAATGGCAAAATTAATAAGAAATCAAAAGGACATAGAATATGGAGTAAACTCAATAATAGAAAGGTATTTATGGGTAAAGAATAAGATAAGCAAAACATCTGCTTATTCATTAAATGAAACCAAGGAAAGACTAGAATTAATAATAGAAAGAGATATTTTAGATGAGATTTTAAGACAGTTAGATATTCAAGATTTTGAATTAGACAAAGATAATAATGAATTTACGATTAATTAAAATATTACTTTTAAAGTGAAAGGAGAAATAAATATGCAAGAGAAAGAGTATAATAAATTAAACTTCCCTAATGGAATGTATACAACATATAGAGGATTACCATTGTATAGAGATGTAATTATAAAAACAAAAGATAATAACATAATAATTGGAGAACTTAAACATGTGTCTTTATATGAAAATGGAGATATCTTATATTTGCAAACTAAAAAAGGAAAAATTGATATAGATATTAATAATATTGATGATATTGATTTGTATATAGAGCAGGAAAATGATTTCAAATTAGATGATATAGTTGAAGTAATAAATATAGATGGTTTAAATACAGTTTTATATGATGAATATCCAAAAGGATTTAATAAAAATCTAATAGGAATGCAAGGAAAAATAACAATGATAGATAATGTTACTACTAGAGGTATTACTTATTATTTAGTAGATTTACCTGTTAATAATAATAGAATACAAGGCATGAGATATCTTACTGATGGAAGAACAGTATTTTTAGGAGATAATTTAAAATTAGTTAAAAGAGGTGGAAAGAACATGGATAATTCAAGATTTTTTGATTTTTCAAACGTTAAACCATTAAACTATAAGGATTTAGATGGGAAAACATTAAAAATGACATTAGTTGATAATAATTAATGTTTATTAGTTGCTGGAGTAGATAAAGAAAATAATATAATTTATATGTTACATAGTGAAGTAAAGTAGGTGATGAAAAGTTTATTGTAATTACTAATATATGATATAATTAAAGAATATATAATTAATTGATAAAAGAAAAATGTTTATATTTAATATTTAAAAGGATGTGGAAAAAGTTGAGTAAATTAATAATAAAAAAACAATCAAATTCAGACAATTTATCAAATATAATATGTAATTTTGTTAGTTTAGGAGGAATTATTGAAAAAGTATCTCATAACAATATTAAATATATATTTGAAGGAGTTTATAAGAATTCAAAAATTGTAATTGAAAAATATAATGATATAGAAATAGTAATAAAAACAGATTTAAACAATGCAGAAAATTTTAGATTATGTGAATTGCTTAAAAAAGGCTATTAATTTATATAAAATCTTGAAAGGAAATGTGTAATATGAATGACAATGAAGATTTAATAATTTGTTATAATTGTGGGTTTGAATATCCTATTGATTATACAGAATTATATTTAAAAGATAATATAAGTGAAAGAATTTGTTATGATTGTATTGAGAGTGATAATGATTGGTAAGTGGTAAGTTATTTTTATTAAAAGTAAATTAAGAAAGGAATACAAAAATGAATAGAATATTAATTGATTATGGAAGATATGATACAATTTTATGGCTTAGTGATGGTTTTACTATGTTAAAGGGCAACTTAATGGAGGTAGCAGAAAAGATATATAATATTACTACAACCAAATATGTAAATGAAGAAAATCCTGATAAATATTATATAAAACAGGAATATGAATTATTAATTGATTATTTTGGAGGTGGTCAAAAATTAGAAGATGTTTTGATAGAAAAGTACAATTTAAAAATAGAACGATGTAATGTTTATAAAAATCATCAACATTACAATTGCGATAAACAATCAACAATTAAGTTGCATGAAGATGCTTTTAAGTTTAATGTTAGTCATGGAGATAAAAATTGGTTTAGAAACATGATAGGAAAAGTTGAATAATACAGTAATAAAGTGCATTTGACATAAATTAAATAAAGAAAGGAGTATATTTAAATGAAAGATTCAGAAGAGCCACCAAGAAATAAATTAATAATTATAGATTTTAATATGATTACACACAAATTTGAATTATCAGTAATTAACAATAAGGAATATGTTATTTTAGCAAAGGATTTATATGTTGTATCATGTGTAGAATTATTACATAAATTACATACTGAATATAAGCAAATATTATTTAATGTTGATAGATTTCAATTTGGAGATATTACAGATTTGTTAATTGAGCATAACTTACATTTTAATATAGATACAGTATGTAGAGAATTAACACGTCTAATAAAGTCAAAGAAAAATTGCACAGTATTAACTGTATATGTAGAAAGTAGAGAATTGAATTATAATGAGAATTTAGTAAAACACTTATTAAATTAAAACTTTAGATTTAAAGCAATTTAATTAAACATAAAATAAAAGGGAGGATAGAATATGGAAGACAATAAACAAATAGTTATGAAATTAAATACAGAAGTAAATATAAATGATATTAGTATACAAGAATATGTTCAACAAATATTAGGAAGATTAAGCGATAAATCCACCTATTTAGGAGAGTGTGAAAGCCCAATACTACAATTAAGAACTATAGGAATTGAAGATATACCAAAATTAAAATTATTAAAAAAAGATAAATATTATCAAATAGAATCACCATATAAAATTAATAATACTGTAGTTAATACTTTTGGTACTATTTTTAAAGTAATAAATGAATATAATGATAACAATGAATTTATGGAGATACAATTTGTAGGTGAGATTGATAAATCTTTAATAGAGTTTACTATAATAAACCATCAACCTATAATTTGGAATTAAGAAGGAGTTATGTATAATGATAAGAGAGATATATAACAATTTAAAAGATACTACCTTTTTTATGTATTTATCAAATTTGATATTTTTAATTGTTTCCTTAACTATTACATTTCTAATTATATTAATATTTTGTAAAATAGTTGGAAATTCTTTAGTACAAACAATTTGTCAGAATGAGTTTTATTGGTTAGTTGTAGTAGTTATATCATCTTTTATGTCTGTTGCTATGACATTAATTATGTCAGAACAAATAAAGAAATATTTAAAATAAAAATTTAATTTTAAAAAGAAGTGGGTGGAATAATGGAAACTGTAGAACGTTTCGGTATTTTAAAAGCATGGTTCACTAATGGAAACGGTAAAAAAATTGAAGTAAAACCTATAAATGAATATTTAGATACTATAAAAATTAAAAATGCAGATATAGTCAGTAAATCTAATAATGTTGAATGGAATTTAAACGAAGAAAGTAATTATTTAGGGAAAAGAAAATTAAGGTTTGAAGAAAGTATAAAGAATATAATTAATAATGGGAAGGAAGATTGAAATGAATTTAGACTTAAACAAATTTAAACCAAAAGATATAAAAATAAGTGATAAATACTCAAGTAATTTATACAAATTTCTAAAGAAATACAATAAACAAGGTTATAATAAGGTTTATTTTAACCCAATAGATAATTATGATGGGCATATTATAGAACTAGATATGAACTTCCTACCATTCTCAAATATTTACATAGGTGAGATGATTGAAGATGATATAATAGGTAATTCATTAGCAAGAATAGTAACTGGTCAGACATTATATAGATTAAGTTGTAATATAAATGTAAAAGATGAATGGATAGATATTACAGATGAATTTTGGAAAAGATATGAAGAAATAGGTAGATGCTTATTCATAGGGCATAATTCATGGTATCAAGATGATAATGATACTAGATTTACATATACAGATGAAGATAATAGAGTTTGTAACTGGTGTGGTAAAGTGGAACATAAAAGAATTGAACCTGTAATAAAAGAAAAAGTAATTTGGGAATAAATTAAACAAATTAATATAAACAAACTATTGACAAATAAAATTGGAAGATGTAACATAATATTGTAATAAGTAATAAATTAATAGAAGAAAGGAAAATGATTAAGATGTATAAAGCAGAACAATTTCAAGCATTAACTAAACAATATGAGGAAAGACAATTACAAAAGACTAAAAGAATACAAGAAGATATCAAACTAGTAGAAGATGCACTAGAAAATCTATACATAAAGATTCAAAGTTGTATAGATAAAGAAATTAATCTACCTAAATATGCTGAGGTAAATAAGATATTAGAAAAGGCAGTTTCAGATGATTTAATTTTAAATCAAGGATTCTTATTAGATATAACAAATGATAAACATACTAGAATTTATTATAATAAGAGTGATTTTGATAATAAAAATAGTAGCAACCATAAGTCATTATCAATGAATAAACCACATTTAAGTCAAATTAAACTTCATGAAAATATTAATAAAAAAGAAAATAATCTAAAAACACCTCATACTAAAGAAGAAGCAGATGATAATATCATTAAATTATTTAAGAGTCTTTTTGGAGATGACGCAGAAATAAAATATTATAGAGGAGGATTTTAACATGAATGCAAAATTACTAATTAAACTAGTAGAAGAATTTTGCAACGAAAGAAAAATAGATATAAATAAATTATACCAAAGATTAGCTGAAATATATCAAGATAAAGAATGGGGAGTAAATATTATAATGGAAGCTAATGAGCATGGTTATTGTCAGCTTCCTGAATATTTGGAATCTAGAGAAATTGTAGATAGATACATAAGTATTTTAAATAAATTAAAAAGAGGTGAATATAATGTCTAGAAAAATTGGACTTCATTTATTTGAGTGGCATTACAAAGACATTATATCTCAGCTTGAAAAAATTAAGGAGAGTGGATATTCCTTTATTCAACTTTCCCCTTGCCAAAGATTAAAAGATAATAATAGTGATTTTTGGTGGATGCAATATCAGACAACAGGATTTGATACAATAGGAAATAAGTATGGTTCTGAATCGGAACTTAAAGAATTATGTTCAAAAGCAAATAAACTAGGAATAATTGTAGTAATGGACATTTGCTTAAATCATGTTTGTGGTGAACTAGATGGTTCTTTAACTCCTTATAGAGAAGTTGATAAAAGGTTGTTAGATAACCCTCAATTCTTCAAAGAACCAAAAGTAATTAATGACTGGAAGAATAGATATGAAGTAATTAATTATAACTGTCAAGGTTTAGCAACATTAAGATTAGACAACCATGACTTACAAGATATAATAATTGACTATCTAAATAAATTAATAGATGTTGGAATTTCAGGATTCAGAATAGATTCTTGTAAGCAAATTAAATTACCTAATGACGGTAGTGATTTCTTTACTAGAGTATTTGACAATTTACATAAAAAGAAGGACGAGTTATTCATATATGGTGAAATAATATTTGAAACAAAAGAATTAATAAAAGAGTATCAAGCCTACATAGATGTCTTAACTAATACATATGATGGTTGTGACAGAAATAAAATTGTTACCTTTTTACTTAGCCATGATTCAGAACTAGAATTTAAATATACTAATAAGATGGATTATAATATGATAGTTAATGAATGGGAATTCTTATTAAAGAATAATAGAGAAAGCCATATGTTGTTTTATCCAAGAGCTTGGAGTAATTTATGGTGTAGTGATAGAATCAAGAACATTAATAATATATATAGATAGGAAATAAATTAATGAAAATATAAAGGGTGAAGGTTAAATGAATTATGCAGAAGAACAATTACAAAATGCAATAGAAAAAGAGAATAATAAACTAAAAGCAGAGAATGAAAAGTTAAGAAATGAAAATCAAAAATTAAGAGAACTAGTAAAAATATTATTGTAAAAGAGATGAAAATATATGGAATGTAATAATAAAGAATGTCCAAGAAATGATGGAGGAAAGTGTGAACATAAATATATAGTAGATAAATCAATGATATGTATAAGTGTTAGATAATGCATTAGAATAAAAATTTAATATAATAGAAGGAGGATGCTTTATGAAAAGAGAGTATAATTTTGAAGAAGTAATGTTAAATATTAAAAAAGGTGAAACTTATGAATCTACTGAGGATATCTACAATTTAGAAACAATTACAAAAGGTGATATAGGTATAATTTTTAATAAAGAAAGTAAATTTCTTGTTTCAGGAGTTGATGACAAACAAAGATTTATAAAAGTAAAACCATCAGTAAGTTTAGCTGAGGTAATTAGTCAAGATAAAAGATGTAAAATTGAGAATGATATGATTAATCAATTAATAGAAGAAGATGGACAAAACTTTTTATGGTTAACAGAATATCAATATTTAAAAGATATAATGTGTGTTATATCAGAAGAATTTAATAAAACTGCATTCAATGAAATATTAAGAAATGCTAAATGGTATTTAGAAGATTAAAGGTTATTAAGGTTTAAATATATCATCAATAGAGAGTAAAATGGAAAATTTATGTAGAAATGAAGGAGCGAATATACAATGATTAATGAAAAAGAAAATATTGATTGTTTGGAACAATTATTATTGAAAAAATTAGAAATTCCAATAGAAAATGCACCATATGCTACAATATATAATAATGAAATAGGATTTTGGTTTGCCAGCTATATTAGTTGTAATATTTCTATTGATGGTTCAGATTTAGAATGGATATGTTTAAGTAGGGATAAAGAAAAAGTAGATATATTTAAACACATGATTGAATTAAAAAAATTCTTTAATTTAGGTAAAATCTTGATTTTACTTAGAATTAAATAAATTATATTCAATAAAGGAGAAGTGGTAAAAATGAAAGTTTATTTAGTTAAAAGAGGAAAAATAACTCACACAGGATTTAAAGCAAAAGTTATGGGAGATATAGATGTTTATAGTTTATGTAATCAAAGAATGGATTGTAGTGATGTAGTATCTATAGGCGAAGATACAGATGTAACTTGTAAAAGATATTTAAAGAAAATGGCTAAAGTAGATGAACATGGAAGAGTAATTTTATAATATGGATGGTGAATAATATGAGTAATAAATATAAAGCAAAAGTTGAATACATAGAACAGATAGATGGTTATATTGTATTAGTATTAATAGATAATAAATGGAGTAGATGTGGTACAGGAAACCATAGTATAGAAGTATGGGATTTTCAAGAGGATGCTGAAGCTTATATAGATGGATGTAGTAATTTAGAATTGTAAAATTAAGGTAAAATAATGTTTTTACTTGGTTATTAATAAATTAAGGAGTGGTAATATATGTTTAAAAAATCAGATTTTAAAAATGGCATGATTGTAGAATTTAATAATGGTAAAAGAAGAATGATTTGGGACGATAAATTAATAGATAATATCGGGTTTATTTGGATGGCTAACATAGATGAAAAAGATTTAAGACATCTAGATAGTATTAAAGGAGAGTTTATTGATAGAATATATAAAACTTATAATATTGGTTCAATGAATGACTTCTTTAGAGATGATAGTTTGACTGAAATTTGGAATAGATATAGATAAGTTTGAATGAAATGAATATATTATAAAGAATTAAGGAGTGAATTATTATGAAAGAAATATCAAAGAACGCTAAAATGACACCATTGTTTTTATTATTAGATGAAGAAGGGCTGAATAAACTTAATATGATGGCAGAGAATGTTTATAAGCAAGATAGATTAGAATTTCCTAAAGAAAATGAGTTTGTTAGATTTATAGATAAAGATAATAATGTAGAATTTGAAGCTAAAATAACAAATGTAAAAGAAGGTAAAACTTCAATAGATAAAACAATAGAAATTGAAAAGTTAAATTAAGAAGGAGTGAATTAATTATGTTAAATAAATTAACAATTAGAAAGCAATCAGATTTAAGTGATTTAATAAATATTGTACATAATTTTATTAGTATTGGTGGAGTTATTGAGAGTGTATCTTATATAAGTGCTGAATATATGTTTGATGGAATGTACAAAGGGGAAAGAGTAATATTTGAAACCTATAATACTGATGAAATAATAATGAGTACAGATTTAGATATTGCAGAAACTTTTAAATTATATGAATTACTTCAAGAAAATATTATAGATTACAAGTGGACACTTTTAAAAGGATTTATTAAATCAACAATGAATAATAGTAAGGTAAAATTAGAAGACTCATGTCATTATCAAGCTATATTAAATAAAATGTATGAATTGGAGTGTGATAAATAATGAATGATATTTTTAAACAACTATTAAATACTGGATTCAAACCAATATATTATAATAATAGTAATTTAGAAGGATATTCACTTGAAAGCAGATTAAATTATAGAAAAATGTTAAATTTAGAAAGACATGAATCAACTACAGATTTAATAATAGAGTTGTTAGGAAGAGATAAATATTTTTGGTTAAATAATGTTGATTCTTTATACATAGAAATTGATGAAAATTTAAAATGTGCTGAACTATATTGGCAATATGAAAGTAATGGAGAAGCTATAAATATAACAGACAACTTAGAAGGAATTTTAAAATTATTACCAAAAGAATATGAATATTTAACATTGGATGACTAACAAATAAATTATTTCCTAAAATTGAGTTTTAAGGCTAGGTATATCAATGTATAAACAATCAGTTTTAGGAAATAATGTCGAAAATTAGCATAAAATATTAGTTTTATTGCCTTTTAAATAAAATAAAAAGAATGTGTATTGACTTACATAATTAACCATGATATTATAAATATAAGTAATAAATAAATTAAAAACAATAAGGAGTTTAATACATATGAATATAAATAATAAAAATTTAGAAACTTTATTAACATCATACATAGGAACAAATGTTAAAGCCCAAATAAATGGACGTGGTAATAAAGTAGAATTTTATTGGGATGAGTTATTAACTGATTTGGTTATTAATGAAACTAGTAGGTATTTTGATATTCACTATAAATACATTTCAGTATATAGAAATTTAGATTTTGAGGGACAAGTGGAAGAAACATCAGAAATTATAGAGTTTACATTAAGTAGTGTAACCGATGATTCAAAAGAAAATTTAGAGAGATTAGAAAAAGAATATTGTATTGATAAAAATTGTTTATATTACATAATTAATATATTAAAAGAATTATAAGGAGTGACAAAAATGAATCAAGGAATATTATATACTAGTTATTTTGCAAAATTTAAAAAAGGTGTAGGAGATAAAATATCTATAGCTAGATTTAATCCCAAATGGTTAGATTCTAATGAATTATTTGCATGGTGTACAAGTTTAGCACCTAGTAAAGAATTATTAAATGACTATAAATATAAGGGCATATCGTGGGACGAATATTCAGAAAGATATTATAACGAAATTAAGAACTCAGAAAAGGCTCAAACTGATATTTCAAGTATTTGTACAAGATTATCTTTAGGCTATAATATAACTTTATATTGTTATGAGAAATCTACAGATAATTGTCATAGGCATTTATTAGCTGAAACATTTAAAGAAAGAGGAATTGAAGTTAAAGAGATAGAATAAATTAAAAATAAGGGAGGTTTTAAATATGAATGATATTACTAAATTAGAAGAAAATTCAAAACAAGTAATATGTATAGAGTGTCTTGGAACAGGATATATGAAAGATAGTGGTTATGCCAATATGGATAAATCTCATAAATGCTATACCTGCAATGGAACAGGTTGTATTTCCATAGATAGAGTCAAAGTATCTATGGAAGAATATGAAAAATTATATAATGAAGCTATAAAAACTACATGGAATCATAGAAAATTTCAAATATTGTAAAAATAAACTTATTATAATTAAAATATAAAAGGAGGTGAATTTTAATGAATAGTTATAATCTTAATGTAATTCAAGATACTTTAAATAAAATGCATCCAAAACAAATTATAAATAAAGTAGACAACTTAAAAGTATCTATGTTCAAAGTTAAATATGAATATACTACCGATAGAAACAATAAAAAAGAAGGGGAAAAGTATTTCTTATTAAATACACTAAATCCTCAAGCAGACTTACAAAAAGAATTACTAGAATATGTACAAGATTATAATGAAAATAATGAGCATAGACAAATATCTAATGTTAAGTTTCTAGATGGTCAATGCTTGGCTTTTCTATCTATATAGGTAGAACTATGGTTTCAGCCCTTCTAATCCTGTAATACAGGTTGCTATAGTTTAATATCTTATTAGCCATAAGAGTTAAATGACAATTGGTTAAAAGCGTAAAAGGACACACCACAATTTTATATTGAATCTGTTATAATATATCGAATTGTTCGAGAAAATTAATAGATAAAGAATGACTTTATCCTTACGAATTCATAGGCAATATGAATGAGTAGGGTGAAGGATAATGAAACCAATATTTGAAGAAGAAAAGAAATTTATAGAAGAAAGAATAGGACTTAAATTGCCAAATAACTGCTGGAGAGATGGAAAAACAATATATCTCAATTGCGATAAAGATACAAGAATATTAACTTTTACGATAGAACATAAACAAATTAAAATTAAAAAGAATTTTATAGATAAAGTATTAAATACATATGAAAATAAAACTCTAGAACAAGAAATAGAAGAAAATAAAGAAAGATTGGATCAATTAGAAAGTACAAGCATTAAAAATACTATAGAATGTATGGAAAAATATCCTAACCATAATTGGAGGATAAGCGATTCAAGTGGTAAGGATTCAGCTATTTGTATGAAGATATGTCAGAAGGCTATGAAACAGATAGATAATTATGATTATGATATAGATTTTTTCAATACAACTAACGATACTGCTGATACATATAAAACAATAAAACAAAATATAAAGAATACTATTATATTCCAATTAAATGGACAAGATATAACTAAAGAAGAAATGAATAAATTATATAATGAATCATACTCAAAATGGGTACATAATCCTGAAATGGGATGGTATCAATGGTTGAAAGAAGTTAAACATTATTATTTACCATCAATCATGGTTAGAAACTGTTGTTCTACCTATAAAGAAGGAAAACTAAAAGAAATATTGGACAAGAAAAAAGACTATGTATTATTTTTAGGTATGAGAAAATTTGAAAGTTCTAAAAGAAGTCATTATGATTGGTATTTAAATGAGGCAATGGATGAAATGTATGAAGAAACAAAAAAGGACAAGTATAAAATTAATGTGCCTAGAAATTGGGTTAGGTTTTTGCCTATAGTGGAATGGAAAGATGAGGATATATGGATGTATATGCTTAGAGAAGGGATAGAATTCAATCCAATGTACAAGAAAGGATTTGGTCGTGTAGGGTGTCTCTTATGTCCATTCAGTGGTGATTATAATGATTTACTAATAGAATATTATTATCCTTTACAATGGGATAGATGGAGTGGAATAGTTGAAAAGAATTATGATCTATATAATGTTGAGACTAGATTAAAATGGACTAAAGAAGAATACATACAAGAAGGAAAATGGAAACAATCTACAAGTAAGATTCAAGAATACATAACTAAAAAAGCTACACCAGAAAGAATTAAAATAGTAGCAGAACTTTTAGGAGCATCTGAAGAAATTGCAGAAAAGTATTTTAAACAAAAATGTAAATGCGACAAGAAACTAAATCCAGACGAAGTGGCTATGTTTTTAAAATTATATGGAAGATATGAAGGGGAGGTAGATGAAAGAGTTTATTTATGTAAGGATTGTCTATATAAAGAATTAGGATTAACTAAAGATGAATATTCTGAGAAAGTTAGAGAATTTCGTGAACAAGGTTGTAATCTATTTTAATATATAAAATTCATGCTATAATCTTATTGGGTGATAGCATGAAAAAAGATTATATACATATAAAAGAAGAAAATAGGAAAAGAATTTTAGTAATAAAGTACCAAGATAAAGAAGACAACTATAGATTAGTCAATAATATTAAAGACTTAATAAAAATTAAAAATGAAGTTGAAAAATGGAAAAGAAAATAAGTTATATCGAAAAATCACTAAATTAAAAAATGAGGCTATAGCTTGTCTGTAGCCTGTACATATTACAATAAAAAATGTATTTTATTGGGTGTTAAACAAATTAATAGATATAAAGTAGAAAGGAGGTGATTATTATTAAAATTTATAAATCATACATAATCCCAATCAGGAATATACCACAAAAAGATGTTGATTATTTATTTGAATGCAATAGGGAGTCGGCTAAAGTGTGGAATGAATGTTTAAGGGTAAACAAAGAATACTGGACTAATGAACAAAAATATGTTGATACCAATTACTTACAAAGTAAATTAAAAGGGTTCTCCGAAGTACTACCTTCTAATTGTGTACAAGTAACTATAAAAAAGTTTATGGGTGCTATTACTGGGATTCAACGAGCAAGAAAAGCTGGAAGAAGTGACGTAAAATATCCTTGGAAACAAAAGAAATTTTATAATACTATATGGAAAGGTCAGTCTGTAAGGGTAAAAGGTAATTATATTCTATTAGGAAAACCTAAAGACCAAATTAATAAAAAACTATTACCACCTTTAAAAATTTATTCAGCTTATATCCCTCCTAATATATGTTATGCTGAAATATTATATGATAATGGTTTAAAGTTGGCACTAAACTATTGGATTGATTCTGAAGAATATGAACAAATAGAATCTAATAATATATCAGCTATTGATTTAGGAGAAATACATACAATGACTTCAGTTGACACATCAGGAAATACTCAAATTATAACAGGTAGAAGGCTAAGAAGTTTTCAAAGGTTTAGAAATAAAGAATTAGGTAAAATACAACATAAGTTATCAAAATGTAAGAAAGGTAGTAGAAATTACAAGAAATATAGACAATCTATCAGAAAATTAACAAGTAAATCTAATTCTAAAATAACTAATGAATTACATAAGGCGAGTAAACTATATATTGACTATGCAGTGAAAAATAAAATAAAAACAGTCATAGTAGGAGAATTAACAAATTTCAATATGAATTTAAAAAATATAAAAGGAGGTGGAGGACGGCTTCAAAAATTAGTTCAATGGAATTACGGACAATTAATAAATATGCTTACTTATAAACTTGCTAGACATGGAGTTATAGTCAATCAAATAAGTGAAGCATATACTAGTCAAACATGTCCTAATTGTGGTCACAAATATAAACCAACAGGTAGAAATTATATTTGTAGTGAGTGTGGATTCACATTACATAGAGATGTTGTCGGAGCTTATAATATTTTAAGCAAATACATAAATGATGGAGTAATTAAGAAAATGGATTTAGAATTAAAATCCTTAAAGTATCTACGTATAGGTTAAATTATTAACTGTAAGTAGTAGAAGCGTACATTCAACGCCTAGTTTAAAGACTGGTTGCTTGTGTTGGTTATCAGCAAGAAAGTTTATGAGTTCGTAATGTAAGCATGAATGGAAGATGTCTTTTATTTGTTTTAAACAAATTAAGAAAAATAAATTATAAAAAGTATTGACAGATGGTAAATAAATGTAGTAAACTAAGAATGTACCAAGAAACAAATTAATAAAAATACATAAAAGAGGTGAGGATATGAAATATAATGTATATGTATCAGTAGATTTATCTGGGGTAGTTGAGGTTGAAGCAGATTCGTTAGATGAAGCAGAAGAAAAAGCATTAGCTACATATGACATTGAGGAATTAGATATAGATAGCGTTCATGTTGAAGCTAAAGAGTAAAAAACAAACTAAAACAAATTAACGAAAATATGTTGACAAAGTAAATTCAAAATGTTAAACTATGTTTAGAGGTGGTAAGAAATGAAAAACTTGCCACCATACATAAAAATCAGATTTAAAGAATGGCTTAAACACTAGGGTGTAGAAGTTAGGAAACCTGTTAAAAAGTATGTTTTAATTAGAAATAAATTAATTTAAAATAAAGGTTGCATTTAAAAGAAGATTATGGTAAAGTTAAATAGTAGACAAAAACAAATTAATACAGTATGCTTAAAATGGTAGTTCTCAACCCTGACTCCTTTCAAAATAGATTGGAAAAGTAGATTAATTATCTGCCTATCCTTTTAAGCATATTGAAGGCTTAAATAAATTAATAGAAGAAGGAGAAATGTAAAATGAGAAATTATAAAAATGAAAGACTTAACAAATTAGAATTGCAACCTTATAATATAGTAGTTGCTAAAACATCTGAACCAGATTATGAAATGAGCAGAAAGATATTACTAGAAAGACTAGAAGGTTTAGAGTATGGAGAATATGTTTTATTAGAAGGAGGACATTGTAGTTGTTATGACTTTGATGAAACAGAATGGGACGCAATAGTTTATGAAAAAGAAGAATTAATTAAATTAGCTAATGCAGATTATAATCAAAATGATAAATTTTGGCAATTAGTTAAAGTAGCAATGGGATAAAATAAATTAATTAAAATAAAAAGGAGATGATATTGTGGAAATTAATCAATCATTAAAAATAGGAAATACATATTTTGATATTAACGATATTGTATTAGTTAAAACAGGAGATAAATATTCAGCAGGATTAGGTGGTTCAGTAACAATAGATATGCCTAAATATAGTTACCAAGGTAGATTAAGTTCAATTAAAACTGGAATAATTGAAGTAGATTCAAGCACCGAATTACATTCTAATGTACATAAAATACGAATTGGAGATATATTAGAAATGCAATTAATATCTAAATTTAATAAGGAGGAAATATAAATAATGATTAAGTTTGATTATGTTATCACAAATGGGTATGTAGACATAGAGACAATTGAGAAAAGAACCGAAGATGGTTGGACTTTTGTTACAACACTACCAGCTAAAATTGTACATCCACATGCACTAGATACAGATAAGGTAACTATATTTTCAAAGTATTTAAAGTCTGAATAAATGAATAATTTTATTTAAACTCTAACAAATTAATAGAACTAAAAAAGAAAGGATGATATGAAAATGGAAAAAGCAAATTTAGAAGAAGATTACTTATATCAAAAGTTTGGAATTAGAAATGATTATATTTATGAAATAGTATTCTATCCAAAGTTAGATATAGAAGGCAAACCACGTTATGGAGAAACAAAAAAACGTATTATAGGAGAAATTCTTAATTTTAATTGCAACCAGTTTTTTATTAAAAGTTATAATGAAGAAGAAGGAAATAATCATTACATATTAAAACTAGGAAATATAATAGAAATCCAACCTTGTATTTCTATTGAAGAATATAATAAAGAAATTATAAGTCAACAATTTAAAAGACTTCAAGATTATGCTTCGTTATATATAAAGGATAATGTGGTTATAAAGTATAGAAGTGGAAATAAACAAACTATAAAATTGGGTGAAATATTCAATGAAGTAACTAATAAAAACAAAGTTATATTTGAAAATAATGGTATGATATCATGTTATTTTAAAGATGAGGATAAACATATTATAAAAGATTTATCAATTTATCCTAAGATTAAAGGTAAAGTTATTTTTAAGTAAAATACAGTATAAATTGCATTAATGAAGTCAGAGAACTTGAATGCGTATTATAAACAAATTAAAAGAAATAACAGAGAAAAATATAGTGAGTGAAATTAGCTAAAATATTTAAAATTAGAAGGAGAGAATTAAATTATGGAAAAGAAACAAACTTTAAACGTGGTAAATGTAGCAGGGGTACTAGTTGATAAGAGTATCGAACTAAAGGAAATGACAGAAAAGAAAACAGGAAATACATATAATGCAATTACTGGTGAAATGGTTGTTAGAACAAATGATGGGTCAGAGATTGAGGTTTCATTATTCTCAAAAGAATTAACAAAAGAAGGAAAACCAAGTTCAATTTATAAAGGATTAGTTACTGTTATGGATGAGTATAAGACATTAAAAACTTATCCAGAAGATGCTGATTATGTAAAAGTTGGAGGCTCTGATTTCTCAGTTAATGATTACAAATCAAAACAAGATGGAACAATTAAAACTTACAATAATGTACAAGCTAAATTCTTTAATAGATTATCTCAAAAAGATTTAGAAATTACTCCATTAGAAGCAAAATTTGAAGTTGAAGGTGTTATTGATACAATAAAAGATATAAACAAGAAAGATGGCACACCAACAGGAGATAGGATGATTATATTAAACATATTAGGATATGAAGGAACAATTACACCAGTTTCATTAACTTTACCACAAGCATTAGTTGCTCCATTTGCTACTATGGGATATTTTGAAGGTAGTGTAGCAACTTTATGGGGTAAGATTATAAATACCAAAGAAGAAAAGAAAATAGTAGAACAAGCTGGATTTGGTGTGGCAAATGAGAAAACAGTATCATCTACTGTTAAGAGATATGAAATTACAGGTGGAAAGCCTCCAGTATCATTAACTGAAATTGGATATACTCAAGAAGATTATGACCAAGCTAAAGCTAAAAGAAAAGTAAAATTAGATGGTTTATTAGCAAGTGATAATGGTGCAACACAACAAGCTACTACTCAAACACCAGCAAGTAATCCATTCGGACAAGCTACAAACTCTGTACCTGCAACAAATCCTTTTGCCTAAAATGAAAATAGGGATACTAAATAGTATCCCTAACTAAACAATAAATTATAAAAATAATAATGAAAATGGAGTGATATATTAATGTTAAATATTTTTGAAATTCAAGAAAACAAGGTTACTACAAATTTAAATCAATACCCTATTATATTAACAAGTGAAAGTGGAGATGGTAAAACTACTACAATGAAAAATATTCTTACACAATTAGCACCAGAAGGTAAGAAACCATTATTCCTAATGTTTGAAAATAGATATCAACATATCCCTGGAATTATGGCTTTAAGGATACATAACATGGGTGAATTAATGACAATAAAATCTCAGTTATTAACTCCACAAGCAAAGGAATTGTATAGTTGTATAGTTTTTGATACGGTTGATAGACTTGATAGTTTAATTGAGAAGTTTGTAGCAGATGGTAAAGGCGTTCAAATTACTGGTGATTTGGGCTTTGGTAAAGGTAATAAATATGTAAAAAGTTCAGCACAATTTATTTTAGAATTAAAGAATGCAGGATGGACAACACATTTTATTGCACAATCTCATAAGAATACTGATATCACTACTGGAGCAGTAACTTATGAACCAAAAGTAAATAAAGAAATTTGGAATATAATTTTCCAAGATGCTTATTTAGCTGGTTTCCTAAAGGTTAAACCAAATGGAGAAAGACTTCTTACATTCCAAAAGACATTAGAACAACCAAAACTTAAAGATTCTATTGGTATGCCAAAAGAAGTAAAGATAGATACATTTAAAGATACTTTAACTAAATCAATAGAAAAAATGGCTGGTGGAATGTTAACAGATGAAGATACTATTTGTCCAGTAGTTGTAGATAAAAGAGATTTTAATGCAATAAAAGCAAGAGGAGTTGAATTGGGAGGTATACTTGCTAATAATGGTTTCTTAGATGAGGCAATGTTTATTCTAGCACAAAATATTGGTACAGACGAAGCAGGAAAACCAAAGATGTTTGATACTTTAGTTCCAGCACAAGTAGATATAGCTGAAGTTGTAGTTCAAAAATTAGAACAATTATTAGTAGAAAAAGGTATAACAGTATAATAAATAACTGAATAAGGGGCGAATTTCGTCTCTTATTTTTTATAAGTAGGTGATTTTTATTGAGTAGAAAGTCAAAATGCAAAGGTTGTGAAACCTTATTAGAAAAAGAAGAAAAGTATATATATTCAGGAAAAACATATTGCAAAAATTGTTATGATAAATTGCAAAAAGAAAGAGAAAATTATAATCAATTATTAGAAACAATAATGAATTATTTTGAAATACAAGTAATAGATGGTTTAATGTATAAACAAATTAAAGAATACAAAGAACAATTCAATTATAACTATACTGGTATGACATATACATTGTGGTATTGTAAGGAAATTTTAAACAAAAAATTTGATAGAAAATATGGAATTGCTCTTGTTAAATATGAATACAACAATGCAAAAGATTATTTTATAAAACAACAACAAATTCAAAATAGTGTTATGAAAATAAAAGAACCTGTCACTAGAAAAGTAAAAATAAACTTAGAAAAAGTATTCAAAAAAAATAGTCGCAATTATTTAATAGATTTAGAAAACCTAATAGGAGGTGCAGATAATAATGGAATTTAAAGGACTGGTAGATAAACGAAATATATTTCTTTTATTAGGTTGTTATTGTAACAATCCTAGATTAGCTTTAGATGAAAAATACGAAACTAACGCAAATGATTATAGTGAAATGTTTCATAAGATGGTATGGGGTGCGATATATAATATTGCTAAAAAAGGAAATGTAGGAAAGATAACCTCAATAGAAATCGAAAATGAGATATCTCAATTTGAAAGTACAATTGCTTTATGGAATACGAATAGTGGAGCTAGTTATATTGAAAGGGCAATAGAAGAAACTGAAGATAAATTATTCAATATTGGAATGTATTATGACAATGTTAGAAAATTCTCTATAATTAGACAAGCTTCAGAAACAATGAAAATGGATATAAGTTTTCTATATGATGAAAATGATGAAAACAAAATAAAGATATTTAATGATATGGATAGTAATAAGGTTTTAGGAATTATAATAGATAGATTTAATAATTTTAGAGATATGTGGAAAAGCAACTTTGGAGATAATTTTAAATTCCATGCTGGAGATGGAATTGATGAAACATTAGATAATTGCAAAAATAAAGACACTTCATTTGGATATCCTTTTCAAAGTCAATATATGACAACAATATTTAGAGGAATGAAGCCAAAAAAGTTCATTATTAGAAGTTCTAAATCTGGTGGTGGAAAAACAAGAAACTCTTTAGCAGAAGCTTGTAATATATCTTCAGATAAAATATATGATTGGAGTAAGCATGAGTGGATTTCAACAGGAGATAAACAAGCAGTATTATTTATATCAACAGAGTTAATGCCAGATGAATTACAAACTTGTTTATTGGCACATGTAAGTGGAGTTGAAGAAGATAGAATTGTAGAATGGAAAGAGATAACAGAAGAAGAAGAACAAGTAATTGAAACAGCCAAAGAGATTGTAAAGGCAAGTTTGTTATTTGGAGAATATTTACCTGATTTTACAATAGATTTGATTGAAGAAAAAGTGGAAGAATATGTAATAAATAAAAATATTACTCATTGCTTTTTTGACTACATAAATGATTCACCTAATATGTATTCATATTACATAGAAAAAACTGGAGTTAGACTAAGAACTGACCAAATACTATTTTTATTTAGTACATCTTTGAAAAGAGTATGTAATAAGTATGGTATATATTTAGGAAGTTCAACTCAATTGTCTGGAAATTGGAAAGAAGAAAAAGATGCTAATGCTATAAAAGGTTCTAAGGCGATAATCGAAAAAGCCGATGCAGGAATAATATCTTTACCAGTAACCAGTTCAGATTTAAAGAAACTTAAACCGATATTGGAGAATGGTTTTTTTGAAGAACCTAATATGGCTTATTACATATTTAAAAATAGAGGAAACAAATGGAACAATGTCATAGTATGGACAAAAATGAATATGGGAACTGTAAGAGAAAGAGATTGTTTTGTAACAAATAGTGATTATGAAATAATCAATGATATAGAAAAAACAGTTTTGGAATTCCAATTAGAAGATATTGGTACTGTATCAGGGTTATTAACAGAAGATACTGACAATGCTAATGAGTTTATTAGTGAGTTTAACAAAATAGATATAAGAGAGTAGGTGCGTATAATGATTATTGACGCACAAGAATTAAAACAAAAAATTAGTGAAAGTGATGTAATCACTATTTTAAAACTTTTAGGAGCAAAAACTTTTATAGATACTAAAGAAGCAATAATAACTCAAACTGTATGTCATAAAGGTCATAGTGATAAATTATATTATTATAAAAATAGCAATATGTTTCACTGTTATACTGATTGTGGAGATAATTTTGACATTATAGAACTTGTAAAAAGAAATAAGAATTATATAAATATTAATTTTGCTATACAATGGATTACTACACAATTAGGTATAGATACTTATACATATGGATTTAAAGAACAAAATAAAATAGAAATAATAAAAGACTGGGACTTCATAAGTGGCTACATAAACAGAAAGCAAAGAAAAGCAAATGTAAAACAAGAATTACCAGAACTAAATATAAACATACTAAACATATTTCAAAAAATGTATTGGGAAGAATGGCTAAAAGATGGTATTTCTATTGAGTCAATGAAAAAATATAATATTCTATACAATACTTTATATCAAAAAGTAATAATACCACATTTTGATATGAATAATAGATTAATTGGTATAAGAGGTAGAGCAACAGATGAAGATGAAGTAGATATATTTGGAAAGTATACTCCTTTTATGTGGCAAGGACAAATGTTTAATCATCCTTTGTCTCAGAATTTATATGGATTAAATCAAAATAAGAATACTATTCAATTGAAGAAGAAAATTATGTTAGTGGAGAGTGAAAAAGGAGTTCTCCAAACAGATACAATGTTTGGAGAAGATAATTTTACAGTAGCAATATGTGGAAATAATTTAAGCGATTTTCAAAGAGATTTAATATTGTCTTTAGGTGTTGAAGAAGTAATAATAGGATTAGATAGGCAATACAAAGAGATAGATGATGTAGAATACAATAAATGGTCAAAGCATATTAGGGAAAGATTAGTTGCAAAATTAGCACCATTTGTAAGAGTTTATGTTTTATGGGATACAGAAGGTCTTCTAAAATATAAAGATTCACCAACTGATGTCTCAAAAGAAGTTTTACTAAAATTAATGAAAAATAAAATATATGTAGAAACATATAATGAAAGTGAAGTGATATTATGAGTTTTAAATATAATTTAATAGGTAATAATTTAGGATTTGGAGATATATTAGAAACCATTTTGAAAAATAGAGGTATAAATAATATAAGTGAATTTCTCAATCCTACAGAAAAAAACATAGAAGACATTAATCATTATGATAATGTAGAAGAGTGGATTTCAATTTTCTTGAAACACATTAATAAAAATAATAATATTGGTATAATTGTTGATTCAGATTTTGATGGATTTTCTTCAGCTTCTTTAATTTATCAATATATAAAATTACTTAATCCTTCAATTGATATTAAATATTTTGTACACAAAGGAAAAGCACATGGCTTAAAAGACTTAATGAATGAAATTGCAGAAGTGCAAAATAATATACAATTACTTATAATACCTGATGCGAGTAGTGGAGACTTTGAACAACACTCATTTGCTAAGTCTTGGGGAATAGATATACTTATAGCTGACCATCACGAGGTTAAAGGTGATGTATATAGTGTAGATGCTATTGTGGTCAATAACCAATTATCAAAAAGAGTAACCAACAAATCATTAACTGGTGTAGGTGTAATTTATAAGTTATGTAAGGAAATTGATAAAAGGTTAAATATAAATTATGCAGATAATTTTTTAGATTTAGTAACAGTTGGAATGATAGCTGATGTTTGTGATTTAACAAATTTAGAAAGTCGATATTTAGTTAATAAAGGAATAGAACAAATTAAAAATAATAAGAATCACAATGAATTAATATCAAAACTAATTGAAAAACAAGCATATAGTATGGGTAATAAAATAACAATTATGGGAATAGCATTTTATATTTGTCCTTTAATAAACTCAATGACTAGAATGGGAACAATAGAAGAAAATAGGATTTTATTTGAAGCCATGTGTAACAAAGAACAAACTATGATTGATAAAGTTAGGGGAAAAGGTGAAGTTGAAATGACTTTACAAGAGTATGCTATAAGAAAATGTGAAGCTACAAAAAGACTTCAAAAGAAAAGTACAGATAAGGGCTTAGAATTAATGAGTGAACAAATAGAACAATTTAAAATAAATGAAATGGCTATTATGATATGCAATGGTGATAAATTAGAAAAATCTTTAACTGGATTAGTAGCAAATAAGGTGGCGTCTCAATTTCAAAGACCATGTATAATATTAAAAACTACAAATGACACTTTAAGTGGTAGTGGTCGAGGATTTGAAAGAAATCAAATTCAAGATTTGAAACAATGGTGCAATGAAACTGGATTGTTTATACTTGCAGAAGGACATGCTAATGCAATGGGATTGTCTATACATAAAAATAAGATAAATGAATTATATAATATAACAAGACAAATTCCTTGTAGTACAGAATTAATTTATTGTGTTGATGGTATATATAATTCAAAATCATTAAATAAAGCAATTGTAATTTCTGTAGCAAGTATGGGAAAGATATGGGGAACAACAGTAAAAGAACCATTGTTTGCAATAGAAAAATTACAAATAGATAGTAGTAAAATTAATTTAATTGGTAGTAAAAAGAATACAATATCATTTCAATACAATGACATTGATTTTATTAAATTTAATTCAAGTGAAGAAGAATATCAAAAAATAATTATTGGACAAAAGGATGTTGAATTTACTATTATAGGTAGATTTAGTGTTAATGAATACAATGGAAATACAAAACCCCAAATATTAATTGAAGATATGTTGTATAAAGATGTTGATAAAATTTTCCGTTTCTGATACAATATAAATAAATTAATAGAATTATAGGAGGTAAAATAAATGAGTCATTTTTTAGCACATAATCATGATGAGCATTCTAATGATAGGTTAAAAGACTGTAATATAAAATTAAGCAAACTTATTGACTATGCAGTAGAATTAGGATTAAAAGGAATAGCTATCACCGACCACGAATGTTTGAGTGGTCATATAGAAGCCATTCAAAAAGTAAAACAAATTAAAGAAAAAGGAATTGATTTTACTTTAGGCTTAGGAAATGAAATATATCTAGTTGATTCATTAGAAGAAGTTAGAGACAATTATAAATCAGGAGTTACAAAATTTCCCCATTTTATACTTATTGCTAAAACAAAAAGAGGACATGAAGCCTTACGAAAATTATCAACTATGGCTTGGAGTAATTCTTTTAAAACTGGGAAAATGGAAAGAGTTGTAACAGAAACAGCTTATTTAAGCCAAATTGTACAAGAATACAAGGGAGAATTAATTGCAAGTAGTGCTTGTTTGGGAAGTTATTTGGGAATAAAATTTAAGCAATATCAACAAGAACCATCTCAAATAATAATTAATAGTATAAATAAATTTACAAATGCTTGTAAATTCTTATTTGGAGAAGATTTTTATTTAGAAATTCAGCCATCTTTTATGGAAGACCAAATTGAATATAATAAATTCATAATCAAATTAGCTGAGATTCATAACATTAAAGTTATATATACTACAGATACACATTATTTAACTAAAGAACATCGACTTTTGCATAAATCTTTTCTCCAATCACAAGAGGGTGATAGAGAGGTAGATGATTTTTATTCATCTACCTACATGATGACAAAAGAGGAAGTGTGGGAATATTTACAAGGATATATTGATAGAGACTATTTTGAACAAATGGCAAACAATACTTTGGAGTTGGCTAGTAAAATAGAGTTTTATGATTTATCTCAGGATACAATAGTTCCTCAAATTTGTGTTCCACCTTTTAATACAGAAAATGTAATGAAACAATATTGTGATACTTATGAATACATAAATAAATATTATCATAGTAATTTTTTAATTGATAAATATTTAATATTTATGTTAGTAGAAGGAATGAAAGAAAGAAATCAAAGTTTCAATGAGAAAAATTTGAGTAGAATCAATACAGAGTTAAAAGAACTATGGTTAATTAGTGATAAATTACATAGTAGACTATCTTCATATTATTTGTTAGTTCAAGAAGTAGTAAATTTGATGTGGACAGTTTCTTTGGTAGGAATAGCAAGAGGAAGTGCAACTGGTTTTTATCTATGTTATTTACTTGGAATTACTCAAATGAATCCTATGGACTTTAATCTATGCCATTGGAGGCATATATCAGCAGAACGTCCTGAGTTACCAGATATTGATGTTGATAGTGAAGCTGATAAGAGACCTTTAATATTTAAATTATTAAAAGAAAAATATGGATACGATAGAGTTCTTAATATTATTACCTTTAAAACATTAAAACCAAAAGCTTCAATTCAAACAGCAGGTAGGGGATTACAATATAATAATGATGAAATTCAAGCTATCTCAGATATGATACCAGTTGAAAGAGGACAACAATGGTCATTATCTGATTGTTTATATGGTAATGAAGAACTTGAAAGAAAACCAATTAAAGAATTTATAAATTTAATTAATCAATATGATGGATTATTGGAATCTGCTTTGGATATGGAGGGATTGATAGTTGGAAGGTCTATTCATGCTAGTGGATTATATATCTTTAATGACCATTATATAAAGCAAAATTCTTTAATGAAATCTCCAAGTGGTGAAGATATCACTTGTTGGAGTATGTCTGATAGTGATTATTGTGGAGCTTTAAAAATAGATTGTTTAACAATAGAAGCATTAGATAAAATAAGAACTTGTATGCAACTATTAATTGACGATGGATTGTTAGAACAACAAGCAACCTTGAGAGAAACATATAATAAATATCTTCATCCAGATACCCTTATTTATGAAAATGAAGATATGTATAAGTTACTATATAATGGTGATATTATAAATGCATTTCAATATGAAGGTTCGGTTGGTGAACAAGCTTTAAGAAAAATTCAACCTCACAAATTTGATGAAATTATAGCAGGAAATTCAATAATGAGATTAGCAAACAAAGGTGGAGAACAACCTTTAGACAAATATGTCAGATTTAAAAATGATATTTCTCAATGGTATAAAGAAATGAATGCTTATAGCTTAAATGCAGATGAAATATCTGTCATGGAAAAACATCTAAAACCTTTATATGGTGTAGCAGATACTCAAGAAGTGGTAATGTTATTATCAATGGATGAACATATTTCTAATTTTTCTTTAAAAGAAGCCAACAAATTAAGAAAAGGTATAGCAAAAAAGAAGAAAAAAATATTAGAAGAATGTAAGGAAATGTTTTATCAAAAGGGTTTAGAGAGTAATACTAGAAAAGAATTACTAGATTATGTTTGGGAGATGCAAATTACTCCACAACTTGGATATTCTTTTTCTGTAAATCATACTACTCCTTATAGTGGTATATTAATTCAAGAAATGAATTTAGCTTACAAGTATGGAGATATGTATTGGAAATGTGGTTGTTTGTCTGTAAATGCAGGAGCAATAGGAGAAGGAAAATCAACTGACTATGGTAAAATAGCAAAAGCCGTATCAGAAATGAATAGTTTGGTAGATGCTCCTAATATACTATATTCTGAAGAAGGCTTTACAATTCATAATGATAAAATATTATTTGGCTTGAGAGCAATATCAGAAGTTGGTAGTAGTGATATAGAAGTAATTAAAAACACTAGACCATATAATTCATATGAAGATTTTATAGATAAGTGTGGAGATAAGCTAAGTAAAGCAACAATTGTTAATTTAATTAAATGTGGTGCATTAGATGAATTCAGTAATAGACAAGAATTGATGGACAAATATTTAAACTCTGTAGCTGAATTTAAAACATCTTTTACATTAGCAAACATACCAACGTTAATGGAATTAGGATTAATAGATGAACAAAAATATAACATAGAGTTATCTTATTATAATTTATATAAAAACATATGTACTAAACCTAATTTAATTGCCAAAACAACTGAATTAAAAGGAGAATGGTATAAAATAGACAACTCTATAGTAGATACTTTCTTAGATATGTGTGATAGTTTGAAAGAAAGTGTTGATTATCAATATTATGATAATACTTCTTGTTATATAGTTAAGAAAACAAAAATTAAAAGTATAATGGATAGTAAAATTGAAAATATGGTAAAAGAAATATTAAATTCTGAAACAACTGCAACAAATTATAATAATTTAAAATTAAAAGAATTGTATGATAAGTATGCAGAAGGGAATATATATAAATGGGAAATGGATAGTATGAATTATTACAAAACAGGACATGAATTGGATTGTGTTAATAAAGAAAGATACACAATACAGAATTTCTTTGACTTACCTTATGACCCTATAGTAAATGATTCTTGGACTAATAAAAATGGTAAGGAATTTAAAAGGTATAAATTAAATTTAATAATGGGAACAGTTTTAGATAGAGATAAAACAAAACATACAGTTTCATTGCTAACTACAGATGGAGTGGTTACTTGTAAATTATATGATGGTGCTTTCAACTTTTACAATAAAACAATTTCTCAAATATTACCTAATGGCAAAAAGAAAAGAATAGAAGAAAGTTGGTTTAAAAGAGGAACAAAGATATTAGTATATGGATTTAGAATGGGAGACCAGTTCAAACCAAGAAAATATAAAAACTCAATATTTCAACATTCAATAATGAAAATAAATATGGTAAATGAAGATGGAACTATTGTAGTTCAACAAGAAAGAACCGAAGTGTAAAATAAATTAATAAAATAAAGAGGTGTTTAAAAATATGGAAGATGAAAAAATCGTAAAGTGTATAGTGGAATTAGAAAGAATATTTTTCCCTAAAAGAAGAAGTAGTATCAAGAATGGAGAATATGGAATATTTTTAGCCAACATTATTGAACCATTAGACAATTGTGAGAATATATTTAAAACAATAAAATTGAAAGGAACTGGATGTGAAATAAATTATGGAGAAAAGTATAAAGTTACATGTAAATTAGCAGATGTAAATGAACAATATGGAGATACATACGAAATTGTATATGATAATAGACTTGTAGACTTAAAAGATAAAGTTAAACAACACAACTTTTTAATGTCAATATTAAATGAAACTACAGTAAACAGATTGTTTGAAACATATGAGGATGTTGTAAGTTTATTGGAAAACGAAGATGTGAAATCATTAGTAAAAGTTAAAGGTATTGGTGTTCCTACGGCTATGCGAATAATAGATAAATATAAAGATTGTAAAGATTATAGTTCAATATATACTGAATTAGGTCATTTAGGATTATCCAATAATTTAATTAAAAGGTTAGTAGATTTTTACAAATCTCCAGATGTGGCTATTGATACAATTAAAACAAATCCTTATGATTTAGTTAGAGTTGATGGAATAGGATTCAAGAAAGCTGATGAAATAGCAGAAAAAGTTGGTATAAGTGGTTCAAATCCAAATAGAGTAAAAGGATGTTTAATTTATATTCTTTCTCAAGGAGGAGAAAATGGAAGGAGTTATTTGCATTATGCTGACTTATTAAAGCAATTAAATGATTCTATTGGATATGTAGAGCAAGATATAATAAATAAAGTTGCACAAAGCTTAATAGCTAAAAAAGAAGTATATGTGAGTGACAATGGAGAATATATTGGATTACATAAATACAGAAAACTTGAAGAAGATATTGCATTGGAATTAATTAGAATATTAAATGCTGATTCTAAAATTGAAATTGCTGATATAGAAAATATAATTAAAGAAACGGAGAAAGCACAAGAATATGATTTCACAGAGGAACAAAGAGAAGCAATAATAACTTTTGCCAAAGAAAATTTATTAGCCCTAACTGGTGGAGCAGGAACAGGTAAGTCAACTACTATAAAAGGCATGGTAGATTTAGTTAGTGATTACTCATGTATTGGTTGTAGTTTATCTGGTAAAGCTTCAGTAAGGATAAAAGAAGCTACTGGAATGGAAGCAATGACAATTCATAGATTATTGGGATATCAACATGGACAATTTATGTTCAATTCTGAAACACCATTACCTTATGACGTATATATAATGGATGAAGCAACAATGACTTCAGGAGAATTATTTTTAAGCTTTTTGAAAGCTATTCCTAATGGTTCTAAATTAGTATTGGCTGGGGATGTACAACAATTAACACCTATAGGAAGTTGTCAAGTATTTGCAGATGTATTAAACTGTGGTGTAGTTCCTACCGTTAGATTAACTAAACCTCATAGACAAGCTTTAAAATCAGGTATTATTCCATTATCAATGAGTATAATAAATCAACAACCAGTTTGTGATTCAACTTTTCAAGGTAAACAAATTCTAGGAGAATTACAAGACATGGAATTAGATGTCTTTAAAGATGATTTATTACCTTCAAGTAGAGTCGTTAATCACTTCTTAACACAATATAATATAGAACCTAATTTGATGGAAATTCAAATTGCAGTTCCTATGAAAAATAGAGGTGATATGTGTACATACAATTTAAATTTATTAATACAAAGTAAAATAAACCCTATAAATGAAAATAGAAAGAATATAATAGTATCATTAGATAAAGAAAGATTTTATACAATTCAAACTGGGGACAAAGTTATAAATACTAAAAACAATTATAATGCTAAAACATTAGAAGGTGATGATGTGGCAGTATTTAATGGAAATATGGGAATAGTAAAAGACATTAAAGATGGATTTATCACAATAGATTTTGATGGAATTGGAGAAGTTGTACTAGATGGAGCAAGTTCTAAATCATTAGAATTAGGATATGCTTGTACAATACACAAGTTACAAGGTTCACAATTCCATAGGTTGATATTTGCTATAAACTCATCAGATTTTGTATTATTAAATGCTGAATTAGGATATACAGGAATAACTAGAGCATCTAAATATTGTGTATTTGTATTTAAAAATCAAGCTATGAAAACAATGGTTAATAAACGTGAAGTTAAGAATAAACAAACTTATTTGAGTATGATACTACAAGAAAAATTATTAAAAGCAAGTTAAACAAATTAATAGAAATATATGTTGACTTTGAAACAAAATAAGAGTATATTATAGATACAGGATTAATTAGTAAATCTTGTATCTGTTTTTTATTTACATAGAAACTAAGTTCCATTAAAAACGATAATTTATTTGAATTGTAAACAAATTAATTGATAATAGTATTGAACTAATTAGAAAAGTATGGTAAGATATGATTATGAAAGGAAGTGAAATGTAATGACAAAAGTAATAGCAACAAAAACTAATAATACTATGAAATATACAAAGGATAAAGAATATGATGCTAGAATAAGTCAACAATGTAATTCTATATTATTTATAGAAAATGATTTAGGAGATAATGTAATAGTTAATAGATATGATTTTACAACAAAAGTTTGGAAGAAAGGAGAGTATAAATGAAAGATAACAAAATAATAGGATTTAATTTAAGTTTGAATTTTGTATTTAAGAACGAAAATAAACAATATAAAGAAGTTATTAATAAAGTAGAAGATATGTTAGATGAATTGTTCCCAAACGGAGAAGATACTGATGTAATGTTATTAGGTGGAAAAGCTGAATATATTAGAGAAAAGAATGACTTAGGAATCGAAAAATTATAAATGTATTCCAGTAAATCTTGAATTTTAAAAGCTTACAATAAATTAATATAAGATGGAAAGGATTGAAGTATAAATGATTAGAAAAGGATTAGTATTTATACTAACAGATGAAGTTGAAGAAACATATAATTACATAATATCTAAAACCCCTAAAGATACAATAACTCAAGCAAGAAATATGCTTGGTCAAAAAGTAATATTATTAAATGACTATAGAATTACAATACTTGATAATATAACGCTTATAGCAAGAGGACATAAACCAGAATTATCTTATATAATTGGAAATATAGAAACACCTAAGTTTGGAGATGTAGATTTTCTAAAATATATATCAAATATATCTACAAGAAAAGAGAAAATAAGAAAAATTGATTCTTTAGAA